ACTTCTTTACTCATATTAACATCTTCCCTCTCTTTTAAAAAATTACTTGTAAGGAATGTTTGTCCAAACCTTACAAGTATTATATTACCAAATTATTTTATATTGGTCAACTATGTATTTAATTTATTTTATATTATTTGATAACTTATCTATTAATCCTACTAAATAACCTCCAATAAAGTTACCCATAACTATAACACTTATTTTAATAATAGTATATTTATTCCATATATGACTACATGAAATATAAAATATATCAGCAATACTATGCTCAAAACCACAAAACACAAAAATAACTACTGGAATCAAAATTGAGATTGTTTTATCTATTAAATATTTTTGTTTTGAAGATAATAAAACTCCATATCCTACTAATATTCCACAGAAAATTGCTAGTATAAATAAACTAATATTTGTGTCTGCAACTTTTAATTGAACTAATTTATATGCTTTAGTTTGTAAATTTGTATTTAATCTTGTTGATTCAAATACATAAGCTGCTAAGTATGCTCCTATAAAATTTCCTATCAATGATTGTAAAATTAGCAAAATATGTTCTTTTTTATTTTGAGCAACTGATAACAATGGATTCAATCTTGTATATAATAGGTTACTAAAATTCATAACTAAGAATAATCCTATTACAAATAATACGCTTCCTATAATTTTGTTATCAGTTAAAAGATAGGATATACATCCTATAGAAATATATATCCCAACCATTACTGAATTTAATAAATTTAATAATATTTTCTTAAATTTATTCATAAACACCTCTTAATAATTATACTCCCATAATACTATTTTATTTTGTTTTAAACTTTTTTGTACATCTATTACTCTTTGATTTGAAGAGCCTTTAAACTTTAATTTTAAACTTCTTTTATTTATATGAAATTTACCATCTATTAATACATCTATATATTTCAGCAACTGTTTTTTTAATTTGTTTTTCATAATATCATCATAAGAATATCCAGTCCATAGCCAAATAGGCTTTCTAGATTCTTTTTTTAATCTTTCTAATAAGTGTAACATTATTCCCATATCTTGCTGCATAGGCTCTCCACCTAAAATATTGATTCCTTTAACATTTGGATTATTTGCATATCTCAAGAATTGATCTTCTTCTTCTTGTGTCCATTTGTGCCCATAATTAAAATCTTGTGCTACTTTATTAAAACACCCCTCACATTTGTGAGTACAACCACTTACAAACAATGTTGTGCATACATAAGGGGCATTAGCAATATCATACTCTAACATTTCACTATAATTCATTAAAAAACACTTCCCTTAGATATTTCGTAATATTATAAATGTGTTACTCTTTCTTTTATTTCTTGAGTCCTTCCTATACTCCAATAGTTTGTGCCTATATAACCACAAGTTCTTCTCATTACTTGCATTTCTGATTCATCTCTATTACCACAATTAGGACAATACCACTTAAAATTTTCATCATTTAACATTTCACCACTATATCCACATTTATAACATATATCAGGTTTAGTATTAATCTCAGCATATTGAATATTATGATATATAAAATTAATTACTTGTTCCACTGCTTCTAAGTTTTTACTCATATCTGGAACTTCTATGTAAGATATACACCCACCCAAGCTAATATTATGAAATTGTGATTCAAATTTTAATTTACTAAAAGCATCAATTTTTTCGCATACATTAACGTGGTAAGAATTTGTATAATATAATTTATCTGTAACATTAGGTATTTCTCCAAATTTTTGTTTATCTATTCTACAGAATCTATAAACAGTGTTCTCTGCAGGCGAACCATATAAACTAAATCCTAAGCCAGTTTCTTCTTTCCATTTTTTACAACAATTATTCATATGATTCATAACTTCTAATGCAAACTTTTCTCCCTCTTTAGTTGTATGACTAATCCCTAGCATAGCTTGAACCATTTCATATATGCCAACATATCCTAGTGATAATGTTGAATAACCACTCTTTAAATATTTATCTATTTTTTCACCCTTATGTAATCTTGCTATTGCACCATGTTGCCAATGAATAGGAGAAATATCTGATAATGTTCCTAATAACTGTTTATGTCTAAATAATAATGCTTCCTTACATAATTCTAATCTTTGATTTAAAATATTCCAAAATAAATCCATATTTTTATTTGCTATAATACCTATTTGCGGAAGATTTAAACTAACAACTCCTTGATTAAATCTTCCATAAAATTTATAATTGCCATTCTCATCTTTATAAGGTGAAAGGTGAGACCTGCACAAGCGAGATGTATATTACTATACTGGTTACTCACTTCGACTATATCTTTACAAATATAAATATTAACAATTATACTTGCACCTTGCACTTCCATCAATGGAATTTCACCCTTGATGTACTCTACTCAGTTACTCTCCTGTATTATTACAAGATACCCTTTCGATAGTCTGTTGACCTTTTATATAATCTTCATAATATTTGAAATAATAACCATTGTATGGAGACTTAGTTTTCCTTTTACATCTAGAACAAACCATACTATCAGTTGTAACATTGTGAAATTTTTGCAGTTCTCTAATTGAATTAAATATATTAATATTTTTTGGATTATCTATAGAGATAGATACACATTTTTTAGAGGTAGGGCTTAGTATACCTCGTTTCCCAAACATACCATTTCTCTCACCACAAAATCCCCCATGAATCCTCATTGGGTTTTTATCGCCTAGCTTGCTTTTACTTAATTTTTTCGATATTTCTTTTCTATTAGGGTGTTTAGACAGTGTATCTCCTCCACATTTTCCTTTGCTTGTTTTAGTATTATAACCTTTATTTATTGTATCTAATTTATTAATCCAAAGCATTTCTTTTTCATCTAATTCAGATTGAGTTGTCGCACTATCTATTTGCTCTATATGAAAATTTTCAGCTCCATATTTTCTTACTGCTCGATAAAATTTTGTATCATGTTCATATTTTTGATATCCCATGTGTCTTTTAAATCTTTGTTTTAAGGTTTCACTAGTTTGTCCTATATATAGTTTATTATTTTTTTTACATACTATTTTATATATTATCAAAGTTATTACACCTTATTTTTTTAGCTCGTTATAAGATTATATAACTTGGCACAGGATTGACCTCAACTTTACTTGGTAGGCTTCCCCTGTTAGCCTATTCATTAACAAATTATTTCTCATTTGATACTTTAACGTTGAATAGACACCCTAGATTTCTAGGTTCACAAGGTTTTACATGGGCAACTTATTTACCCATCGGTGGGAAAGTATTCCCTTCATAATTTTCTCTCATCATTTTAGCTGATTGATAGTCCGGAACTAATCTTTTTGCTGTACATTTAGCAGCTAATTTAGTTATGTAATCATACTTGCCACCTTCTAAACAATTATGTTCATCTAATAAATAAACTAGCTTAGGGAAAGCCTCTCCAATTTCCTGCCCTTTATAATTTTTCATACCTTTTAATCTTTGCTTTATCATTTCTTCACAAATCAACGCTTGTTCTTCTTCATATTCACTTCCAGCTTCTATTTGTAAATGTATAGTAGCAAACGGTGCTTGCTTGCACCACTTTATATTTCTATAAAGAATAGACTATCTCTTTACCCTCAACATAGTTGATAGGGTAGTCGGCACTTCGGAATAAGGAGTTCCACCTTAAACCTACACTATTCATAACCATATTCAATAAGAACTTAGGTCGTTTTAGTTAGTCGTTACACCTTCAAAGAAGTTTTCTTCTAAGTTTGGCTCGGTATTGGCATGTTAAATTTAAATATAAATCCATTTATATCCTGCAAAAGTTTTATGAGCACCCTTGCAGGCTTTTGATAAATTATCACTTTTTTTACCTGTGTAGTAAATTTCGGCTTCAATAGCACTATTAAAAATCTCATTTGTATCTAAATTTTTAACTTTTTTAAATGTAGAATTTTGTTTATCTTTTTTCATTAAACATATACTTTTTACATACCATTTAAAACTTTCCTCCATCATTTATATTTAAATTTAATTTAGCTTTCACCGATAGCATTACTACAGTATAGTAATACACCCTAGATTTCTAGGTTCACCGACTGATACTCTAACATATTACTATATTAGACAGCCATTTTGACCATTAGTTGTTTGCAATGTAGATAACTGATATCTTATAGTTTGTACACCGTCTTTTAAAGCTTTTTTTCTTCTATGCTTTGCTTCCTTTAAAGCCAATTCCTTATCATTGTATTCTTTCATAAAATATTTATATTCTTTATCATAACTCTTTCTTAAATAAGGTGCTAAATGTTTAATTGTTATACTTTGTCCACCATATTGATTACTAGCAACTTGAGCCATTATTTGAGTAACTACAGTACATGCTGTTTCAAAAGATTTAGGAGATTCAACTAGTTTATCATTTATTACAGTTCCATTGTCTAACATATCTTGTAAATTTATTAAACAACAATTAAAAATTTTTTGAATAGCATAATCTAAATCATGATAATGTATTATTCCATTATCATGTGCTTGTACTATGTATGTTGGTATCTTTTTTCTTCTTGCTATGTCTTTTGATACTTCTCCAGCAATTAGATCTCTTTGAGTTGAAGCCACATAAGCATTTTTATTAGAATTTTCTCTCATTATATCTTCATTAGTTGTATCAATTAGAGATAATATACTTTCATCAGTAGTGTTTGTTCCTCTTTTAAATTCTTGAACAGCTCTATATCCTTCATAAGCTTTTGCAGTTTGATTTTGCTTGTATTGAATTAATTTATTATAAACATAGGTTTCAATTTGAAATATAGTAGGGATAGAATCCAGTGTTTTAAAATATTCTTCGGCATCACTACTTATAGTTTTTGCTATTTTAGGTAAATATACTCCACTTCCATTCTTCATAGCCTTTACAATTGCTATCTCTATTTTATTCTTGTCAAAATTTGTTTTTGTACCATCTCTTTTTATAATTTTAATCATGCAATTCCTTCTTTCTTGTTAATTAATTAATGTCTATTAATCTCTCAATCTATTTTTAAATATTCACTCACCTCCTTCATAAGCTCATCACATTTTTCTTTGTCAAATTATTTTTAAATAAAATCAACCTTTTATTTAATCTATTTAAAATGAATACCAACTATCTCAAAAATACCTCTTATTTGATATTCCCAAGCTATTAAATTATCCCCTTGTATTTTAGGAAATATTCTTTTGAATTGTCTTATATATTCTTCAGGAGTTATATCACATCCCTTTTTAATTTTAGAAGTAATATCCACTTCTATTTTATATAATATTTGATCATCTAACATAAACAATCACCCTTTCCATATTTGTTTTCTCATAGTCTTATTAGCATTTTAAAACCCCCTTAAATCTTTATTTAATAATATACCCTTTTACTCTCATTCTTCCCATGTTATTTACTCTTCTCAAATATTCATAATCAGATTCATCTTCATTCTTAGATATAAAAACATCTAGTCTATATTTATCGTCAAAATCACTGCCTCCTCTATCTAAAACTTCTACTACTCCATATCCCTGTAATTTAATTTTTGTACCTTGAGGCAAGACATTATTAGCTACCATACCATCTCTTAATTTATTTCCATTACACGTAACCGCTCCATACTTACTATTTTCACAATTTAATGATGTATAAAATGTAATTTCAAACATTTCTTCACTTCCTAATACATCACCTCCTCTCGATAACTTAGCTTTTTTTAACTGTATATTTTTATCTTTTAGACTTCTTACATCATTTTCTAAATTTTTTATTTTCTTATTTTTTTCATTATTTATACTTTCTATATTTTTAATTTGCACATCTTTTTTATCAATTTCTTTATCTAATATTTTATTTCTAGTTTGTTCTTTTTCAAATTTCTTTTGTTGGGTATGTATTTGTTGTTCATTCTTATTTTTAATATGTAATAAATGCATATTACTTATAGCTAAAATACAAATTATAGCTAGTAATCTTTTCGATTTCAAATAACCATCCTTTCTACTATTTAATCGTCGTTCCATCCGCAATATGGGCATTTTCTAATACTTATTAACTGTCCACATTCCGTTCCAAAATGCTCTAAATTCTCATTATCTCTTTTTGTTATTACAATTAATTCTTCATTGCATTTTGGACACCTATCATTATTAAAATTATAATCTTCTATTTCTGATTCCATTCTTTGTAATGTTTGTTTTAATCTTTTTACTTTATTTTGTTTTATCATATTTAAAGAATCTGATACAAATTCATGTAATAAATTTAACCCATCGTCTTGTAAATATATTTCTGGATTACGAAAAATATCTTTAAATTCATTAAAATAAATTTCTCCTTTATCCATTTTAACCACCTCCCATTTAATATTATCAAATTATTTTATATAAGTCAAGCATCTGAATTTATTTTAACTTTTCATAAAAACTATATATAACCCTAGGTTTCTTATATTTTTATATAATTCAATATTTAATTTTTAATACAAATTTATTAAAATTGTTTACTTTTTTCATATTTACATAATATTTATAATGTAAATTAATTTTCTTCTTTCTATTGTTTCAAATGTTTTATTTACTGTTTTCTCCTAATTCTTCTAACTCCATATACTTTCTTATAAATTGTTTTATATTATAATTATTTACTCCAAAATTTCCATTTAGATTTTCTTTTATTCTTTTCCTTATTGTTAAAATAATTATTTTGAAAAGTTTCTAATTCTGATTTTAGTATATCATTATATTCTTGCAATAAATTTATCTTCTTGTCCATAAAATCTATTGTTTTATCTTTGTTATCTATAAAGTTAGATATATTATTCATATAATCTATTTGCCCCTCAAAATATCCGAATTTATATGTATTATCATATTCATTCTCATAAACAACTAGCTCTGATCTAGGGATCATATCTCCTTCCTTATAAGATTTATTACCTCTAAGTTGTACAAAGTAATCCAATTCGTATAAATCATCTTTAGACGTTATAGTTTGATATATTTGATCCTCTATGATTATTAATACTTGTCTTATATTACAATCTGTTTGACATGTATAATAATCATATTCTAAATCATCATTACATCCTTTGTGATTAAATAATTCCAATTCATTTTCCTGTTCTATATCATTTTCTATTTTATTCAATTGTTCTGTTAATTCATTAAACCACTCTCTATCTTTTGTTTCTAATGCTATATTAATCATGTCTTTCATAAATTCTTTATCTTTAATATCTGATATGGTAATCACCTCCAAGGCTTGGATAAGAAAATGAATTTATACTACTCTCCTATTAAAATAAATATGTTCATAATTATTAATCTATATATTTTTCAGATAATCTCTTATATAATATTTAAGAACATAATAAATAAATATAAATGCAACATCTCTATCAATAAATATAAAAGGAAAATCATATGATATTGATAAACTATGCAACATAGCAAGATAAGAATTAGGTTCAAGTTTGTTTTTATAAGTTTTATTAATTATATTTTTATATGTATCATCTTCTATCATTAATATCAATTTGCTATCTTTGGCTTTTTCAAACTCTCTTTTAAATCTATCTCTATTCGTACTTATATTATTGCCTAACTCATTTAGACTATTTTTTCTCTCAATCACTATTTTAGTGTTAAAATAAATATCTTCTTTAATATTATACTTATCATTTTTAGGTAGTTTTACAGAATAATCTCCAAAATCTAATTTATATTTTTCCCAGCTTATATCATACTTATCAAATGATTTTATAATATGTGAATTAGCTTTTTCTCTAGTATCTACTAAAATAACTATTGTATTTAGTAACTCTTTAATTTCTTTATCTTTCATTAATTCACCACCATACTATAATTATTTAATATAAATTCTTTTTCATCTAATACTACCCATTTACCATCAATTTTTCTTCTTTTTGGTTTTTCTTTAATATCATTTATACAAATCATATCATATTGGGATAATGGTTTTTCATTAAAATATTTTTTATCTACTTTAAGTGTTGCAGATGTTCCATCATTTAATTTATATAAAGTTATAAAAGGTGTCCCATACCTATTTTTTTCTATCTCTGAAACTATTACAGTGTTATCATTGTATGATTTGTCTATATAAGATATATAACCTACGTATTCTGACTCTGTTTCAAATATTTCTTTAATAGATATATCTTCATTAGGTATATTATCTATTAGCTTCTTCATTAAATTAAACATATCTATATCTTTAAATAATTTTTCCGTTTCTTTTTTTGAATATCTTCTAACTAAATCTATTGTTAATAAATTTGGTAAATTGTCCTTTCTAAATTGTTTCTTTTTATATACACTATTAAATATATTAAATATAGTTAATATCTTATTTGATTTACCAAATTCAGAAAAGAAATCTAATTTTATAAGTATTTCAAATTGTCTCATATCAATACTTGTTTTATCCAAAATATCTTTCATAGCTTCCAAGAATGAATCATATTTATTTTCTCTTAAACGATATAATTCCTCTCCTATTTTTTCATTACAATATTTTATACTTCCTATACCTTTATAAATAGTGTTAGTTTCTTTATTAGGCATATATTTTCCACTAGAATATCTAAACTTAGGTGGTCTAATTGATATGTTTAATTGTTTTGCTAATTCTGTCCCCATTACAATATCTTTTTCGTTGTCTCCATTATTTAAATATGCTGTTGTAAACTCTAAAGGATAATAATATCTCAATAACCCACAATTATATCCTATCATACTATATCCTGTAGAATGATTATATCCAAATTGATATTCAGCACTATCAGAAAGTATTTTTATAAATTGCTTTGCTTCTTTTTCTGCTATATCTTTTTCTTTATTGGCATATTTACAATATCCATCCAATATTTTGGGTAGCTCTTCTTCTAATATGTCTAGTTTTTTTCCACCTATTGCTCTTCTTACATTATCTGCATGGCTACCACTAAATCCACATATATTCATTAAAAACTTTAATGTATCTTCTTGGAATACTAAAAACCCATTGTTATCTTCTAATAATGCATCAATTTCTTTAGAAGGATTGTTGTTATATTCTCCTTGTATTAACCTGTCTCGATAACTTTTTCCTGAAGGTCTTAAAGAAGCGTTTACTAACGATAAATCATTAATTTTTAACTCTTCATTACTTTTAATTTTTCTTGAAATATATTTTTTTAATAAATCAAAGGCATAATTCGTTATTTCTTATGTTTCCATAAGAACTGACTATATCTTTATCTTATAACCTATATAAGATACCATGCACTTCCAAACAAGGAATTTCACCCTGAATGTACTCTACTTTGTTATCGATTAAGAATATGGTCTTAATTTACATTTCGATAGTCGATTGAGGTTTTGTTAATTTATGTACATTAATTTCTTTTTTATAAATCTAATTTTTCACTTTTTATGTGTTTTCTTTTATATAATTTACTCTTATATAAGCCATGTCTTTTATTCATCATTATCTCCTATATGTGAACACACAAACCAACAACTTCCCACAGGATTGCCATATCATATTTAACTTAGGTTTTCCTGTTAGCATAATCACTATTAGTCATTTCCTACTAATCCTAAACGTTGATTATACACCCTATATTTATAGGTTCACATGGTTTAACGAGAGCAATTTGTTTACCCTCAAACTGAAAAATTCCTACTGGCGATTCTATAATATTTCTCCACACCTCTTGATTTTCCCAATCTATCTCATGCGATTGTAGATAATTAGAGTTAATTAATTTATATGTATCTTTTATAATTCCTATATTTTTTAAACCTAATATATCATATTTAACATAATTTAAATCATGTAATTCATCCATATTTATTTGTGAAATTATCTTATTATCAGTATACATAACTCCTATATTATTTTTTAATGTAATAGGTGATGCCACTATACCTGCTGGATGCATACCTTTGCTAATAACAGTCCCTTTTAACCCATCAAAATAATAAAATAATTCATTATACTTATCTTTTAAATTTAAATAGTTATTATATTTTTCTATAAACAAATCTATTTCTTTTTCATCTTTTAAATTTAGCTTCTTTAACTCATCTAAAAATTTATTATGTTTAAGAAAATCTAAATTGCTTTTTTCTTTTCCTGTTACTTTATTATAAGCGTCTGTATATTTTTGTTGTATTGTTGCAAATTCTTCTTTTATATTTTTTGTATTATTTATACTATATTTTTTTGCTATCGCTTCATCATCTTCATATAAAATTGTCAAAGCTCTAGATATTTCATCTATAGTACCTTTATCTGCTATTGTTCCTGTAGTTAAAATATAACAAGTGTATTCCTCTCCAAATCTATTAATAATATATTGATAAACCTTTTCTCTATCTGATGGGCTAAAATCCAAATCTATATCTCCTAAACTAACTCTATCTTCATTAGCAAAACGTGAAAAAATAGTATTCCATCGTACAGGATCTACATCTATTATATCTAATATATAAGCAATAGTTGATCCCCCTACGCTTCCTCTACAAAAACCTGTTGGAATATCATTGTTATGGCACCATCTAACTAGCTCACTCATGAATAACATGAAACTAAACATTCCTAGTTTCTTAAACACTTTATATTCTGTTTGTATATTTTTTATATATGCTTTATTACTACCATCAATAATTCCTTTATCTATTTTTTCTTGATATAATTTAGCTACAGTTTCTCTAAATGTTCTATCTTCATCCTTATATAAATTAGGATATTTAAAAGATGTATCAAAAGAAATATCTTGAATTATATCATTTAATTTATTTGTATTATTTATTGCTTCTATATAGATATCATATGGTATTAGATTTTCTTTTTCTTCTTGTTGCTTATACTTTTCTATCAATGTTTCCGTTGTTTGAAAGGTTAAATCAAAAGAATCTTCATCAGCATAAACCATTTTTTTAGCAGTTTTTAATATTTTTCTACATTCAGCTTTATATTGCGTTGATGAGTGTGTATCTGTCCCTAATATTAAGGGTTTATTATATTTCTTAGATAATTTATATAAATACATATTAAAATCTCTTTGTTGTTGATAATCATGAGGTTGTATCTCAAAAAAAGTATATTTTTCTGCTAACTTTTCATAATAAGGATTTTTCTTATCTAATTGTGCTAATGGTGATGCTAGACAAGCAGAAGTAGATATTATATTATCAGATATATTTAAAAATTCATCAAATGTAATTCTAGGTTTATAATATTTATGTAAGTTATCATCAGCTATTGATACTAAAGACATTAATTCGGATACCCCTTCATTATTTTTAGCTATTAAGACTGTATGATAATTATCTCTAATTTTTTCATTTAATGTTTCTGTTAAATATACTTCACAAGCGAATACGAATTTTATATTTTTTTTATCACAATATTGTTTCTTTTCATACCAGTTTATTATATTACCATGTTCAGAGAATGCTATTGCTTTAATATTATTTTTTTCACATAAATCTATATAGTCTTTATAATTTGTACAACTATCTAATAATGATAATTCCGTATGCACATGATATGGAAAATAGGTATGTAAAACATTCAATATTATCCACCTCCTTAATATATATTTATATCACTTATTAATACTTGCTTTGCTTTTTCAGTTTTTCTTGTTTTAAAGTTATACCATGAATTTATACTTAAACTACCTATAACATCAAAACAAAAAGCATTATATAATTTATTAACCTCTATTTCATTTAAATTAAATTTTAAGCAATCTAAATCGTCAGCTTGTAACTTTATATGAATATCTTTCATAACTTTTGCGTTAGTTTTAAATAAATATTTGATAAGAAATTGAGGAGTTTTAAATCCTTCCCCAACTATAAAGTTTAATTTTGATATATCCTGTAATAGATCCCATGTTATTTCACTTTGTTTTAACTCTAAATCAACTAAAGTTGTATCATCATAATCTACATTTTTCAACTTTTCATCTAAAAAAGAAATCAGCTCATCTAATTCATCAGTCTTCACTTCTATTCCAAAAGCCCCTTCATGTCCTCCTACTTCTACTGATAATTTGCAACTATTTATTAATTCTTTAACATCTATGTTTCCTAAACTTCTGCCACTACCAACATAGGTATTTTTCTCTTTATCTAAATTTAATATAAACGTAGGCTTTTTATATTTTTGCATTATATTATTTGCAACTAGTCCATTTAACGTTTTGTTCTTTTCCTCAACTTCATTCATTATTACAAATATTGTTTTATGCGAATTATCTATATTTTCTTCGACCTTTTTTACTAGTTTTGCTTGTATTTCTTTTCTTTGCTTATTAAGTTTATCGCATTTTTTAATAGTATTTTTTATCACTTTTTCATCATCAGAAGTTAATATTGTAATAGCATCTTCTATTTGATTTAATCTTATTATAGAGTTAATAAAAGGCACTACATAAAAGGATATATCTGTTGTATTAGGCTTATAATCTTTTTTTAAATGCTTTAGTAACAATTTTAATTGTATATTACAATCATTATGTATTTTGAATATACCTTCTAAAATTAATCTTCTTGTTTCTAATTCAGATACATTCATCATATCTCCAATAAGTCCTACAGCACAAAAATCTATCAAATCTTTTGCATAATTATTCCCTAATACTTCATCTATGGCTTGGCAAACTTTATAACAAACTCCTACCCCACTAAGATATTTATTAGGATAGTCATTAAGTTGAGGATTTACTATTATAGCATAAGGATTATCTTTATCAGATTCGTGATGGTCTAAAATCACTATATTCATATTTTGGGATAAATCTTCACATTCTTTTACTGAATTTGTACTACTATCAACTATTATTAATAAATCTAAATCCTTCGGGACATTATCAACTATAACTCCATGTCCATCTTTTCTTTGGTGATAAATATTTATAGGTTTTATATTATATTTTTTTAAATAATGATACATGATAGCTAAAGATGTTATTCCATCTGTATCTATATCTCCATATATACCTATATTAAAATTATTTTGTATTGCATATGTAATAGTTTGTATCGCTTTTCTTATATTAGATAATTCCCAGTATGAATGTAATACATCTTTTGAAGGAAATAAAAACTCTTCTTTATTTTTTATACCTCTTATTTTTAATATCTTATCAATAATATTATCATTTTTATTATATTTGATTTTAGGCTCTTTAATTTTATATCTCAACACATCAATTCCTTTCTAATTAATATTTTATTAAATGAGAATTTAATATTTTTTCTATTGTATCTCTATCTAAATCAAGCAAAGCTATCTTTTCTTCTTTAATATAATTGTTTTTACTCATATCCATATCAACTATATAAACATCGTTTGTGAAAAAAGGATTATTAATTTTTACTTTTTTAGCTTGTTCTCTACAATGTTCTAACGATATTCCTTCATCTAAAGCAATTATTACATCACAACACATAGATTTAATCAAATTTGCTTGTCTATGAGAAATATGATTTCCACCTAAGCTTACAACATTATTTAAGTTTATATCCCTACCTTTTAATACTGATTTCTCACTTTCACAGACAATTATATATTTTTTATTTAATATACTTTTATAATTCTGATAAAAACCATATAGCACATATGACTTAGTAAAATCAATTATAGGTAGATATTTATATTCATTTCCATGAAACTCTTTTTTATTTTTCCTCCCCATAATTCCAACTAAATCACCATTTTCATTTAACCACGGTATAGTTATTCTATTAGAAATAATATCATAACCTATATCAAAATATTCTTGTGTAATGGCACTAATTCCATCTTCAATAAATAACAAGCTTGTACCATATTGAATATAATTAATAAGAATATCCTTATCATATATTTTAGGTATAAAATCCTCAGTATTTTTTACCTTTGAATATCTTTTAAAAAATCCACCAAAAGGCAACTTAATAGTTCTTCTTTCGAAATATGTATTTGTTATATTTAATTTTCTGCCCAACCATCTAATAGAATCACCTAGTTCAACATTTTTCATTTCAGATACTAAAGTAATAATGTCCCCTGAAATGCCTCTACTAAAGCTTGTATACTTTAAAGTATCTATTAATAAACTATTTCCACTACCTGACCCTTCATTATCTAATCCAAATCTGAATTGATTTTGTGATGTTTTATGTATATTATGGCATCCTATATCAACTAAAATATCATATATCTTATCTTCATTATCTTTTAATAAATCTTTTATCTTTATTATCATAAGGGTTCTCCCTTAATATCTATTTTTTTGATGTGGGGTACATCTGCCTATTTCATACCATTTATTTAAATGTCCTTTAAATTCGTAAATCAAAGCATTTCCTACTTCATCATTTCTAGTTTTAAAATGAAAGAAAATCTTATATTTTTTATTTTTATCTAATGTTATATATTCTTTTTCATTAGTATATCTACCATTAGAATCTTTTTTTAATCTATATGGCTTTATATCATAAGTTTCTTCGTCAAATTCATCTTCCCATATATCTCTAAACCCAATCATTTCACTAAATACTTCTGCTACTTGTTTACCATTACTTAAACAATCTGTGTCTAATACTCTTATTCTATTTTTATATGCTTGTGCTAATTGAAATGTAACAACACCAGCTATATTTTCTTTTGAACATACCTGAAATAATTCTTTTGAATCATTAAGTAAAGACAACCATGTGCTTTCCGTTTCTCCAGAGTATTTCATAGTATCATATATTAGAACTTCTAACCCTATTTTAGATAACTTTTTTGCTACCCTCTTTACTTTGCTTATATCATAATCATATACTTTTGCAAAAGTAATATATGGTGCATAATCTATAGTAATTATCTTTCTTGCCTTTTCTATCATCTCTTCATCTGTTTTTGACCATTGACCTGATTTTAATTTCTTTCTTGTTAAACTCCAATAATCTAACTTTTCTGTTAAAACATATATTTGTAACAATAATTTATAAACAATGGACTGTTGTTCATTTGAAATTATGGCTACTTTTTTTCTTTGTTCTGCAATAGGAATTATTATATTATTCATAACAAATGAACTTTTACCACCATTAGTATAGGATGCAAACATTGTTAGATCTCCTTTAGGCAGACCCATTGTCATATAGTTTAATAAGGGACAATGCTTTCCAAAGTTAACTCCCATATTAGCCCCATTTTTTATATCTGAAATTTCTTTATCAGTTAAGTCTAATGTTTCAAATTCAATATCATTGGATACCTTTATATCTACATCATTTGTTTGATATTCTATGTAATCCACTAATTGACTGCTTGTCATTTTAATTAATTTATCCCAATGTTTAACTATATCTAATATACCTTTTTCTTCATAATATTCTTTAACCAAGTTCCATTTTGTCCAATCATCAAAGATTGCATCAGCATTTTGAATTTCAATTATGTTTTTTAATTCCTTAATAGTACCATATCCACCTAATATATCGTACTTTTCTTTAAGCGCTAATTCTTCTACTTCAGATACAAAAGATACCTCATCTACACATTCTATTCCTTTTGAATATAGTCTCTCAACCATACCAATATAGAATAAAGCATCTTCGCTTAACAAATTTTTATTTATTGAAAACTCTGTTAATATATCAGGATTTTTTAATATTAATCCTGATAGCATGCCTTCTGCTTGTTTTATTTTGCTTTCTAATTCCTCTTCTTTATCTGATACTTTTTTTATTTTATCAGTAATTTTAATTTCTTTGATTTTATCCATTACTATAACATCACCTCACTCAATCTAAAAATTCACTTATATCATTATTGTTTATTGAATTATTTGTAGTTATGTTATTTATTATATTTATATCTACATTTTCATTATTCTTTTGTGTAAATAGTTTTTCCATTTCTTTTTGTTCTTGTATATATTTTTTATATGCACAATTAATATTGTTTTGAATAATAACCATTATATATCTAGTTTTAGCATATTCAGTATTATATTCTTTATTATTCAAAAACCACTTAATACTATCTTCACATTCTCTAAATGTTCTTTCGATTATTATATAGTCATAAAATTTATTTAATTTATTAACTTCTTTTTTCATTATAGGAGTTATAAATGGTTCATTTAATATATGTTTTATTGTATTAAAACACTTATCTTTGTTCTGCTTATTTTTTAGATCCCTTTTATACTCCCCTTCACTACAGTAATATATATTTTTACTATTGATAACTACTTTATAAGCCTTATCAGTAGTTAAAATTTTTTTACATATTTTACACTTACATTTTCTTGACATTTTTTACCCCCTTATTTTGAATTTTAAGAGCATAAACTCGTCTCATATTTAATCCTTATGAAATTTAGAATTGATTAGGGAGGTTTTCTACACTCCCTAATATTAAATTATTATATTAATTCCAATACTTCATCTAAACACTCCATAGGTATAGTTTTTGCATCCTCAAAGTTATTAATTTCATATCTTATCATTATTTTTTGCAAACTAGTCATATCTAAACTCGCTAAATTTTCTTTTATTTTTTCTATTTTTTCTTCCTTTATTTTTATTTTATTTATTGCCTTCTTTTCTTGTTTTTTTTCTTTTATTGTTACATCCTTATCTAAAGGCTTGTCTCCAAATATATTAGCTTGTTTCTCCATTGCTGCTTTTAATTCTTTAATTATTACATCACTATCTAATGCACACTTATCACATATATATTTTAAATGAGATTTAACGTCTAATGCATATTCTTCATCTCTAAATGATATAACTCTTTTTTCTGATGCTATTTTACCTATTTGTTTTTGTTTCTTTGAGAAAGCGTCTTTCATAGTTTGTAGATCTGTTAATTCTCTTTCATAATAAGCACAACCAACAATATTAACTTTATCTTTAATACAATTGTAATACTTATTATCTAAATTTGAAGTGATTTGTTCAAATTCGATATCTGTCATTAGATCCTTCTTATTTTTTTGTTTTGTATGTCCTATAAAAAATAGAGAATATCCGTAGTCTCTTAATTTAAAAACTTTACTAGCAACTAAATCTACAACTTTATTTTCTCCTGCTTGGACAGCTACCCTTATATTTCTATAAGGACTAGACTATATCATCATCTATAAAATAGATGCTTGGCACTTCGAGTAGTAATCATCTCTACCCTACTCTACTCCCTTTCTTCTTTTTTAGAAGTGATTTCGATAGTCGTTTGACGATTATATATTTTAAAATAAATATAGTTTCGCACAGGATTGGCATACCTTCTTGTCTAAGTGGCTTTAGCTTTCCCTGTTAGCTTACTTATTATCTATCATTTCCTATAGATCACTATACGTTAAGTAAACACCGTTTGATTAGAACGTTCACCAAGTTTGCTTATATAATCTCTTATATAAGGGACTACCTAAATTAATCCTCCAAAACATTTCTTTATTGTATCTACTTTATCAGTAGGATTTGTAACTTTTTTATTATGTAATTCTATAACTTTAGTTTCAGCTAATCTAAATATTTCATCAACACTATCAATTCCTATCATTTTTAAATCAGGATAATCCTCATTTTTATATTCACATAGTGTTTCTATTACGTCTTCTAAATCATCCCAATCTTCTACTCTTTCGTTCCATAAATTACCTATATGCTCTGGTTCTGGCTCTTGCCCTATTGTTAATAATAAAAATCCGTCTATCCCAAATTCTTTTTGTCCCATTTCACATACAGTTGTAGTCTTTCCTATGCCTGCTACTCCATTCATTAAATATGTATAACTTGCTATATCTTTTTTAACTTGTCTTATTCTACCTATTTTTCTTTTTGCCATAAAAACAACACCCCTTAAATATTTTATTGTCTTAAAATTATTTTATAATAAGATAAAATTCAAATTTTTTATTTTCCAAAAAGTTTAGCCATCATATCTTCTTTTTCAGTATCTTTACTGTCTGTTTTTTCTTCTATTTCTTCTTTTTTTACATCTGAAATCTTTTTATCAGAATCGTCTAATGCTAAATAGTCAGGTATATCTTTTACTGAAAATGCTTCTATACTTCCATCTGGATATTTTGCTAAATCTCCATCACAAACTTTTAATAATTCAATTCTATCTCCATAAATATCACCTTTTGGTCTAAAATCATCTATTGTGCTTTTTCCAACTTTAATACTTAATTTTTGCATATCTGTTAAACAATCTTCATTAAATTCTTTTTTCTCAGCACCATTTATGATATTTATTTCAAGTCCTATTTTATGTACCATTTTTTTATCATCTATCTTAAAGAGACCTTTCATATATTCTAGTAAAACTGCTTGCTCAGGTATTTCTTCATCTACTTTTCTATAATCAAGCACTACTGATAAAGGGAATAAAGTATCTTTTTTCTTAATTCTTTCACCTATGTATCCATTAACTATCATTTGTTTAAGTCTATTATCATCATCTATTCCATCTTTCTCATAGAAAAAGTCTACAAACATTTTTAATTGGTTTTTAGTTTCTTTTGGTACTATTTCTATAAAACTAGGTATGTATTGTAGTCTATTTTTACCTTTATAATAATTTGATTTAACACTTCCAGTTACTCTTATTTTTTTGTCCTTTATAACTGGCATAGCTTTATTTAAAAAGTCTATTGCGTCTTTCATATGACAAAACTCTATTCTATTTTTAGCCAATTGTTTAATTTGCTCATTATATTCTTTAATTTTTTGAGAATCTTCTTCTGTTTTATCTTCTTCCTTTTTCATCTCGTGATTTAATTTTTTAAATATTAATTTAGTATATTCTTTCTTTAATTCAAAATCTGTTTCTAAATCAATAATTATTTTTGTTATATTAGATGCTCTATCTATGTTTTCTTGCTTTGATGTATCTTCTAAATTTACAGTAAACATCTCTCCGTCTTGTCCCAATATTTTACAAGTCTTAACATCATCACAATGTATATACTCAGCATTTAAAAATTGTGCATTAGAATCGTCTTTTATACCCATATTTAATCTAGTTCTTGACCATTTACTTGTATCTGATAATTTATTAGTTGATACTATCTCCTTGCCAGTGATTATCTCACCTATAAAATCAAATTTTGAATAGTTAAATAATTTATTTGCCATATGTATTTCCCCTTTCAGTTTTAAATATTATTTAGTAAATTATTTTGTATTAATTTATTCCTTATTTAAATATACATTTATTAACTCTTTATTTGGACAATATGTTTCAAAATCCTTAATTTCTAAATACTTTTGCAGCTCTACTAAATTTTCTTCAGTTTTCTTAAAATCTTTATAATTATTTATATCCAATTCAAAATAATTGTCATTTCTCTCCAAACTTTTAATTAAATCTTTTTCAATTTGTCCTAGTAGTTTCTTATTATTCCTTTCATATTTTTCTTGAAATTCTTTCTTTGATTTCTTTTTAATTAATTTTAATTCTTCTAGATCAAACATCTTATCACTCCTCTATATAATTATAATATATTATTTAAATAATTATCTGTTAACTTATCATATTGTTTCTTTTTAGCTTTATAATATGCCATCTTTTCTGTATTTGATGTATCATGATTTTCCTTAATGTATTCAATTCCTGAAGAACCATCATTTAATATTGCTTTTACAAATTGTTCCGTTCTTTCAAACTTTACTTTTTCTTTTTTTCGTTCGATTTCATTATATATTATTTTTTCATATCCTTCCTTTGCTTTTTTTATTAACTCTATATCTTCATAATTAACATATAATCTATTTAACTGATCTGTTTGAATTAATACTTTACCTACAGATGAGCAATTTTCTAAGAACTTACATTCTTTACCTGACAATGCTTTGTATTCTCCACCTATTATTTTTACTGTATCTCCTTTTTTAAATTCTGTTGTAGTATATATAGAATTCGATGTTTTACCACTTTTATTTATGATATCATTTTTAACATTTCCTTTTGTTTGATTTTGAACTTTACTTTTACCTCTAAAATCTTCTTGATCATTTCTTTCTTTTTCGTATTCTTTGACTATTTCTTGAAGTATTTCATCTAAAAAATTCATTGGCAATCCCTCCATTTAAACCATTATTTTATTTTCTATATCTTACCTTTTTAATATATCACATCATTTTAATTATGTCAAATTATTTTATATTACTATTTTCAATTTATTAATTCTAGGCATTATAATATCATTTATGTATTCTTTATTTATCTCTGTTGCTATGTAATTTCTATTATTCTTTATACAACCTTCTATTTCACTTCCACTACCTGCAAATGGTATATATATTAAATCATTTTCATTAGATGAACTTAATATTATTCTTTCTTCTGATTCATATGGCTTTTCTGCTTTATGTGTATTTCCCTTGTTATATAAACATACATCTTTACAATCTATCCATACATTTGTAATTAATTTTGAATTTCCTAATCTATTAAGTCCTTCAAAATCAGAATATTGTTTATTATATGTTTTATGTTTACCTTTGCTATATACTAATAACTCTTGTCTGGCAAAAGGAAAATGTCTTGTATTGCCAAAAACCCTAAAATTCCTCATTGTGATCCAATTTAAAAAAACAAAATCTGTCTTATTTTCTACGTTTAGCATATATTTAATAAAAGGATGTTCTCTATTTTTCCCAACTGCACCCCATACATAAAACTGACCCCCTGTTTTTAATATTCTATAACATTCTTTAGTCCATATTTTACACCATTCCAAATAATTTTCTTCTGTATTCCATTGATTATCCCAATCATCCTTCACTATTTTATAATACGGCGGGTCAGCTATTATCAAATCTATACAGTCATTAGGTAATCTTTTCATGAATTCTATACAGTCTTCATTATATATTTTGTTTAAAGGTAAATTGTTTAAATTATAAATATATATCACCCTCCCTCATATCATTAAATTGTTTTAAATTAATTACTTGTTCTTTTATAATCTATTATATTAATCATCCTCCTCTTTAAAATAATCTACTATACCACTAATTAATAACAATAGATTTAAAATAGGAGTCATATATACGACAAACATAAAAACATATCCCATTAATGGATTAATTGTACTAGCATTTATTAAGCCATTGACAAAGCCACTTATTCTTTGCCTTGTTTTTTCATTATCTATTTTTTCTAAGCTTTCTTGTATTTTATTAAAAGATTCAAATGGGTCTATGTCTCGATTCATATTGTTTATTTTATTTATTGTAAAAGCCATTGCTCCTATTAAAATATTTAAAGTAAAGAAATTCAAATTTTCACCTCCTTAAAAGCATCATTTTTAATATTTATTATACATAAAAAATTTGTTTTAATAAAATTCAAATTTTATAATTATTTTTTTATTATTAACTCTTGTTATTTTAAACATAAGAGTTAATAATGTTTTAACTCATCAGGTATATTAAAAGCATTCATTATGCCAATTTTTTCTTTAGTATTCTTTTCTTTCTTGCTCTCTTCTAAATCAACAAAACTTAACAAATATATTATCGCATTTCTTACAACTTTAGCAATCCTAATTGTTTGCTCAACTAAGTATTCTTCACTCATAGATTGTATTGAATTATCTCCCATCCAATACACATCAAGAAATCTATGTGTTAAAGCATGTCTTATTTCTACCAATTCCTCATATCTTCCATTGTTTAAATCTAAATAAATATTAAATAACGCATTTAAATTAAAATTGTTTGTTTCTAAAATTTTATTATGTATTTTTTCTCTTTTTCTATCACTATTTTCATACCAAATACTATTAAAGTCAATATATCTTTCTTTTTTATCCATTTTAAGATATTCATTAATAAATATTGCAATTTTATCTAAAATATCAAACATATTTTTAAAAGCAAATTTTACAAGTTGAACATAAATATTATTTTCTACATAATTCAAAGTATCTACAATAGTAACATCTTTGTCAACGAAGTTTAAAGTATCATCATTAAATCTGGATTGTATGAGTAAAAATCTTGCTGTAATATAATTCTGTTTAATTTCATTAATGAATGATGAAAGCTTCAAAAATGGGTCATTCTCTAAAGGAATCTCTACAGAAATAATCATTTTATTAATTGCCATATCGTCTCCTAATGCAGAGTTACATTTTTGACAATGATTACATAAATTTAGATATAATTTATGTTTAATACAAAACTCTTTAGAAAACTTCTCTAAGTCAGATTCAGAAGTTATATTTAAAGTTTTTAAATTACATATATCTTTACATTTATTAAAATCCACATATTTTTCCATCTCTTTTATATGTTTAAGAAATATTTCTTCTGCTTCTTTATATACTCCTTTGTCTAATCCTAATTTCATTAAGTTATAAGAATCTTTATAATGAGTAACCCATCTATCTCCTGTTAACCTTGCATAATATTTAAGAGACATTCCTTTGTTCGCTAAAGCCATTCCAAAATTAGGATTTATACTTAGTGCTTTGTCATAATATTCAATTGCTTCTATACTTCTTCCTACAGAATCTAATAAATTTGCCATATTAACAAAGATATAAACAAGAATTTCTGGATTTAAAATTTTACATTTTAAAGATTTATTATAAAAATTTATTGCTTTATGAGATTCTATATCTTTAGTCATAAATCCATAGAAAGGATTTGTTCTTCTTTTTAAACTAAAAAGTGCATTGTATCCATTACCCAAATTGTAATAAACACTTTGTTTAATATTATTATCTTGTTCTAATTGAAATAAGTTATTTTCAAGTCCATGTATTCCTTTTTTAATTAGTTCTTCTTTGTATAAAATAGAACCTATATCTATATATATTCCACTGGAATAGTAATCTTTATATAAATCATCAGTTTGTAAATTTTCAATCTCTCTTAAAATTTTTAAAGCTTTTTCAATATTTCCGTTATTAATATTTTTATATGCTTCATTACAAAGTTCATTTATCATTATGTTATATCCTCCAAATTACTTGTGAACTATATAAAATTTCATATATTTTCGTTCATCTTATATGATAACAAATTATTTTATATAAATCAATAGTTGTTTCCCTAAGTTTTACCTTGTTTTTTCAATATCAATAAGTAAGTTTTCTCTTCATTTTAATATCTACTTATATTTTTAAAGTAATTAAAAAACAAATAATCCCTATCCTATTTGAACTTCATTTGCATATTTCTTTTTATCTTCATCAAGCACATGGGTGTATATTTGTGTAGTCGCTATATTACTATGACCTAAAAACTGTTGAACATATCTCAAATCTTTTGTTTGACTTAAACTAATTGTTGCTGAAGTATGGCGTAATTTATGGGCAGTTATAGGTTTATCTATCCTAGCAATCTTACAATATTGTTTAATTACGTTATTAGCCTGTGTATCGCTAATTTCAAATAGTTTACCTTCTGTTATACTTTCAAAGTTCAAATAGTCCCTTATAGCCTCTCTGGTGATATTATTAAGATATATAAATCTTTCTTTACTACCTTTACCTACAATTTTTAATTTTTCATCATTTATAATATCTTCTACTTTTAAATTTAATAATTCGCTTACTCTAAGCCCATGATTAAGCAATATAACTATCATACAATAATTTCTCTTGTTTTTAAGACTTCCATCCTGAACAACTTCTAATAACCTTTTACATTCATCTAAAGTCAAATATACAGGTTCTCTTTTTTTTATATCAGGAGTTTCTAATTCTCTTGTTGGATTTTCTTTAATTAGCTTTACTTTAGTTTCTAAATAATTAAAAAAAGATTTTAAACTAGCTATTTTTCTTGCTCTAGATTTTTCACTATTATATCTTTCATCTTGCAAGAAATATATAAAGTTATACAAATCTTCCAACACAATAGATTTAATATGATTATCTCCAATATCTAATATATTTATATTTTGAAAGTTAATATCTTTGGATATTAAACCTTTATTTATTTTATAAAATCTAAAAAACATTCTTAAATCTACTTCATAACCATCTATTGTATTCTTACTTTTATTTTTTATAACTTTTAAATAATTTAAAAAATCTTCTACTCTTTTAGGCAATGTATTCACTCCAAAGCATCTCCCTTTGATTTGTAAACAAATTATTTTATATTAATAAAATAACACGTATTAGAAAAAATTACAAGAATTATTTTAAAATTTCCTTATATTGAACCTCGCTTCCTATAATTTTATTTTAACAAATTGCGTTATTATTGCCAAAACTATAAATTGGATAAAAAAACTTTCATTTTCTATCTCAATGTTTTCCCTTTCTATAGGAGAAAGTTTTTCTAATCTCGTTCTCTCTAGCTCTGCTATGTGTTATAAACTAAATCTTACGGCAGGCATACCACTGAACTATGTTAAAACACCATTTTCTCTCCAGTTATCAATTGTTTTTTTCTGCAACCTGCCATCTTTTTGCTAACTCCTTCTTAGTTAAAAACTTATTGATATTACATTGCTCATAGGAAAAAAGCATTGTATATTACTATTATCATCTATACTAAATAAACCGATACCTTTCTCATTTATGATTTTAACATATACATTTGCTTTTCCTATCTCCTTTAATTTATCTCCTACAATAGAATTGTTAACTTCTATATTAATAAACAATGTCTTATTCTCCTTATCAAATTTTCTTTCTTCTGAACCATTTAATATTCCAATTTCTCTTAAATAATCCATTGTTTTTGACCATGTCACATTATTATCCATTGATGCTGTTATTATCATAATTATTAACTCTCTTTCACTCTATATTTGAATTACACGAATTATGTTTTTTAGCCACAGTTAATCTTCCAAATTTTTTACCTGTCAAATCTATCCTTTTTGGCAATTTATCATCTCCTAAAAATTCACATAAAATCGTGAATTTATATTAATTCTATTTCCTTTCTTACTTTTAAAATAATTTTCACTTCTTACATTTTTTCAGCTTTATCAATAAATTCACTTGCATTATTTACAATATTAAACGGAGCATATTCTTCCCAAGTTTCCAAATCACTAATGGTAACTACTTGTTTTGAAGTATTTTTTAGTCTTGCAGTAAGAAATTTTGATAATCCTGCCACTTCTTTGCCATTATTTAATTCAAGTGCTAAAGACCCTTTTTTATTAAAATCTTTTACTATTAAATAGCACATATTCTAAACACCTCTCGAAATCTTTTTTATCATTTATTTTATCTGAATCATACATTTTTCTTAATTTTACTCCAATATCATTATCTTTATACTTATATACATATGTATGTAGCCAAATATTGAATTTAAAATCCTTATTGGTAAAAAATTGTATTTCTATTGGATAATGATAATTGCTTCTTCTATAATAGATGTGATATCCTCTATATCCATCATCATTAGATTTTCCTTTTGTCATATCTACACACCTTACTAGCTCTGAATCAAGATTAATATTGTTATAACTATCTACTATAACTCTTATTCCTAGTATATCATTAAAACAACCATAAACTTCTTTGCTAGGATAGTATTTATCATATTTTAATAATATTGATTGTAAAGATTTAATTCTATAATTATAATTTTGTAATAAATCTACATTATCATTTAGAAAATCTATATAGTTTTCTAAATCATTTATTAATTCATTTTTGTTAAATTTTCTTAAAGTATTTTTTAGACTTTTACCTAAAGTAGTTTTAAAACTTAATTTATCTAATATCATTAATAATTCATCGTTATTGATAAGTTTTCACCTTCTTCTATCATTTTAATTTCTCGCATTATCTTTCTAAGCATTTATTATATAAAAAATCACAAATGCCATCAGCTTTTTGTGTATTATAGAATTCAACCATTAACGTATTGAATTCTAACTTATCTTTTGCTTTTATATTTAAAACTCCTTGACCATTAGATAATAAAATACCATTTGCCAATAATCTTCCAGTTCTTTTATTACCATCATAATAGAATTGATTTAAAGCTACAAATAAGAATATATCAAAAGCTAATTCTGTTTTAGTCTTGCATCTATCTATAATTTCAGGTAATTCATTTGAAAACACAGAATTTAATTCTTCTGCTTTTGGAGGAATATAATCAGTTCCACCTATTCTCATCTTACTATCTCTAAACTTTCCACTTACTAATGCTTCATTAATTGATACTCTGTTATTTATATTATTAAATATTTCTTTACTAAGTTGAAATTCATTTATTTGAACTAATTCAAATAAATACTCCCAACTATTTTTTAAGTCGTATATTTGTTGCTCATCTGACACTCTATGACCTCCAACTGTTATTCCGTCTAATAAAGTCTGAACTTCTGGAAAAGTAAAAGGGTTCCCCTCTAAACTCCCCATATTAAAAATAACATCTGGAAGTGTCTTTTTAGCTATAAATATGAGTTTTTTAATATCTATAAGTGGAATTATATCTGAATATTGTTTTGTCCTTGTAAATAGCATTTTAACACCTCATTTTTTATAAAACAATTATAATAAATTTAATCTCTTTTATCATTTACCTTATACTATTCTTTAATTTTATTCTTTTACTAAAAGCTATTATTTTCATCCTTATTATACCATAAAATTATTCTAGTTATAACTTTGATGAATTTTATTATGTTTTTCTTAAAATAATTTTTCGTATTTGATTATTTAACATTTCTGATGATAAATAATCAAATTATTTTGTTTTTAAATAAAATTTCTATCTTATTTAATAAAGTACGCTTAATAATCACCGAATACCTCAAATAATATTTTGACATGGTATCCTATGAATTTTATTTGGTGATAAATGGCTGTATTTCTATTAGTTTTATTAGAAAAGTGATTAATTGGCGTATAAAAACTATAAGAATATAATCATATTTTATTTATTTTTTAAATTTATATACGTCAATCAGTCACCAAATACCACACTACATATATGTCTGTGGTATTTAATGACTTTTTAAAATATATAGTTAATAATCAATATATCAATTACATATTCATTTGTAAAAGCTTTAAAAACGTTAATTAAACAATCTATTTCTACATTTAATGATTTTCATACTTTGTAAAATCATTAAACAACACATTTTAAAACTATAAAATCATCAGATACCACAAACCAATAATTTATGTGTGGTATCTGATGAACATTTTAGCTTTATAATCAACTTAATAAAGCATTTGTATGTTTTTAAATCACTTATTTGTGGTATTGTATGATTTTATTAACGTATATGTTTTTATTATTAATCATCAGATACCACAAATAAGTACAAGCTGTGGTATCTGATGATTAATTTATTTGGTTATTGCTGCTTCACTATAAATAGGATTGTTTAAAATATCCTTATTTCCCTTTATCAAAGTACCTATTATATAAAATTTAGGATTATCTATGTTATTAATATGAATATCTACATATCTAAGTATTGCTTGAGCCATAGGTATTTTATCTAGTTCTAAATATTTATCTACTTCTTCATAAGTGAATCCATATTTTAACAAACCTTTTAAAACTTCGGTATAGGTAGTGTATCTTAATAATAAATTTTGTGTGGTATCTAGTGACTTTTTATTTTTATCTTTATTTTTAAATATAAAAACAATACCTTCTTTACTAGCTTCATAGTCTTTTAAATATTTTTTATCTTTTAATTCTTGACAAGCTGACCTAATACGTCTATTTCTATAAGAAACCGTTTTACTATCATCTAAGGGTATTCTTTCATATAATTTCTTATATGTTATGTACATTTCATTCCTATTATTTCTCCATTTATTTATAATTAGATATATTCTTCTAGCTAAATCATTTTTTAAAGAAAGTCTTAGACTCTTATTAGAAATCTTACCTTTTCCATTACAAATGTTATTAAAAAAGAATTCATCAATTACCACACTTGCCTTATCTTTTAATGACTTTCTATCTAAAACAGGGGTGCCATCGGTATTTATATAACTATAGGTTTCATAATGGCCTAAAATCCCAACCACTTTTTTTGCATCTGTTATATATGTTTTTTCTACAGGATCATACAATCCTCCAAATGCAGTATTATATATATTCGTATCACATAATACTTCTATTGCTTTGTCTAATCTTTCTTTGTTTTTTCCTCCAAAACCTTTGAAACCCATCTCCTTTGACAGCTCTCTAAAAGTAAAGTTTATTTTATTACTTATTTTTTTATTTGATATAACAACATCGTTATTATTCCTAAAATGTATTCTAAGCAAAGCTAATAAAACTTCATACTCGAAAGGTGACGGAACACCATGTATACTACTTCTTACTTCTATACACCTTTCTAATCCATCATTGCTTTTCCATGTATATTTTACAGCATTTACTACTTTTTCTTTACTTTTATTCTGATAATAATATATAAAAGGCATATCTATAAGATTATTCTCTATCCATTCTTCATCAACCGAAATAGTAATAATATTTTGTTTTTGTCTTGTAACATTACTACTAAATTCTTGTTTATTTTCATCTATTTTATCATTTAAAACTTCGGCTAATCCTATTTGTTCACAGTTATCCACATTATTCACATCCTTTGTATGAAAAATATTATATGTATTATAACATGTGGTATTTGATGATTCAAGGGTGTGGTATCTAATACTTTAACTTGTGGTATTTGGTGATTTAAGGGTGTGGTATTCAATGAACTGAGTTGTGGTATCTGGTGAACTCAGAATGCATCCAAATTGTTGATATGACTGTTCTACAAAAACTGATAAGCTTCTTATAAGCTTTAGAAGTATAAGCTCTTTATAAGCTATAGAAGATATAAGCTATTATTTTTAATGTTATATCTTCTATATTATACTATATGATTTTATAAAATATTACTAAAAATAACTAGATTTAATTTTTTCATTCCTAATACATTTAAAAACAGGAAATCTGAAAGAAATACATCCTTTTTGATTTTTAGTTTCTTCAATTATTCAAATATTTCTCTAAAGTCTTTTTGGCTAAATTTAAATCCTCAAATCTAAAACTTCCTAGTCTCTTTTTCTCAACATTTTTATTAATATTTACTAACCATCTTTTCTATCCAATGTTAATCCTTTTTCCCAAGTATCTAACATGTCTTCTGAGAACCCTTATATTGTTTCCCATTTTTCATCATATGTTATGTTTCTACATCCATACCATTTATAATTTTCACTTTTAGAATAATTACATCTTTTTTTCATATTCTGCCAACATTCATAAAATTGTTTTGGATAATATTTATTCATTGTATAATCTCACCATCCATTTTGCTAATACATACTTATTTCATCTTTATCATCTCTAATGATTCCTTTCCATGTAGGAAATCTCATACCATATTCATTTTTTTGGTTTTTAGTAATTTCAAAATAGCCTATCGTAACTATTTTTCCTATTAATAAATGTGGATTATTGAAATATGTAATCCTTTCATTATCACTAAATCCACTACCAACATTTATTTTATATAATTTCCCATCTAGTTTAAATTGAACAGTTATAGCTCCTAATCTTCTTGCATTTTTACCAGTACCTTCAATAATATCAATTACTCTAACATTACAATCGTTAAATTTTTTTACTTTTAACAAATCTTTCGTTCTTTTGCATTGATATTTAGAATCAGCTAAATTGATCATAATACCTTCTTCCCCATTTTGTATAGCTTTATTTAATAATTCATCTATTTTATTTTTATCTTCTCCAATATATAACATAGGAACTTCTTTAATCCATTCTGTTTTTAAATCACATAAGAGGTTGTGTAATTGATTTTTTCTTGTTAAAGTGTCATTTATAGACTTACCTTGTTTAAATTCGTCTAAAGACATCATATCGAATATTAAATTAGTTTTATTAACATCTTTTTTTCTTATAATCTTTTGAGTTTCCTGAAAAAGTTGTTTACTATCTAAGTTTTTATCATTCTTTAATAAAACTTCCCCATCATAAACCATATTATCTTTTAATTTTTCTCCATCTTTAATAATATCTATTAAATCTTCTATTGATTGTCCTTGTCTTGAAAATAATCTTGTAGTTCCATTCTCTTTTACTAAAACCATTCTATTTCCATCCAGTTTTGTAGTTATTATAAATTTTCCATTTACTCTATTTATATTTTCATAGTATTTTTCAGCCAACATAACATTAAATTCTGGAATAAAATTTTTATGTATTTTATTAATTGTTTTTGCTGTGATTCCTATTTTTAAAGACTTAGTTACCAATTGCTTTAAGATATCTTGATATTGTATATCTTGCTTAATAATCCAATTTTGAATTATTCTTATATACTTATCTGTACCTGTATTATTTATTTTTAAAAAATTTATAACATCTGTTATTGTAGTTAGCTCTCTATTTGCTTCTAATTTTATTTTTTTACTAAGCCTTTTTGAACTTATTCCTGTAACTATATAAGGATTATATAAAAAGAAAAGTATGTCTTTAAGCAGTTCATTATCTTTATTTTCTTTTAAAATACTTTCTTTTGCAGCTCTACCTGAATTACTGCTTATATTTTTTAGTATTTCTAAACATTTTTTTTAAATTATTGTTCATAAAACTCATCCTTTTATTTATATTTTTAAATTATTTTTATTTAATAGTCAAAGTATAAAGTATATTTAAAACAATTTATACTTTGACTACCAAATTGTTTTTATTTACATTTCTGGAATATTATTTTATTAACAAATTATTGCTGATTAATACCAATTCTCCATTATTATTTCTTTGTTTTTTGTAAAGATACTTATATTAGTTATATCTTCTTCTATATTAATTATATCTTTTATTTTAACTATGTACTTGTCCATTTTTCTATATTCATTAAATCCTTGTATTTCAATGGAATTAGTATTGCATTTATAACATATATTTTCTAAAATTTTTTCACTTCCTCCTATCTCTGAAATTGTTATACCATCCTTAGTATTTTTTAGATAATTTATTATCTTTACTTCCATGTAAAAACCTCCAAAAATTTTTTTATTTAAACTTGTTTCACACATCGAACAAGTGTTTGTGTTTAATTATATTTATATTATAGCATAAGGCAAATGTGGTAACAATTACTTTTAAATGTGTTTTTTTAACATATTTTTTATAGACAAATGTTATTTTTAACACAAATTTAATAGTATTATAATAGAAACTTAATATTATATTTTTTATGTATTTTATTTTAAATTTTAAAATTATTTTATATAGTAACATAGAATAATAAGAAAATTTTGTCGAATTTAGTATAAAAGTTTTTATAAAAATTTTCAATTAGTTCTAAAATAATACATAGAACTAATTGAAAACTAATATATTTAATTAATTTAATTTTAAATTTATTCAAAATTAACAATATCATTTTTAAACAAGTCATATAAATTATCATAAATATTATATAATCTATAACCAGTTTGGAAACCTAATTTCTCATTTTGCTCAATATATCGAGCAAAATCTATTTTTTTTAGTTTATTCCCAGCATACTTTTCTTCTGTAAGTTTTACCATTCTGTTGATGATTCCTGAATGATATAGGCTTTGAACAGTTATATGTTGTCCGTTTATATTCAAAAAATATTTAAATATCTTTAGTACTCTTGATTGAATTGTTTGCCCATAAACTTGTTTACCACTATAATTGTTCATTCGAGCATTTAGCTGAGCTGTTGGGGCAATTAAATATGGTGATTCAACTATATCTGTCATGTCATGAATTCCTGTCCCCTTACCGTTTTTAAAATAATAAACATCTGACAATAGCGTATTTTCAATAGCATCGGCAAGAAATTCATTGCATTTTAATTGTTTTAATTCTCCTGTATCCTGTTCTACATATTCTAATATTTTATTTTCTCTATCATATTGCTTTTTTTTAATAGCGATTAAATCAGCGTGATTAGTGCCTTTTACTCCTTCGTAAATTAATAGTGATATAAGTACATCTTGAGGATTTACCAAATCTTGTACTGCTTCATACAATGATCCTTCAGTGACATACTTTAAATACTTCAGTCTTTTATTTACTAGTCCTTGTATATATTCCTTTTGAGATAGTGCATTCAATAATGCTATATCTTTTTGTATTCCATAACGTTCTGTACAAAATCTTAAATAGTCTAGTATTCTATTTTTGTATGCCATGGCTGAGCTTTCTGAGCTAAAAGTCATATTTTCTAACATTTTAGAAATTTCATCAAGAGTGAAATACTCTATTGTTCTGTCTGGGTCTATCGTTTCTTCAAATGCTCTTATCTTATACATCTGATTTTCATAATTATCTATAGTTACATCTTGTAAATCTTGTTCATTTTTTAAAAAATTTATATATTCTTTTTTTCTATCATCCAGCTCTCTAAAATATAGCTTATTAAGACTAGTAAACTCTCGTGTTTTATCTGACATTTTCTTTTTCACCACTTTCTTTTAATAAACTATCAATATATTCTTCTAATTTTTTTATATTAGTTTTACTCATTTCGTCTTTATATAAGTGTATATCTTCTAAAATGCCATCTTTTCTATAATCTATTTTTTCTAATACATCAATTAATCTCTCTTTCCAATCATCATCATTCATTAATTTAGAAGCTATATATAAATAACCTCTAAACATATGCATATTTAATTCATAACCTTCTTCTCTTGACAGTTTAATATTTTTCATTTTTTCTTTATGAAAGCTTAAAACGTACTTAAAAAATTCCTTTAAGAATTTTTTAACTTTATCTTCTCTTATAATGTCAAATTCATCTAATTCAAAATACTTTAATCCATCAGCAAAAATATATAAAGGTGTTAATTTGTTTAATCGTTTTACATCTTTTAATTCTCTTCCTAATTTTCCTGCTAATGGGCTTCCACTAATGCCACCGCCCTTATTCATATAATAAGCTATTTTATTTTCTATAGTCATTTCCATAGCTTTAGTAAGAGTTTCATCAAGGGGATTTTTCTTGCTCTCTTGAAAAATGTATTGTCTAGCTAAATATGGATCTAAATTCATAATTTGAACGCCCATATTAAGTACAAAATCTTTACCTTTTCTACGACATATATTTCTAGCTAAACTTCCACCAGTTGTTCTATGATTTCCATCAATTAGATTTAAATTTGTATTCTTGTTTATTCTTATAATAATATCATATAAATCATTTTCTTTATCAATAATGTGAAAATCTTCTTGCCCATTTGAAGGAACATTAATAGCAATATATGTTGGAATATATTCATCTTCAGCCATGCTTTTAGATATTTCTTTAATAGATTTTGAAAAAACTTTAGCTTTTTCTATCCAAGTTCCTCTCCACTCATATTTTTCTGTCTCTCTTTGACAATTGATATTATAGAACAAAATACCTTTCTCTCTTAAATCTAAAATATAATTAAAATCAGCAACCCCGCTATATATGCCTTCTTTCATAAATTTCACATCTTTAAATACTACTGTTTTAAAGTCTTGTTCTTCCTCAACAGGTAATATTGAATTTTTATATTGCCTTATTTCATCTTCTGTAAAATAAAATTCTGGATTTAAATCCATTTTAAGTTGTTGTTGTAATTCATTTAATTTGGAAACGAAATCATCTTTTAATAACATTTTATAAAATGTTTCTGTTATTAAATATAACTCTCTTTCATTCAACATTTCCACTTGTATATTTTGATTAAATAGATTATTTATAACTTCTTCATCTACTTTATTTTCTAAAGTTTTAATTACAAAAGGTTTTTTCATTAAAAATTGTTTTAAGCCTAGACAACCTGTTAATTCCCTTATTAATTTATCATAATTATAATTTTTATTTTCTATCATATTATAAATACCTCCCTTTTTAAACCACTTTTATATTATATCATATATATAAAATAATTTGCAATAATATTTTCTAGATGTTTTATTGACTTTCAATTTCATTTATTTTTCAAATTATTTCATTATATATATATTATGTGGTAGAAAAGATATAACGTCAACAGTTTTTATAATGTTTCTAAATTATTTTATATCTATTTTAAGTATACAATATGTTGTGTTATACTTTTAAAAAAATGTATGTATATTGTGGTTAATATATAATAAAATAAGGAATTTATATTAAATTATTTAAATTTTCTTTTATTTTGAAGAGTCAAAATCTTTAGAATATCTATATTCATCAAGATAATGGGATATTAAGTTTAAGTAAGACTCTAAGTCTTTAAGTTTATTTGGTGGAACAGGATCACTAGTAACACTTCCTTCTAGTTCTTTCCATGCTTTTTTGCGTTTCTTGGTGCATCAAGTGGAGGAAATCTAATGTCATAATGTTCTAATGGTTTGAATTCGGGAAGTATTGCAGAAATTATTTATCTTTAAACAATATAAAGTTACTTTTGTTAATACTACTATTAATATTATAGGAATATAATCAGGTGAAATTAGAATATTTAAAAAATATTCATGCAAAACAAGGAATTATATTACAAATATAGAATATATTATATGAATAACATATAAGGAGGTTTTTTGATGATTAAAAATAAAAAATTTTTAATTAGTTTACTAGGATTATCTATATATTCACTTGTAAATAGTAATAATATAGTTTCTGCTAATGAAGTAGAAGTATCTAGTAATCCAAAACAAGTAAAAACTGTCCAAAAGATGGATGTATCCTCAAGGGGACTAGGAATAGCATCCCCTGGTGAGGTAATTGCCGATGAATTAAATATTAGAAGCGGTCCAGGTACTAATTATACTATAATTGATTCAATAAGTAAGGGTCATGCAGTACAAGTTACTGATTATACTAAAGGTTGGAGTTATATAATTTATACAGATGGTGGTACACAGAAGCGTGGATGGGCAGCTTCTAGATACATTCGTTTAGCACCATAGGTATTGCAATATATAGTTAAAAAGTTAGTTTTTATTACAAATAAAGAATAGCTTTCTTATGGTTTATACTAAAAATAAAATAAATTGGAGCTGTCGCATTAGCACAAAAAAATTTGCTAATGTGGTAGCATTTTTTAGGTATTTCATAGAAATTTTAATGATGCTTTAAGCCCAAATAAGTTCAATACTTAAGAAATGACGCACTTTAATAAACCTTTGATATTAAGGCTTTTTTGATTTGCAGAGTTTTTAAAATTTTAAAATTATGCACTCTTTTTAAGCGGAAAAAGATATGCTCCAGTTCTAAACTAGTCATGCAAACCCTCCTTTTAACAAATCTTATTTATAATTAGATATAATTACTTTTAGCATAGTTATAGCTAATAATATACTTGTTATAGATACTATTGCTAAAGCCCTTTCTTGCTGCTTATTAAACATACTACACCTACTTTCTTAAAAATACATAGCTATAATACAATATATTAACATGCTTGTTATCCCTACACTTATAGCTCCTAATACATCGTTTAAATTATTTCTAATGAAATCCTCTACTTTAGCAACTTTTAACCATTTGTTTTCAGCTTCCTTTTTAACCCTCCATGTCTTTCCTAAAGCACTTACTGTTATATAAGATGTGTTACCTACATGTTGCTTTTGACTACCTTCATAGACCTTTTTATAGCTTTTAACATCTTTTATAGCTTTTTTATTATTAAAATTTTGTGATAAAATTTCCAATTTATTCACTCCTTAATTTTAAATTATTTGGCATACGGGATCTGGCTAACATAAACTAAAAATCTTGCCTAACACTACTCCAATTAATTTCTCCACTCCGTCTTTGTCATTATCTTTAATTCTAATAATTGTATAATTAGAATTATCTATATTTATAGCAGTGTCTGAATAAGCCTCACATAGAACCTTATCATTATTATAATAACAATCTCCATCTTTATAAGATAAATATTCTATTATATCCTTCATTCTCTTTTCATCTTCTTTTTCTTGATATTTATGTCTAAATTCATCAAACTCACATATAATTTTTAATTTTAAAAAAAAGAAATCTATTTGATATTTATTGTTGCACACACTATATTGATGCTCGGGTAAATGAAATTTATTTTGTATTATATTTTTTAACTTTAAATTATCTATATTCCACCCATTTTCTAAGATATTATTTAAAATAATATTTATTCTCTTTAAGAATTTATTTTTAAAATCAATTTCTCTATAAACAATATCATCATTTATCATAAAAGTATTACATTGAAAATACTCATTTAATAAGTGTTTTTTTATGGCATGATTTTTAATCCTCATTATATTATACAATTTACAATAACCTTTTTTTGATAAAACATATATCTTATTAGTATTACCTATTTGAGCCTGAGTATAAACCCTTTGTTCCTTTAATCTTTTACATATTAATACGTGTTTTTTTAAATCAATAATATCTTCTTTATCAATAAAATTTTCAATATTATTATTAATTAATTCATTTATTCTTGCTATTTTTTTAGTTATTTCTTTTTTATCATTTGGATTATCACAATGCAATTTTGCAATTTGAGGTACTGTCAATATTTTTTGACCTTGTCCAAAACCACCATATAGTTCTTTAATTTTAACTGTAGTATCAGAAATTTCAATTTCATTTCCAGTACATACTATTTCCCATTTTAATTGTTCTTCAATGTTAGACATTAAACCACCTTACCTCTCATATGTTATTGTATAAGTTAAAAATTATTTTATATTAATAAATTTATATTATAGCTATTATGCTGATTTATTTTTGATAACTTATATTAAAATTTAAAAGGCTATAGGCTTTATTGCGTCGATAGCCTAATTAAATCAAAATATATATTTTATCAAATTATTTTACAATTTGTAATCCATAGCTTGTTTTAAACAATATTCTAATATACAAAAATCAAATTCCTTAGTTTTCTTTAGTAAATTGCTTACATTGTAATTTTGTATTAATTTTTTAATGTAATTTATATATTTTTCACTTTTAATGGCATCTTTTGGATTTATATCGTTATAACATATATAATCACATGTTAAGTCTATAAATATGTCAAAATCACTCTCAACATCTTCAAAACTTTTACCATATTCATGGGCAAAAATTAAATCCTTATTGTCTTTTAAATCTGAATAAGTCCATCTATGCAATAATGTATGTGTTATGTTTTTAGTATCTTTGATTACTTCTTTTTGATGTGTATCCTTAAATGTGTAACCATTAAAAATAAAAAATGTTTCATCTTCTATTAAAACAATTCTATCTATTCTTTTAGCTCTTGGTCTTTGAATATAAATATATAATGCGTTTTCATATTGGGCAAAATTTGAATAATAAAATCCTTTTATTATTCCTTTATATAAAGTTGGTACTAAATCATTAGATTTTAAAATTGATACCTTTTGACCTGCTCCTAAATTTAATGGGTTCATTTTTAAACAACTCCTTTAATATTTACAATCAAATTATTTTACATTAAAATTAACACTGTTATTGTATAGAAAATAGTTTTATTACTGTATTATTTTTGGAAGGTTTAATATAAATAAATTTATCACCTTTGTATGATTTGCCCATATCTATCCAGACTTTATTATTTTGGTCTGTAGTTGTACACATATAATAATATCCGTTTTCTTTGCAGTTGTCTTCTGATTCTATTATGGTGTTGGCTATACCTATAATACCATTCACATATAAAAACAATCCTCCTACAATTGCAATTATTCCTGTGTTTATTAAACCTTTTCTTATGAGTTTTCTCATTTAAAACATCTCCTTATAATTAACAAATTATTTTATAATAATTTCTAGTTTTTCATTTTAATTTTTAATATATGTATATCCCGTTGACACTTGTTATTATAATATTATGGCTTTTAATAATAGCTAAATTGTTTATACTGTCTTTATGATTTTAGTACCATGTATAAATTGAAAACACCCTCTATTCTTATTGTTAATTACTTCCCTCACTCTCTAACTATATTATACATCTATAGGATACAATTGTCAATATATTTATCAAATTATTTTTAAATTAAATATAAAAAAATAGTAGTGTAAAACTACTATAAAGGTATATATTAAGTTGACCTAGTTAGCTTTCTTTATTAACAAATAATAATATTAGGTTAACTATAGTCAAAATTATAATAAATATATTTTTACTATAAATACTATAAATTAAAAATAAAATTAAGGTTGATAGTAAAATTTTATTAGTGATTTTTAAATTCATAACTATATAATGGATTTAGGTAAGGGAAAAGCATTAGTGTCTTTTACTATAATTTTTAGGCTTTTGGATATTTTTTATTATGCATTTATTTTGATTAGTGGATTAATGTGCATACATTTAATAAAGTTAATATAATATCTAAAAAACCATTGATTAAGTTTATCATTTATCCTAAATCCACGGTCACACCTCCTTTTAATTCATATATATAATGCGAAATTATTTAATCAGTATAAATAGTAAAACTTTTCCATTGATTTCTAGCCTCATAATGATATAATGTAATTGGGTTAAGGAAAAGGCATTAACGCCTTTTCCTTTTAGATTTAGACTTTTTGGATTTTTTCTTATGTTTTTTGTTGTATATATCCTTTAACTGGAATGCGAGGATAAATACATTAAACAAAGAACCTAAGAACTCCAAAAGGTCTTTTATTTTTTGTAAATCCATGTTGTCACCTCCCTTAACCTTATGTATATATTATATCAAATTATTTTGCATTAGTCAAGTGATTTTGGTAAATTAATATAAAATTTTCCAATATATTTTATAGTTTATACCATTTACAAGTATATAAATATATTAATATATATACTATAGTTATCATATAAGATTAAACTATATAGTATTGTTATTAATTCAATGTATTAGTTAGTCTGTAGCATTATGTAGGTATACATATGTAGATAGGTGTAAGTAGTAATATAATATATGTTAGTACATATAAGTTAGTTCCCTACTGATTAATAATTAACGCTAGTTAATTTAAATTTGTAATAACTATTTTTATAGTGTTGGTTATAGTGGTTTAAGTGGGCGTAGTATGGGGTGGTGCTTTAGGGTATATCAAAATTGATTTTAAGTTTTATTTTTATATTTTAGAAAATATTTATTTATGTATATTAATTGTGGATTTATAATTTAGTAATTGATTTGTTTGTAAGTCTGTTTTTGTATATTTATGTATTGTATATTTGTATTGTAAGTCATCCTAGCAAAATTCTATTTTACAATAAAAACCGACATAGATAACTATATGTTAAAATATAGATATGATAGTACATAATATTAATATAATATAATTTAGTATTAAAAAACAAATTATATAGTATTTGATACTATATATGATTTTCATACCCTACTTTTGTAGTATGCAATTTTCATAATCTTACTTGCAAGTTATTTTTTATTATTTTTATATACTTGAAATTCATTTATAGCCATTTTAACAGTTTTTATTTTCAAAGGTGTAATTATACTTGAAACTATTTTAAATTCTTATGAGTGGTTCTCACGAGGTGAAAGTTTAGATATGATCTTTATTTTATATGTGTAAGATTAGAAATATTGGTTTTAGATATGATTTAGTAATAAATGGTTATAAAGTTTAGCTTAATGTATATTAAGCTAAGTTATTATGTAAACTATATAGACCGGGGGTACTTTTACATTTTAATTTGTACTTGAAAACTATCCTCGGTGCGTAACTCTTCTACACACACCACACAGTTAAAATTTTCAATCTCTCCTAATCTATCGAATCTCGATAAACCATTATAATAATAAAGATTTTCTACAATCTTATAAAATTCAAAAGTACAAAAAATTAAATCGAACAAACCTTTTAATATCAACATTTTTAAAATTTAAAATTCCTATTTCGATAAGGGGATTTTTAATCATAAAAATTCAGCTAACGTTAATATTAATGCGTTTATTCGATTTAATCTATTTTTCATGTAAAAATTACCCTTAAATAACTCAATCATATTGAGAATACTAGCTTTTATCGAAAAACTAGTAAGGTAATAACGTATAAAGACTCACACGACTTTAATCGTGTGAGGTTCATCTTTAGTTATAAATGTTATATAAATAACCATACAAAATATTTAAAAGGAACTTTCATGAAAAAAAGTTGAGTATTATTTTATATGATACCCATTTATAGCAGTATTATACAACTGTATTAATTATTTATTTTCCAAACAAACTCTTAGCAAACACCCATAAAGCTCTAAAGTAATTTATAGGATTACCGTAATATTTTACCCCCTCCCAAAAGTCATTTACGGCTTGAAAACTGTTCAGAAAAATAAGAATTATACAACAACCACAACAAACAATTGTAAAAGCTTTAATCAAATCTGCTTTATTATTACTTCCAAAAGCTCTTATGGTTTTTTCTACAACTGTACCTACAACATAAACTTTCCCTATTTCTAATAACAATTGAAAATTGGTCATTATGTCACCTACTTCATACAATTGCTAACTGTATTTAAAAGTTTAAAAGCAGTAGTTGCTACTGTAGTACCCATTAAAGATATAGTTACAACACTTATACTTTGAGCAATGTCTTGTTTACCTAATGCGGTACATAATTTCTCTATAAGACAACTTCCAACCGCCATACCACCCATAGTAATTATTATTTTTGTATTACCCATAAATAATCCATTCCTTTCTATGGATACATATCCCTTTTTTATTAAAACATCATAATAAAGTTAATATAATATCTTGATATAAGAGGGATATATACCCTCTATTTTCTCTTTTTATAACTTTTAAAATCAACAACATTATTTTCATTAACGGCCTTCTTATGTTCAATATTTTCTGTTTGATTTTGTTTAATATAAATTTTATCTTTTAATTTTTTATTTATATTTTTTGTTTTCTTTAAAAGTAATCTAAGTATGTTACAATTTAAAATTAATATTTGTTTAACTATGTTTGAAAATAAATAAATCAACTTTCCAGCCTTTGTATTTCTTAGAATTATAAATAAAATTTGTAATCCTAAAATACTTATTAAAACATCTATCATTACTTTATCTCCTTTGTGTAATTTGAATCTTTTGTATGGTTTTTTAATAAACTTTTGTGTGATTACTTAGACTCAAAATAATTAATATATTAATTCAAATCATTTATATATAAGTTATTTAATTTTCAACATTAATACAGTTTTAACTATCGATATTTATATCTATTTATATATAAATGAGCAAAATCTCATCAAGACTTCAAACTCTTTTTATAAAAATAAACTGATATAACTATCAATAATTAAAGCTATATAATATTAAAAATGAACACTTATATAATAATTTGCGTTATATAAAAATTACTTTAAGTAAAGTATTCAGCTTCTGTTTATGTAAAATATTCCTTAATGCATTATATGAGAATTATTCAAGAAGTGTGAAACTTGTTTGGTGAAGATGGGGATGCTTTTGCATTGTTCCCCACCCTCTATATAGCTTCACTACGCTATATATTTGAAAATAAAGATGGCTTGATTGCTTGATTATAGGTGTATTAGGTGTGATTATTGTAATCATATACTGTAACATATACTATGATATATGTTATGTTCTAGATTATTTAGTAAATATTTTTAAGAAATTATCTAATTTATGATTCAGATGAATGAATTTTATATTACTTTCTATATCTTGAAAATGGTCTCCACTATCTATTAAAATTACCTGTGGAAACTCTCCAAATAATTCTTGTAATTCATTTGATTTATATAAATCTTCATATTTTTTTATTGTATTATGTCCAAAGTTAGTTGATGCAACTTCAACGATTTGAATATAGTGTTTACCATTAAATTCAAATATAAAAAATCCATCACTTTTTATTTTACCTTTTAACCAATTTTGTTCTCTTTTAAAATACTTTATATCCACGTCATGATACAATAGTTCTGCATAATAATCTAAAAGCAATATTCTGTGTAAGGAGGGTTTTAAATTTTGATATTCCTTAGAGTTAAATGTATAGGCATTTGTATTATTTAAAAAAGATAATTTAGTTATTTTAATATAGTTACATTCCTCTAGTCTCTTTAATCGTCTTCTTGCTATTGCTTGACCTTGGCTTTTATCTTTATAAAATATTTTAGCAATTTGTTTAGCTGTGCATACACCAACATTTTCAATATATCTAGCTATTTGCTTATCATTATCTGTTAACATGTGATCACTCCTTTGGTTTTGGTGGAATGTAAGGTACATAACCTTCAATCTTAGATAAATTTTCTTTTAATAGCTCTTCTTTAGTTTTAGGATGTACTTTAGAGAAATCATTTTTAATATAAGGAGATTTAACAGAATTGCTTTGTTTTTTTATATTGACTTTGGAATTGTTTTCAGATGGCTTATCAATAGTTTTTAATGATTTGATTTTTTGATTTTGTTCTTGTAATTGCTTTATTCCAGCATTTATATCATCTTTTTTATTTTGATTATTAAATTTTGTATTAGAATCACTATCAGATTTTTTATCTTTTTTAGGAGTTTTTACTATGCTTTCCTTAACATATTGATATATACTATCTGTTAAATCTAATGTGTATAAATAGCCCTCATAAGCCTTACAGATTACATATGCTTTTCTAGGAGGTAAGCCTACTGCTTCGTATCTACCTTCGCCTAAAACGATTGTAGAGCACACAGAATCATTAAATCCATAACATACCCTAACGTTACTCATGTTCTTAAGAAAGCTACTTAAAAGTAGCTTCTGAGGCTTCTGGTGAGATATGACATAAGTAATTCCATAAGCACCTCCGAATTGTGCTATTCGTTCTAATAAATCAATAATGTCTTTGTAGAAACTTTTCTTATCTTTTATAGCATTAGCAGCAACAGTCATTATTTCATCTACAACAACATAAATATATGGCAATTTATTTTCAGGATGTTTTCTATTATAATCTTTAAGATTTGGGTCTTGAAAATTATCTATCATAGACATAAATAATTTTTTTCTTCTATTCATTTCTTTATTTATATTTTCTATAATTTTTAAAATAGTGCTCATATCATCACAAAATGCAAATTCACTTACCTGTTTACAGTTTCTATACTTAGCCAAGTCCCCTTTTGCACCTTGTAATAGATATAAACTAACTTCATCTTCAGTATTATTATGAATTAAATTGGTTATTATATGATCTAAAGTACCGTTTTTACCACTTCTAGTTGAGCCAGCTATTAAAATATGAGGTTCTGAATTAATATCAACTAATATAGGATTTCCACTTTCGTCTACTCCTAAAAATAGTTCATATGGCTTTGTAGTTGGTACAGGTTTAAATTTAATCTTATTACAATTTTCAATATATATAAATTTACCATCTATATAGTTTTTATTTGCATAAGTTTTAAGAACAACAGTACACTTTAGGTTATTTTGTAATGTTTCTCTGACACTGCTTAGATGTTTATAGTTGTATCCCCAAGGAATATATAATCTTGCTTCAGCACCATAAGAAGTAAACTTCAAATCATTTGGAGAAAAAGTTTGATGCATTTTATTAAAGAGTTCTGTATAAGTCATTGCTTTTTCCCAATTGCTCAGAAATTCGGTTCTTTTCTGCGCCAGTATTATATCTTCTTTTATCTTACTGGTACATTCTTTAAATTTATCCTTTGATACACCTTGTTTTCTTATATTATCTTCTAAATCAATTTGTTTACCACTTTTAACTTGTTTTTTCTTTTCCGTATTTATATTTTTAGTTTCTTTGTTTTTTAATTTCCAAAATACATTGCTTTCTAAGTTAGCTTTTTTTCTATTTTTAGATTTATTAAATATGTTTTGAAGTGTTTTTTTGCAACTGTCTTTTAATAACAGTTTCTTATTTTCAATTTGTTTTTCTTCATCATGAACATTAATAATATTTCCTTTTGAATCCCTTATAGTAAATTTAGCAATTACTTTGCTGCTCATTTACATCACCCTATTTGTTTATTTTTATATTACAACTATCATTAAATCCTTTTTCGAACTTTTTAATCTTTTTGAGATTTCTTGTAACAGTCATGTACTGCACTTTATTTTTATTCTTATCTTTTGACCATATCTTATAAATGATATATGACACAAACCAAATGCCCCAACATATAAATCCAATCATTGTTATATCCATTAAGCTACCTCCTCAAGATTTATGTAGGTTATATTTTATACTATATACTATGGCATATGTCATAGATATGTGAAGAAATTTGAATAATATTTTAAATTTTACAAATAATATACAAATTGAGAGGTGTTTAGCGTGAGGATTGGAAGAGTATTTAGAAATACTAAGCGTGTTTTTAATATAATTTTATCTATAATAAGTTTTGGATTAGGTGTTCTTAGTTTTATTATATTTGCTATATATAAAACTTATAATTATGTAAAAAGAACTATATTTTATATAAATAAAACGTACAATTATTTAGATATTCAAAAGGAAATTAAAGCTATGGATGGCAGGCAATTCGAGATATTTTGTGGAGAATTATTTAAACAATTAGGGTTCAAAGTTAAAGTAACACAAAAAACTTGTGATTGTGGTAGAGATATAATATTAAAAAAGAATGGCTTTACAACTTATGTTGAATGTAAGAAATACGGAATAAACAACTTGATTGGAAGAGAACCATTACAAAAATTAGTAGGCAGTTCTATTGCGGATAGTGTTTTAAATATGATTTTTATAACTACAAGTGATTTCAACAAAAATGCCAAAGAATATGCTAAAAAAATGGATAGTTTAAAGCTCTGGACTACTATAGATATTATGAAAAACATAGAAAAATTAAATGATAATCAGATATGTACAATATTTAAAAATACAGAAATGAAATATAATCGTGGAAATATAGTTGAGAAATTAGAAAATATTAATGAGAATTTAGTAGAAATAAATAAGAGTTTTAGGTAGGACAATATATTTATCCTACCTAAAACTTAAATATTTAATTTATATATTGATTTATTAGATATCCCAAAAATTATCATCGGCAAATAAATCATCTAGATCTTTGCTTGATAATTTAGATTTTGTTTCTACTTCTTCTTCACCTGATCTATTTTTATTTGTATTCTCACGTTGAACTATTAGGTCGTCTTGAACAACTCTTTTACTTTTTTTATTCTTCATTTCTTTTAATGCTTCTTTAGTTAATTCTATAGCCTCTTTAGGCATTTCACAACCACCAAAAACAATAACATTATTACCGTCATCACCGTTATTGAACTTAGAAAATCCATATACTTCAAAATCTTTTTTCATGGAATTTATATCGAAATCATTCTTGTTTATGTTCCCTATCATACCATCGCAATTAAATTTTTCAGGCATATAGAATACACTAGATTTCATAGAAACATCTATTGCATCATTGATATCTCTTATCTTATTATCTAGTTTCAAAACAACTTTATATCCATTTGAACAATGAACTCTTTTTGTATCAGAACTATCTAATTTACCACCAACTACTTCAAATCCTTCATTTAATTCCTTCATTGCTCTTAAGTTTACTTCTTGTTCATTAGAACATTTGTTATTATCTATGAATTGAATACTATCTATTATTTTTTTATTCTTTAAAGCAATTAATTCATTCCAAGTATCTATAGTATTTTCAAAATCAAGATCACTTTCAGTCAAACTAGGAAATGTTGCAACTATATTTAAGGATTTTTCAGGACATAAATTTTTAACTATATATGGTAATAAAATTATAGCTTTTGAGCCTGTCCCTCCATTCATAGAGCTAAAAAAGTATACTACATCTTGATTAATGAATTTTTTTATCATTTCTGCAAATTTAGGAGCTTCTTCTTTTATGTATTCTTCAGCGACAGTTCTATTTTTACCAGTACCATCAGCATTTGCTATATAAAAGCATCTTCTTTTTCTATCAAAGAATTTTAGGTTTTCCATTTCTGATAAATTAGTATTCATAAAAACACCAGTATATCTTTTATCTAAACCTAAGAAAACATCAAGTTGATTACAACCGCAACCTCCACAACCTACTGCTAATATCTTACTTTTTTCCATTTGTTATACCTCCCCAAATATATTTACTCGTAAACTATTTAACTCTTCAAAGCCTTTTTTTGTGAGCATAAAAGTATCTGCTCTTATAATTTTCAATCCCTTATCAATAAAACCTAATTTTTCAAACTTTTTTAATGTTTGTCTTACTTTTTTATCTGATAATTCAGTTTTTTCTATTATCTCTTTAACAGTTGTGCCATTACCTTTGCAAAGCCCTTTTTTTGTGTCATTTCTGTCAATTATAGCTTTTAATATTCTATAATCATTTTCCGTAAAGATAGTAGAACACATTTTAGATTCACCTCTAACTAAATATATATTTTATTACTATTAGAATACTACTAACTTAGAATTAATTTATTATTTCCATAGATGTTAAATGATACTTTTATAGAACTTATTTTCCTGTAATTAATAATACTATAATACTATATTATAAAGTATATTTCAATACTGTTTGAAATATATTAATATTAATCAATATTAACTTAGAACTTAATTAGTACTAATATAGAACTTAATTATAATTATAATATAATTAAGTTAGTATAAAATTAGAATAATATTAGTATTTATATGGATATATTTTAGTGATTAAATAGATACAAAGCGTTATTATATGGGGTTAATTAAGTATTTATATAGAAGTATAAAGTAAATATATTAGTACTCAATTATTCCTAAGATGTCTATTTAGATAAATTACTATATGAATACAGTGAAATAGTTATATTTAAGTGAAATGAAGTTAAAGTTATTATATAATAAAGTTAAGCAAAGTTAAATAAATCTTAATTTAAAATAAAACTAATTTAAAGTTATATAAATAAATAGTTAAACTAACTTAAAGTGATATTTATATAAATGAAAAGTAACATATACGTTTTAATTTACTTATGTTATACTTTAACTAAGCTTTGTTTAAGGAGTGGTTAAAAGTGAAAAATTTTGATAAAGATAATATTATTGATGCTGAATTTACAAATGTAGAAGAAAACATAAATAATGAGGACACTAAAACAAGGTTGATCCGCGGTGAGCCTTTGTTCTTCACGACAATGCAGGTAAGTAAAATGGTAGGGGTAGAACCTTCAACTATAAGATTCTGGAGTAAAAGATTTGAAAATTTATTAGATGTAGAAATTTCTAATAAAAATAAGCAGTACAAAAAATCAGATGTAGAGAAATTAAAATTTATTAAAAAGTTAACAAAACACGATGGGCTTACGCTTCAGCAAGTGCAAGATTATTGTAGCACAAAAGGTTTTGATATAAATGAAATAGAACAAAGTGTAGTAGATTCTAGTAATCCATTGGCTATTCAAACCATAATGTCAGCTTTAACAGTAGAGATAGATAAGAAGTTAAACTCTTTTTCAGAAAACTTATTAAATGAAATTGACAAGAGGCAAAAGAATGGGGTTTTAATTCAACAAGAAATGAATGATAAACTTCATGAAACTATAGCATTAACAGTAGATGAAATAGTTTCTGAAAAGTTAGACAAGTCTGTATCTGAGTTTAAATCCTATGTAGACGAAAAAGAAAGACAAGCTACTTCGAGAGATATAGAAATGATTGATATGTTAAAAAACAACATGGAAGAAAGAAAAAAGCAACAAGAAGAGATAGAAGCAGAAAAGAAGAAATCATTTTGGGGAAGGTTATTAGGAAAATAATCTTCCTTATACCTTAAATTGTGACATCATGAGAAAAGATATGAGAGCAAATTAAACGAAATAGATATAATATACTAGGGAAAGAGAATGTATCTTAAAATAGATTAGAATAAGTTTTAAGAATATATATAAAATAATTTGAATTTACCAAAATGATAGTTGGCCAATACAAAATAAGTTTAAAATATAAAAGCATACAAAAGGAGAGATTATTATGAAAAGATTTTTTTTACATAATTTAGGTATTTACATATAGAAATTATGGTAAATATGTTATATAATAGATAGAGTAGTGCACTATATTTTATATAAAATAAAAAATTTGTTTAATAATATTAAAATAAAGGTGGGTTAATATGAAAAAGAAAATGAGTATTAAATTTATAGTATCAGTTTTGTGTGGTGTTCTAATGCTTTTTAATTTGACAGGAAGTGTACATGCCGCATCAGATGATATTGTGTTTCGTCCTAACGGAAATGTTACTGCTGTTGTTACAGCCGATGATGTATGCTTTAGAAGACATGCAAGTACAAGTTCTGAAATTATCTATATTTTACAAAAAGGTGATAGGGGGAAATGGCTAGGAGGAACTGCTGGAAATGAATGGGGCAAAGTTCTTTATAATGGTGTAACTGGTTTTATTTATTCTCAATATCTTAAATATGAATAAGTAAAGTTTTTTATTAATACAAAAATACTCGCTCTTTCAAGAGGTGAATTAAATAAATTAATGAAAGAACGAGTATTTTTTATGATTGTAGCGACTTGGCAAGAACACCCGTGACTTCAGTCATGGGATGAATTGTCAAAAGTATTTGATATATTTAAAATAATTTGTTAAAATAAATACAAGGAGGTGAGATAAAATGAAATTAAGTTTTAAATATTATCCTAAATTTAATCAACAACAATTAGATATTATGGAAGAATTATCTTATCATACAACAAAATTATATAATATAGCAAATTATGATTGTAGGGAAGATATGGTCAAATCTTATGTAGAAATGAATAAGTTATATAACAACAACTACCATAAACAGTTTTTACACAGTCATAACTATCAACAGTGTCTTAAATTATTAGAAAAGAATTGGAAGTCTTATTTTGCTAGTATAAAAGATTATAAAAAAAATCCTAGTAAATACAAAGGCATTCCAAGACGACCTAAATTTAAAAATACTGATAATAAAAAGAATGAAGTTATATTTACTCAACATGCTATAAGAATACAAGATAATATACTTAAATTATCCTTATCAAAAGAAATGAAAAATAAATTTCAGGTTCAAAGTTTAAATTTTAATATGAAAAATATTAAAATACCTGTAGATTTAATAACTATTAAACAGATAAAATTACAATGAGATAATTCAAAGAAAATATGGTATTTAAATATGATTTGGGTTAAAGAAGAAGTTAACATAGCCAAGGATTATGATAATATTATGAGCATTGATTTAGGATTAAATAATTTAGCTACTATAACATTTGAAAATAATACAAATTCTTATATTATTGATGGTAAATATATTAGATCTAAAAATAGTTATTATAATAAAGAAATAGCTAAATTGACAAGTATATCAATGAAACAATGTAAAAATTCTAAATATTTTAAGAGAACAAAACAAATCAATAAATTACAGACAAAAAGGAATAACTTTATTAAAGATTATATTCATAAAGCAAGTAAGAAAGTAATTGATGTAGCTATTATTAATAGATGTCATACTATTATAATAGGTGATTTTAAAGGAATTAAACAAGAAAATGCTGCTAAATCATTTGTACAAACACCTCAACAACAATTAGTTGATAAAATTAAATATAAAGCTGAATTATTAGGTATAAAAATAATAATGCAAAATGAATCATACACAAGTGGATGTAGTGCTTTAGATTTAGAAGAAATAAGCAAAGATAGTTATAATAAAAATAGAAGAATATATAGAGGTTTATTTAAAAGTAATAAAGGAATATTAATTAATGCAGATATAAATGGTAGTTATAATATCATGAGAAAGTATTTAAAATGTACTCCAAGGTCTTTGATAAAGATGATGGATAATGGATTTTTGAACAATCCAATACGTTTAAGGGTGGCGTAGTAATACGTGGAAACTTAAATATCAAACAACGTATAAAAAATCACGCGACTTTAGTCGTGTGAGGTTCAAGAATTTAGCATTTCATTTCGCGACTTAACCTATAGGATGAAATGCTAAAAATAATAGTTGACCAATATAGAACAATTTATTAAAATAGAAACAGAACAAGTGAAAACAAATGAAGAAATTATAAAATATTAAGAAATAAAAACTGAGGTACGAGGGTTTTGTTTCTTATAATATATTTTATTAATTATTAGTATATATTGTTATATTAGTATATATTGTTTCACTCTCTTTAGTGACCAAATTACATTTACGTAGACTTCCTAAAAGAATGTAATTACATTTACGAAGTTAATTTAACTAAGTTGTGTAATGTTTTTTACATTCTCGGAGGAGAGAGTCAAAATATAAAAAAGGGACGTGTTTAATTGTGAATAATGACTTTTTTGTACAAGTATCGAATAATATGTTAGTAGAAGATAGGGAGTTAGAAGGTAGTTATATTTTATCTAATGAATCTTTACTCATATACATATTAGTTTGCAAAACTATGACTATAAGAAACTATTGTACTTTTTCTATTAATCAGCTGTTTGATTTTTTACAGGTCAATCGTAATCAAACTAAAATGTTAGATAAAATTAAAGGTTGTTTATTAGAACTAAAAGAAGTAAATATATTTTCATATTACGAAGATATTGATTTAAAAAAGGAAGTTAAAGATGTAAACAAACTTAAAAAAGGGGAAATGTATTTTGTACAACTGGATTATGAGTTTGATAATAATTTTTTTATAGTTTATGATAATGAAATAAAAAAAATATTAGATTATTGCAAAGGTAAAAAGAATATAGATAAATTCAAATTAACAGGATATTTTTGTTATTTAATCATGAGAATGAATAAGGAAAATAAGATTTGTTATCCTTCATTTGATAAAATAGAGTTTGATGTAGGCATAGGAACTAAAGCAATAATATCATATAATACAATTTTAAAAGAATTAAAATTAATAGATTATGTTAATGCTGGATATAGAGTTGTAAGGGGAAAAGTAAAGCAAGATGTTAATTATTATTGTAGATATAAAGATAGGGAATGTTTAAAAGAATATGCAAAAAGATTTAAAGAAGATAACAATCTAAAAGTACAAACAATTAATGAAAAGAAAAAAAGTAATAAAAAGAGAAGTCTAAAGCAGAAAATTAATTATTTAGAGAAGTTAGGAGATATTAGTGGATCAAAACAAATAAAAGATATATATGATAAGTTATAATTAAGAACTATTGAATCATTTAATAGTATAAATGTATAATTTTATTGTAAAATAGAAAATTTTTCATAACGGGACTTGAATAATATAAAATAATTTGTTATAATATGAGCATGATGAAGTAGAAGAAGAATTGCTAAAATGTCAAATATAATATAAAGGAAGGAAACTGTATAATGAAGAAAATAAAATCAAGTAAAAACTTAAAAAAAGGAAAGTTAACTAAAGATGAATTAAAATTATATGATTTAGAAGATAAAGAAATAAATATAATCTTAGAATATCAAAAAAAATTACCTGTGTTACAAAAAGAAAATGAAAATTGGGTTAACGCAAGAATTTTGCATAATGAATTAGGTGTAGGTAGGGACTTTACCACATGGATAAAACAACAAGTTGAAGATTTGGATTTGGAAGAGGAAAAAGAATACAATATAAGATGGGTAAAAGGTAGCGACACCTTTAAAGGGGACGCTAGTAATTCTAATAAAATGGTGGCTTTAGGTTATAATAAAGAGTATTTTATAATTATTGAAATTGCAAAAGAAGTAGCTATGGTTGCAGGAGCAAAAGGTGGACGAACTGGTAAAGAATTAAAAGAAAGAAGTAAAATTGCTAGAAAATATTTTATATACATAGAGAAGGCTTTCAAAAATAGATATGAATGGAATTTAGATAGGGAAGATACAATTATTAAATGTAAGACATTAAAAAGTGCTTTAATAAAATATAAAAATCAGGTAATAAAGACAATACCTAAATATACGCATAATAATCAATTTATAGCTGAATTCTGTTTATTGAATGAGGTCATTATTGGAATGTCTGCGAGTGAATATAAAAAGAGAAAAGGGTTTTCAAAAGATTTCCCAATTAGGAATAGCTTTAGCGAAAAAGAGTTAGAATTAATTCAAATACTAGAACAATATGATTCAGACTTAATAAGAATACAAAATGAATTTAACTATGAAGATAGAAGAAAATTTTTAAGTAAAAAATTAAAAAGCCTAATACAAAATAATTTGTAATTATAGATAGGAGAGGGGCTATGAAAAGCTTATTAAAAGCAAAGGGTAAAATAATAGGGGAGTTTAAAGGAGATTCTAATCTATGCAATTATAGATTATTGGAATCTAAGAAAGAAGATTTAAAAAATCATTATATAACAGGCATATTTAATAATAACCTAGGTGAATTTGTACATATAAGGTTGTTAGATGGCAAAAAACAAATATTTAATAGTAAAGGTATACTGGAATATAGAAACGATTTAGGAGGTTCTCTGTGGCGTGTATTCGTGGGAGATAAATGTTTAGATGATGTATTGTGGACATACACAGATAAAGCAAGAGATATAGAAGTTATTATAGAGTTGGTTGAGAAAGGGGACAAGTAATATGTGTTTAATAGATGATGATAAAGAAGTTATAATTGAGTATAAAAATATTTATGATTATGAAGGAGATAGACAAGCTTGGAGAAAGTGGACAAGACTAAATAATAAAATTAAGCGAGAAGAAAATTCTAAAAACAAAGTATATCGTACAGAAGAAGAGTATTGGAGTCAACAAATGAAAGAATGGGACTTTATGCTATAAAGTTAAAGTTAATTTTACATATTGATATAATAATTTATAAATATATATTAAAACAAGTATTTTATTTAAATTTAGGGAGGGATTGAATGCTAACTTGCCAAGTAGGTAAAAGTATTATTGATACATTTAGCTACAAAGAAGAAAAATTAAGAGAATGGTCAAATAAATCTATGTTAAAATGTCCAGTTTGTAATTCAAATATGATATATTGTCATGGTGATTTTAAAATACCTTATTTTAGACATGAAAAAGACAGTGATTGTCCTAATATATATTCGGAAGGAGTAACACAAGAACATTTAAAAGGAGTTCAATGTATTTATAAATGGTTAAAAAATCAAGAAGCAGTAATGAATTTACAACTTGAAAAGTGGATTCCAGAAATAAGGCAGAGACCAGATATTTATTTTGAAATAGAAGAAAATAAAGAAATTAAAAAATACGCTATTGAATTTCAATGTTCACCTATAGCAACTAAATATAATGAAAGACACAATTTGTATAGACTTAATAATATTAATGATATATGGATATTGGGGGTTAAAAAATACGATTTTAATAATTGTAATATTGATAAGTATATATATAATAATAAACCAGTTGAAGAATATACTACAAAAACAATAGAAAGGGAAGTTTACAATCAAACTAAAATTATAAATTATTTTGATTGTAAATCAAAGCGAATGTATCAAATTAAAAAATTTAATAATACTCTTAGAAATAGATGTAGTATGTGTGGTGAGTATTATACAGTTCCTTTAAAAACTAAATTTGATATAGAGTTTAATTCTGCATTTCTTGAAGAATATAAAATAAAAGAATTATATAATTTAAAGGAAGACAAAGATAATGATAATTATTATAAAAACATATTAACAAATACTAGGGATTTTATTATAAAATATTTCAACAAACAAGACTTTTTAAAGGATTTAAAAACAAATATAGATAACAAAGGTAATTTATATATGAATTTTGATATATATGACAACAAGTTTCATGTAGAGTATATAATTTCAAATAAAAAAGATATTGATAAATATATAAAAGAAACATATGAAAAATATAAAAATCTAAAAATTAAACCACTAATATTTACTAGTAATTTAATTTCTAATTTAAATGAATATGCATATGTAATAAATTTAATTAGAAATAAGATTTATTTACCATATTATAATTATAATAAAATTTATTCTAGCAGTTTGGATGATTTAATATTTGATGGTGAAGTGTTAAATATTAATGGAGTAAAGTTAGATATTTTAAAAGAACAAATAGAGAGAGCTAAATTAAAAAAAGAAAGAGATATAAAAAATATTTTATTTAATCAAAGTAAAATATTAAATGATATGAAACATCAAAAAGAAATTGAAGATTTTAGAAATAAATACAAGAAGATTTTAAACAAAGAAATAATATTAATTGATGGTTATTTTAGAGTTGATTCAAATATAAGATTTAAATTTATAAAAAACTTTAAAAACGAAGAAAATTTTATATTAAATGAAATACCTAAAATAATTTCAAATTTAAAAAACAATCCCCAAATATACTTAATGACTCCAAAGCTAAGAGAATATAAAAGAATTTGCAAAAGGGATATGGATAAAATTGCTAATATAATGAATGAATATGGCTTTAGTAACATTAAAATATATAATGAGGAGAATAAATAATGGCATTAAATAAACAAATACATATATATTCGGTAGATACAAGTGCTTTTTATAAGAAAGAAGAAAATATATTTCATGATAAGATAAATAATTTTTGTATTTATAGAAATAATTTAATAAGAAAAAGAGATAAATATAAAAAAAGATATAAAAAAGATTTCCCAAATCATAAATGGGAAAAAAATACACAGAAAAAGATAAAAGTCACTAATAAAAGAATTAAATATGAAAAAGAATTGCTTATTAAAAAATTAAAAGAAAACAAAAATATTAGAAAATTAAATAATAAATATTTGATTGATAAAAATATAATATCAGTTTTTGAATCTACATTAACAAGATTGCTAAATATAGAAACCAATTCGTTATCAAAAGAATTAATTATAGTGCAAACATATTTTTTTGATGTTTTAGAAGATATAATATTAAACGGATTTAATTTAGAAAATGAACATTATGTGCCTCTTACCGCAAGTGCTGGTCAGATTAGAACTAAAAAGACAGTTTTTATTAAAGAAAGTAGTTTTAATGAAATAAAAAATTCTATAACTTGTGGTTTAACATTAGATATAATTAATGCTAAAGGTGGAGTAAATGTAAATAAATATTTAGCTTATCTAGCACTTTCAAATTCTGCAACAGATGAATGGATTGATTTTGATATAGATAAAGCAATAGTTGTAGATGATATGGAATTTGAAATTGAACAAGAAGTGGATTTGATAAATGAAAAAGATTATTCTATAAATAGAAAAATAATAAAAATACCTATAAATCATACAGATGGATGTGGTATGATATTACCTTCAAAATCAAAAAAGGCTTTTATGTGTAGGTTACCTTGGGTAAAAGGATTACTTGAACCTTTTGGGTTTAATAGATTTATTAAAATGCTAAATAAAGAAACAGATAATTATTGTGGTAAAATAAAAGATATATATGGAAAAGAACACGATATATTGAAAGAAAAAATAGAGGTGGTATTTACAAAGTCACAGTTTAAGATGTGGAAGTATTATAATTCATGGGAAGAGTATAAAGATAATTTTAAAAAATATAATTGTCAGGCAGGAAAATGTAATGAAGAAGAAATTAAATTTTCTAGTGCTAAACTAAACTATCAAATGTTGCAAACTCTTACAGACATGAAAAATAAAGAATTAAAAGAATTAAGTAAGTTAACAATTAAAAACATACAACAAATAGGAAATGATAGAAATACGATGTTGAAAGTTTTAGGCGTAACAAAATCAAATACTAATAAAAATTACTTACAACAATCACTAGAAATTTATCCTGAATTATTAAATGATACATATAGCAAAGAAATTTTAAAACAAACTAAAAAAAGCTTAGTCAAAGATGGACGAGCAGGGAAATTAGATTTAGGAGATATGGGTACATATACTTTTATAAGTCCAGATTTATATGCATTTTGTGAATGGTTATTTTTAAAACACGATAATAAAAAACATTTTTATGAAGATAAAACACCGAAAGGATTACTTAATGATAAAGAAGTATATTGTAAGTTATTTAAAAACAAGCCTAAATTAGATTGTTTAAGGTCTCCACATTTATATAGAGAGCATGCAATAAGAAATAATGTAATAGATAAAGAAAAAAATACATGGTTTGTTACTAATGGATTATATACGAGTTGTCATGATGCAATTAGTAAAATATTAATGTTTGATGTGGATGGAGACAAATCATTAGTTTGCTGTCATGATACTTTATTAGAAGTTGCTAAAAGAAATATGAAAAATATAGTACCGCTTTATTATAACATGAGAAAAGCAGACCCACAGATAATAAGCAGAGAAGTAATATTTCAAGGTTTAACGGCAGCTTATACAGGTGGAAATATTGGAATGATTAGTAATAATATATCAAAAATATGGAATAGTGATAATATAAATCTTGATGTAATTAAATTACTCTGCCTTGAAAATAATTTTGTTATAGATTATGCAAAAACATTATATAAACCTACACGACCTAAAGATAAGAAAAAATTAATTACCGATTATACAAAGTTGAAAGTACCACATTTTTTTATATATGCTAAGAAAAAAGATAAATCAAAAGTAGAGCCTATGAATAAAAGCACAGTTAATAGGCTTGAAAAAATAATACCAAATCCTAAATTAAACTTTAAAGCAATAAATTTAGGCAGTTTTGATTATACAAAAATGATGAAAAATAAAGATATAGAATTAGACCAAGAAATTATAGCTGAATATACAAAACAAGATTTAAGAAAAAGATTTATGATAAATAAAGATGATAATGATGAATCTAAAAATATAAGTTATTTATATGAAAAAATAAGAGGAAATATATTGAAAATAAATAATGATATTTATTATGTAACAGATGTATTAGTTAAATTTTTGTATGAGTTTAAAAAATCTAATTATAAAACTACTTTATGGGAATGCTTTGGACATATAATCGTTGAAAATTTAAAAGAAAATATTAAAGAGGGATATATATTATGTGAAATATGTGGTAAAAGAATTAAGCTAACATCTAATAATAGAAAATTTTGTAGGGAATGCTGGAAAGAAGAACAGAGAAAGTTATGGAGAGAAAATAAAAGAAAGCATAGAAAAAAATAAAATGTCCAAGTTTAGAAAATTATTTATAAATGTGATGGTTAAGCTATTTGTTGAGTATTAATTTATTATAGGATGTTATATAAGAATCCTTCAAATCCATTGATATGATTGGATTTACAAAGGTTTTATGTATTAAAAATAGCAGAGTGTATAAGGGGAAAGTAATTTATATATACAAAGACCAAGGAATGAAATCTCTCCACTTATAATAAAATCAAGAATGTAATTTAATATAATTTGATAAGTTGCAATTTAATCATAAGGATTAAATTAATATTATAAAATTTTAAAAAGAGAATTTTTAAGGAGGAAATAAAATGGTAAAGAAAGAGTTATTAAAAGGAATGGTAGAGGAAACTAAAGGAGAGTTAAATCAAAAACAATGTGAATTAGCATTAAAAGCGTTTGAAGAAGTAGTAGGAAAAGCTTTAGAAAATGGAGATAAAGTTACATTAACAGGATTTATGACAATGGAAACTAAAGAAGTTGCACAAAGAGAAGTGTTTAGAAATCCTAGAGAACCAGAATTAGGGAAGAAAGTTGTTCCTGCACATAAAGGTGTAAGAGTCAAAGTTGGTAAATCATTAAAGAATCGTATATTATAGAATTAAATATAAAATAATTTTGTATATAGTTATACATAGTGAAACTTATATGTAGAGCAAGGACTTATATTCTTGTTCTACCTCTGTAAGAGAGGGAGTATTAAAATGAATAAAAATATTAAAGTGTTTATAGATACAAATATTTTATTACATACTGATAATTTAGATATATTATTAGAGGAATATGGTGAATTGTATTTATCTAGTGTAGTTATTGAAGAATTAGAATCGATAAAAACAGACTCCAGAAAAGACAATGAAGTTAAATTTAGAGGACGAATTGCATTAAGACATATAATTGAAAACGAAGATAAGTATAAAATAATATTATGTGAAGACAAACACAGAAAAATCTGTGAAGATAAACATTTAGAACAGAGTAATGATAACTTAATCATTGCAACTGCTTATGAAGAAAGTCAGAGAAGTGAAGTTAAGTTTATAAGTAATGATATTTTAGCTTATAAAGTAGCTAAAGAAATATTTGGTTTGGATTCAATTAGATTAATTCAACAAGAAGACGAATATAAAGGTTTTAAAGAATTTGTAGGAAATACAGACGATGTTAATGAATTATTTTTGCAATATGAAAAGGGAAATAATTCATTAAATTTATTAGAAAATGAATATTTAATTTTGAAAAATACAGACTTAGATAAAGTTTATGAATATAGATTTAATAATGGAAAACTTAATTTGATAAAACTCCCTCCATCAAAGGTTGTTAAGGGATGGAATAGCAAACAACGATGTGCTTTAGATTTATTAATGGATAAGAATATTCCTATTAAAATAATAGCAGGTAATTTTGGTAGTGGAAAGACTGTTCTTAGTATTAGAACAGCTGTACATCATATTTTAGATAAAGGAAATTATTATAAGATAATGCTAGTAAGAAATCCTTTAGGTTCAGGTGAAGAAATTGGATACCTAAAAGGTACAAAAGAGGATAAAATAAGAGAATTTTATAAGCCAATAGAACAAAATTTAGATGGTGGAGAATTTCAGTTAAATGATATGGTAATGAAAGGACAATTAGAAATGGAGATACCATATTATATGAAAGGTATGAGCTTGAAAGATACGTTTGTTTTAGTTGATGAATGTGAAGATTTAAATAAAAAAATATTTAAATTAATAGGTTCAAGAATAGGAAATAATTCATGTGTAGCTTTTGTAGGAGATTGGAAACAAGCTGAAGCAAAGTATATGAATGATAATGGACTAATTCAATTCATACAATACGCAAAAGGAAATCCACTAGTAGGAATTGTAGTACTTGATGAAGATGTAAGGTCTAGTGCAAGTAAATTATTTGCAGATTTTTAATAGTATAAAATAATTTAGTTATATTTTAAAGGAGAGGTTTTTTAATGGCGAAACAATCAATAAATGAAAAAATAATAACAACTCATAAATTAGATATTGAAGGTACCTTAAATGTAGATAATCTACAGGAAAATATGTTGCTAGCTGAATTAGAAGATGAAGGTGAAAAAGACTTAAAAAATTTAATAAGTAAATTTAATGGTAAATTCGTAAGAATATCAATAACTGATAAAGTTGAAGAAATACCAGAATAATTTGATAGTTATTTAAATAGTGGATCAAAACAGATAAGAGTAGAAAAAAATATTAAAAATATAGTTTAGCTGTGACTTGACAAAGTATAGACTAAAGTAATATTTAATGATTAGAGGTAGGTAATATATCTGCCTCTTTATTTAATTTAAAATAATTTGTAAATATTATAAAGCCCATCTTTGTTTATATAAGAGGTGGATTTTTAATATTTACAAAAAGTGTGGTTTGTATAAGACAAATTGCTTATATAAACGTCAAACTTTCTTCTATTAAAGTAGTACGAGATACTACAATAGAAAATTAGAATATATTAATGTATTGCGGGACAATACAATATATTCTTTTTATCTAAAATATGTAAGAAGAAAGGGAATGGTGGAATGGAAAAAGAATTAAAAGTGTTAAATGAGGCTGAATTTGAAGGACAAAATATAAAGATTATAATTGAGAATGATGAACCTTTATTTGAGTTGTATAGCGTAGGTATGGCTTTAGGACAAGTAGTAAAAAATTCAAAAGGAATAATATATCCTAATAAAAAGAGAATTGATAAAAATATTGAAAATGCTGAGATAAAGCCTTGTTTACGTGATGCAAACAAATATTTAACAGAAGAAATGTTATATGATTTAATGTTAGAAATGAAAACTGATAAAGTTAAGCCTTTCAGAAAGTGGATTACTAAAGAAGTACTACCAACAATTCGTAAAACAGGTGGATATGTAAATAACGCAGAATTGATGGTAAATACATATTTTAATGCTTTAGATAATACACATAAAGAAATAGTGAAAGGTCTATTTGTAAATATAGAAAACCAACAGAAGCAAATAATTAATTTAAGAAAAGAAAATAAATTATTGGCTAAAGATGTTTCTGAATGGGCTAATGAAAGTATAATAAATGCTTTAGTAAGAAGAGATGGTTCCAGTGTACATAATTTTGCGCAAGCATGGATAACATGGAAAAAGAATATTTTATATAGATATGGTATTAATATAAATAGCAGAATGACTAATTATTTAAATAATACATATAAAAAGACCAAGCCTCAAACATTATCAATGCTTAAAAATAAAGAGGAGCTAACTATGGCTTTAAAAACGGCTATATCTATGTGTAGAGATGAAAACATAGATATTTCAGATATATTGGGAAAACATTTAAAAGAAGAAGATTTTAATAGATTAATAAAAGAAGATAATTAATACTTATACATATTTTTAAAGGAGAATTTTAAAAGATGAATATAGAGCAAAGATATGGTGAAAAGATAAGATGTAAAGAATGTAGTAGAGAGGTTCAGTTAAATGAATTTAGTACAGAGGTAATTGGAGTTAACACAGTAGTAGTCTATTGTGAAAATGGGTGTGAATTTATATTAGAGTAAATTAATACAAAATAATTTTTGATTAGTTTTTAAAGGAGAATGTTATGGGGGAATTTTTAAAAAGAAAAGAAGTGGAAAGCGAATTAGAGTTCCATAAAAGAATTGTTTACGGAAAATTAGTTGATAAAACATTAGATGATATGGATTATAGAGAGTTATCAACTTATGCATATGGAAAAGAATATTCCTCAGATGTTGCAAGGCGTATGTTCTATGGTAGCAGAAATACACTAAATTTAATAGATGAAAACAAATTGAATAACATATCTGATAACGATACTTTAAATGAAATTGAAGAAAAGAAACTAGAATTAAAAAAGGAAAGAATGAAGTTAAATACTTTAAAGACTATAACAAATAAAGATTTGCGAGAAACTGCAAGGATAGAATTATATTTAGAGCAATTAAAAGAAGCTATAGAAAATATTAAACCTTTATATATTCCCAAAGAAGAAAATTATGATTTTGACATAATAGAAGATAAAGTTGGATTATTAGGAATAAGTGATATTCATTTTGGTAAAGCAGTAGAAATTAAAGATTTAAAAGGAAATATAATAAATAGATATAATGAAGATGTGTTTAAGAATAGAATGGATAAATTATTATGGGAAACTGTTTCAATAGTTAGAAAGGAAAAATTAGATAAATTAATTATATATAATTTATCAGACTGTATTGATGGAATACTTAGAATTAGTCAGTTGAAAAATTTGCAATATGGAATTATTGACAGTGTAATAAAATTTAGTGAATTTATGGCAGAATGGCTGAATAAATTGAGTAAATATGTGTCTATAGAATATTATCAATGTTGGGGAAACCATGATGAATGTAGAATTTTAACAGGTAAAAAAGGTGATTTCCCAGAAGAAAATGTTGGCATATTGATAATGGAATTTTTAGAATTGAGGTTGAAAGACAATAAAAATATCATAATTCATAATGAAAATCAAGCTTATATATTTGTTAATATTCTAGGTATGAATATATTTGGTTTTCATGGTGAGAGTAAAAATTTAAGTAATGCTTTAAAAGATTTACAAATGATATATAAAGAAGATATAGATTTATTGTTGGCAGGACATTTACATAGTGGGAATCTTATCACAGCTGGTATGGGAGAGTATGGGGATATTCAATGCATAAGAATACCTTCATTATGTGGTATAGATGATTATTCAGTTAAATTAATGAAATCTGCTAATGCGGGTAGTAATTTATTTATTATTGAAAAAGATAAAGGAAAAACAATTACATATGATATTAATTTGAATATTAATTTTTAAAAAGAAAGATTAAAAGATAACTACAATGAAGGTGGTCATATATGAACTTGGCTATTTTGAATGATAGATTAATGAATAATAAACCAATTTATTTTCAGAAAAAAAGAGTAAGTATTATATGTATATATGATGTATTTGGATTGGTAGATTAAAGGAAATGGATAGTGAGGATATATTTGTAGTTGATGCTTTAACTCTATCAGATAGCCCATATAGTGAAAAAAGTATTTGCGTTAATAAATTATTAACAGACATAAAATGATAGGGTTTCTTAACAAGAATTAAAATAGATATTAATATAAAATAATTTGTTGGAATGAAGGAGAATCGTGTATGAGATTAGATAATTATGATGAGTTCGTAGAGCATGTAGTGGATAAATTTTATGAAGAAGATAATATACAGGTGATTTGTGACTATGATTTAGCAGATTCATTAATGAATGAATTTGGAGATATGGATTATACAGATTATAAAGGAATTGATCTGCAATCAGACGTTGATGAGTATTATGTTACTAAATTTGAGGAAAAGTGTTTCTGTATAGAGCCATTAAAAGTGAATAACAAGATAAAAACAACAACTAGTGATTATTTTATTATAGATAGTAGTATTCTAGAGGATAATCCAACTTTGTTAGAGTATCTAGAGGGCGATAATTTTGAAGTTGAAATTATAGATTATAATTTGGAATGTGATTGTAAAAATTGTTGTGAGTCTTGTAATTGTGAAGAGGAAATGGATGAAGAAGATTTTGTATATCTTCAATTAGCTGATTTAATTGAAGAATATGTAGGTTTGATATTGGATAACGAACGTAAAGAAGAAGTTCTAGGACATGCTTTAACTGAATTTGCAGGTAGGGTTTTAGAAGAATTTAGCCTAGAGAAGAGAGAAGAATAGTCATAAAAGAGTGATTTTATTTAAAAGTAATTTAAAGAAAAATTAACTGATTTTCATGGTGAAGACCAGATACCTATAGGTAAAAGAGCGGCTAATCTAACTATTTTAGCTAAAAGAGTTATGTTAAGAATAGGTATATTGCCAACAACATTTTTTGTAGCAAAAAAGTTAGAAATTATTTATCATGAAAAAATATAGAAAGGAAGTGAAAATGAAAAATGGCTAGTAAACCTAAGATGAAATGCCAAGGTAAATGCCAAGGCACAAAATCAGTAGATAAATTCTATCGTAGTCAATCTCCAAAACATGAAATATTCGGAGGCTATTGTCCTTATTGTAAAGATTGTTTACAAAAGCTTGTTTATGTAAATGGAGTTTTCGATATAGAAAAATTAAAATTTGTACTTAAAAATTATTTAGATAAGCCATTTTTCAATGATGTTGTAGATAGTATTATGACTACAAACACATCAAATCCTTTAGGAATGTATTTGAAACAGTTAAATCTAAGAAAGCAAGTTGGAAATGACGTCATGACATGGAAAGATGGAGAAACTGGAGAATCTGAAAATGTAAGGGATAGTAAAGATAATAAATTTGAAAAGAAAAAAATAAGCAAAAAAGATAAAGAAAATATTAAAATCGCACAAAAAGATGTTCTTAAATTATTGGGGTATGACCCTTTTATTAATGAACCCGAAGATGATAAATACAAATTATATAATAGTTTAATTGATTATTTAGATGAATCTACCTTAGAAGATAGTTTTAAAATTCCTACAGTTATACAAATAGTTAAGACTTTTAATCAAGTAGATAAAATAGATAATGCATTAACAGAATATATGAATGATAAATCTAATATAGTTGGAAATGCTAGTTCTATTAATACCCTATTTGGAGCTAAAAAAAATATGTTGGCATCGATATTAAATATGGCAAAAGATAATGGAATAAGTGTAAATCATAGTTTAAATAAATCAAAAGGTGCAGGTACTTTAACAGGTTCAATTAAAAAACTGCAAGATTTAGGATTTAATGAAGCAGAAATTAATCTGTTTAATATTGAAACTTGCGATGGTATGCAACAAGTAGCAAATGCTAGTAATAAAAGTATTGTACAACAACTTATGTTTGACGAGAATGATTATACCGAAATGATAAAAGAACAACGAATATTGATTGAAAAGTTTAGAAGTAGTGTTGAAAAATTAGAGGAAGAGAATAGACAATTAAAAATACAGCTATCACAAATAAAAGTAGGTGATAGTTAAGCATGGAATATCAAGTAAAAAAAACTAAAATAGAAATGTCTGAAAGAAAGAAGGAAAACTATATTAAACTAGCTCAAGTAATACAATGGGGTAGAAAATATCCTGTAAAGTTTGTAGATAGATTTTTTGGAATTGAGCTTTTAGACTATCAAAAATATGTATTTCTAAACAGTTGGACAACTCCATTTTGTGTATGGTGTCAATGTAGAAACAGTGGTAAATCTACATTAGGAAGTCCTTTTATAATGGCAAAGTCAATACTTGTTCCCAATTTTCAAGGGTATTTATTAGCTGGAGATGGCTCACAATCAAAAGAGTTGTTTCAAAAAATTGAGAAAATAGCAAAGAAAGAAATAGCCTCTTTTACTGGATTAACTGATATCTTTTATAATGAATTAGTAAAAAGTGTTAGTAATTCTGATGGTTTTATCCATAATCCGAATTCTTTTGAGTATAAATTATTTAATGGAAGTAAAGTTAATACTTTAAATAGTGTTGCTAATAACCTAAGAAGCAAAAGAAGTAACTGCAACTTTTATGATGAGGCTGGGTTTATACCAGATGAATTATTTGTTGCTACTGAACCTTTTACAACACAAAATAGTGATTTTAGATTGGGTGGAGATTCAGATGTAACTTTATTACCAAGACAATTTCCAAATCAATTAATATATGCTTCATCAGCTTCAAGCGTAGACACATACTTTTTTAAAAAGTATAGGGAGTTTTCTAAAAGAATGTTTTTAGGAGATAAAAGATATTTTGTTGCGGATATAAATAGTGATATTGTTATGAACGCTACATTCAATGGTAAAATTTATCCCGTTGCATTAATAACACAAGATAAAATAGATAATGCTACAAGGGAAAATCCTGAAAAAGCTAATCGAGAATATCGAAACATATTCTCTAAAGAAGGTGGCGATAATCAAATAGTAAAAAGAGCAACAGTTATAAGAAACAGTTTCTCATATAAACCAGTTTTATTTAATGATACTAATAGAAGAATAGTTATGGCTTATGACCCTGCACATGACTATGATAATTCTATAGTATTAATTGCGGAAGAGATTTTTAATGAAAATATAGGGTGGTATTTGAAAATTTTAAATTGTGTATGCTTTTTAGATATTAGTAAGAAAAGTAAAAAACAATTAAGAACACCTGAACAAATTGACTATATAAAACAATTATTATTAGACTATAATGGAAGTCAAAAAGCAGATTATGAAAATATTGATTTATTAATGGTGGATTCTGGTGCTGGTGGTGGGGGACATATAATTGGAGATTATTTTATGGAAGACTGGGAAGATAAAAACGGTATAAAACATAAAGGTTTAATAGATAAAGAAGTAAATGAAGAACATGTTTCTAAATTTCCAAATGCAGTAAATAAAATAAAATTAGTTAGCCCTAAAAAATATAGAAATGAAATGTTTTCAGCGTTAGAAGAAATGGCAAATTTAGATTTAATAAAATTCACTAAAGATTATGATATGAAAGGATATATATATTTAGATGAAGAAAATCAAATGGATGAAGATAATGATTTAAAACAATATAAATTGAGTATTGATGAAGAAGTTTCTTTAAAACAAATTGATTTATCAAAAGAAGAATTGGTAAACATATATAGATATGAAAATGGTGCATCTGTGAAATATAGTTTACCTCCTGAAAAAGAAAAGAAAATGCATGATGACAGAGCTTATTGCTTGGCAATGTTAGCATGGAGATTACAACAATTAAGAAGGAATGAGATAGTAGGTAAACCAAGAAAATCTACTTTAAATATATCAGATTTGTTTGGTTTTAGAGCACCTAATATAAGAAAAGTATAAATTAATATTTTATAGGAAAGAAGGTGAAAAGTTTGCCTGAAGTAAAAGTAACAGAAATTACACAAGAAGAAAAACAACAACAAAAGATGCAGATGTTTTTTACAAGTTTGGCTTCATTAATAGTAAATGATTTAAATAAAAATAATAAGAAAAATAGTTTCTTTAAGAAATATAAAAAACAAGATGTTATAGATTATTTACAAAACCCACAGAAATACGAAATAGAATTAAGAAATATATCAAGGTTTTTATATATTAACTCTGCTCATTATAAAAGGCTTATAAATTATTTTGCTAATATGGCTTTATTTTACTATGATTTAAAGCCTACAGGAATAGTAGATGTTGAAAAAATTAATCAAAAGAAATTTATAAAGGAATATTATACAATATGTAATAGAATTGATAAAATGAATCTTTCTCATGAGTTCTCAAAGATATTGACTATAGCATTTAAAGAAGATGTCTTTTATGGATATGAATATGAAACTGAAGCTTCATATTTTATTAAAAATTTAGACCCTGACTATTGTTCTATAAGCTCTATAGAAGACGGTGTTTATAATTATCAATTTGATTTTACGTTTTTTAATAATAAAAAAGAAAAGTTAAAAGAATATGGGAAAGAGTTTGAAATAAAATATAATAGATATTTAAAAGACAGAAAAAGAAATAGATATCAAGAATTAGATAGTAAAAAAACTATTTGCATTAAGATAAATGAAGAGATAGAATACCCTATACCTCCTTTTGCAAATGTATTTGAAGCTTTATATGATATTAATGATTATAAAATGCTTAAAAAGGCAAAAGAGGAAATAGGAAATTATCAATTATTATCAATGAATATTCCTATGAGTGATAAAACACCTGATGAACCAATGTTGGATTTTACTATAGCAAAAGAATTCTATGCACAAGCTTTAAATGTATTGCCTGACCAAATAGGTGCTATATTATCGCCAATGAAGATTGATTCTATTAAGTTTGAAAGAGATACTCCTAATAATGATAAAGTTATTGAAGCCGAAGATTTATTTTGGTCTAGTGCAGGAGTAAATGGTAACTTATTTAATTCAAAAGGAAATAGTGGTTCAGTTGTAGATTTATCAATAAAAACAGATGAATCTATTGTGTTTAAAGTATTAAAACAAGGTGCTAGATGGGTTAATAGAAAAATTAAATTTGATAAAACTCAATTCATGTACAATTTTAGTTTTTTAGATGTTACCATCAATAATCAACAAAAAATGATAGATAAATATTTTAAATTAGCACAATATGGATTACCTGTAAAAACGAATTTATGCTCATTAGTAGGGCTTTCTCCTGTAGATATGCAGATAAATACGTGGTTAGAAAATGATGTATTAAAATTACATGAAAATTGGTTACCACTTAATAGTAGCCATACTCAAACAAACGAAACTGATGATGGTAATAAAAAAATTGGTAAACCAAAAAAAGATATAGATGAATTGCAAGAGACAGGTGAGCAAACTAGAGAGAATGATTCTAATAATAATAGATTAAAACAATAATCTGAAAGGGGGTGTGAAAAATGAATAAAAAAGAAATTAATAAGAACATTCCAATTATGTTTCAAAAGTTAAAAGAATTTGATATCAAAGATACTAGGTTTACGAAAACCAAAATTTGGCTCATGCATTTAGGTAAAAACTTAAATGGAAGTTTTTTTGAGAAAGAATCTACTGAAAAAGCTATTCCTTCATTAGCCAATACTCCTATATTAACATATATAGAAGATAATAGCGATGGGGAAAAAGATTGTTCTGATCATAGAGAGATATTAGCCGTAGAAAATGGTGAATATAAAATTAAATATCTAGGACAAGCAGTAGGTGTTATTCCTGAAACAAATAATGCGAAATTTGAAAGTAGAATTTGTGATGATGGAATAGAAAGAGTATTTTTAACTTGTGAAGGACTTATATGGAATAAATGGGACGATATACAAGAAATTATGGATAGAGATATCAAGAAGCAACAATCTATGGAATTGCATGAGAATTATGAAGGTGTTTTTGATGAAGATGGATTATTTCATTTTACAAAGTTTCAATTTTTTGGTGCTTGCATACTAGGAAAAGATGTACAACCTGCAATGCGTTCAGCGTCAATTGAATTACAAGAGTTTTCATATAGAAACTTTGCAAAAGAAATTAAGTCTAAGTTGGAAATGTTTAAAGAATATATGAAAGAAAGTGAGGAAGATGAAATGGAGAAAGAAAAGAAAAAAATAGGTGATGAAAAAATAGTAGAAGATAAGAATAAATCTACTGATGAAAAAGCAGTTGAAACTAAAAAACCTGCAGAAACAATTGTTGAAAGAGAGATAGAATTAACAAAAGAAACTAATATTATTAGAGAAAAACAAAATTGTAATGTTGAAGAATATATAGAAAAAATAAACTCTTTACAACAAGAAATAGAAGAATTAAAAGAAGAAAATTCTGCTCTAAAAGAAGAAAATAAGGAATTATCTGAATTTAAATCTTTAAGATTAAAAGAAGATAGAAAAAAGGCAGAAGAGGAATTATTTGCACAATATAAAGAATTAGAAAATTTAAAAGAATATCAAAAGCTAAAGAATACAGCTGATACATTTGAAAACCTAGAAGATTTAGAAAAAGAATTAGCGTTATTATATGTTAAGAACAACAAGACTTTTTCTAAAAAGGTAGAATCAGAGAAACAAACCGTTAAATTTCAAATTGAAAAGACAGAACAAAAAGATGATGGATATGGTGGTTTATTGAGTAAATATAGAGAGAAATAAAGATATATTTACCCTAAATAATATAAAGAATTTATAAAATTTAAGGAGGAAAACAAATATGAAAGGTATAGTTAGATTAGACAAAGTTAAAAGTTGTTATGCAGGACATGTATACTCTGTTCAAGCAAATGAAGAACTACAAAATGGATTTATAGGACATTTAGGAGATTTAATGGATGGTGAAAGAGAAGTACACTCTCTTGTAAAACCAACAACAGAAAGTATTAAGAAAGATACAGTAGTTCTTATAGCTAATCCAGAGATAAGTTATGAAGGAAGAATAATGAGTGATTATGCGTTAGAAAATTATTCAATACCAGCAAATGAAGCTTGCAAAGCTTACGAATTAAATAGAACAGATATATTTTCTGTAAGTGATGTGATAGTAGATGTTATTGATAAAGCTAATGGTGCAAAGAAAGGTAATTATGTTGTTGCACAAAATGGTTCATTTAAATTAAAAGAAGTTGAAACTTTAGATGGAACAGAAGTTTTTGCAGCAAAAATATTACCTTTAGAAACAATGGGAACAACAACTGTAGTAGGTATGCCAGGACATACAGGAAGATTAACTAAGTTTGTACCTGTACAAGTTGTAAAAGCTTAAAACAAAATAATTTTAAAATTAACAGGGAATTTAAGGAGGAAAATAAATATGAAAGAGTTAGCAAAATTATGTTTAGACACTTATAAAGGACAAGTTCCAAATTTTTCAGCAAAGGATTCAAGTGAGATAATAAGAAATGCTTTTGTTGATATGATAGGTACAGATAAAGTAGACTATAAAACATTTAGAAGACACAAGAATGAAATATTTGAGGTAATAGAAGAAACAATAGACCAGCTTATAGTAGAAGGTTGGGGAGAAAATGCATTTTTTGAGAGATTTGTTGAAAGAAAAGATTTAGACTTTGGAGATAAAAATGAATTCTATGTTGAAGATAGAAGTTTATTAACTATAAGTAGATTCAGTGGAAGTCATTGGGATATAAGAAGACAAAAATTAAATGTTGGTGAAAGTTTCAATGTACCAACTCAATTCTATGGTGCTAAAATATATACAGACTTTGTAAGATTTTTATCTGGTAGAATAGATTGGATAGCTTTTATTGATAAAGTAAAAAAATCATATGATAATTTCATCAATGGAGAAATATATACTTCATTTATGAATGCATCTTCTTATTTACCTTCTGCATTTAAAGAAACTGGTTCTTTTACAGAAAGCAGAATGTTAGAAATATGCGACCATGTTTCTGCTGCTTGTGGTAATGCTCCTATAACTATTGTTGGAACAAGAACAGCTTTAAATAAAATGACAGGAACAGTTAATAGTGAATGGATTTCTGATGGAATGAAAGAAGCTAAAAATTTAAAAGGTGTTATATCACATTGGAATGGTATAGAATGTATGCCTATAAGTCAAGTACATAAAGGAAATACATTTGATTTCTTATTAGATGATAAGAAATTATTAATCATACCAAATAACATAAAACCAATAAAATTAGTTAATGAAGGACAAACTATAATAAAAGAAGTTAATGATGGAACAAGTAATATGGATATGTCTATGGAATATGCTTTCCAAAAGAGATTAGGTGTTGGTGTAGTATTTAATGCTATGTATGGCTCTTTTGAAATAGCATAATATAAAATAATTTGGAAGGTTAGAATAAATACTAGCCTTCTTATTTTAATATTTTGAAAGGAGAAATTTTAAAGAATGGCAACAAAAAAAGATGAAGTAAAAGAAACAAAGCAAGTAAAGGAAACTAAAGAAGTAAAAAAAGAAGAAATTAGAGAAGCTGAAAAGAAGAAAGAACTAAAGATACCCAATAGAGATGAAATGATATTATGTAGAAGTGTAGTAATAGGTGGTTTAACATATGTATCTGAAAGAAGTAAAGCGACATGGCGTTTTGATGATTATGGTTCAGAACAATATATTGAATATGGAGAATTATTAAATATGAAAGCATCTAATCCAGATTTTCTATTTAAACCTTGGTTAGTAATAGATGACAATTCTGCCGCGATAAAATATTTAGGATTAGAAAGTCTTTATAATTCAATTGTACCTATAGAAGATTTAGAAGGATTCTTTAGACAACCTTTAGATGAAATATCTGAAAAATTAGAAAAACTTCCTTTGGGTGCAAGAAATATATTAGCTTCAAAAGCTAGAAAAATGATTGAAAGCAGAGAGTTATATGATATTAGAATTATAGAATTGTTAGAAAAGAAATTACAATTAGATTTAAGTGTGGTTGAATAAAGGAGGTGGCTTTGAATGGCTACTTCATTTCAAAGAATTTACGATAAGTTTCTAGCACAAATAGACGATACTGATTTATTGAAACTAGAAAATCAAGAAATAGAATCTTTTTTATTTAATTATTTAGAGAATTCAATAGTAGATTTCAAAAAATGTAAAAAGGATTTAATAAAGAATTTAAATAAAGAAAAACAACAATTTGAAATAGAGTTAGACTTAGAGGAAATCTATATACTTAGTTTAGGTATGGTATTGCATTGGTTACAACCACAAGTACAAAGATTACAACTTATAAGACAATCATTAGGGGATAGAGACTTCAAGTTAAGTTCAAATTGGCAAACATTAGACAAGTTGAATAATTTAGAAGAAAAAACTAGAAAAAACTTAAAAAACTATATTATTAGTTATACTTTTAATGATTTGAAATATAGATAGGGGAGGTTTAGTGATGGATTTTTCTTATTTAAATAAGTATAGAAAAAAATCAACAATATCAGGCACAACCTCTCAAGAACAATTAATACAACAGGAAAGAGAAAATTTTAATTATTATTTAAACAATGCACCTAATAAATTTGTGATTGAGATATTTAAAGATGCAAATAGTTCTTCAAATGAGCATATCGTATGTACAATACAAGATCATCATTTTAATGATTCACAAAATATTGATGGCAAAATATTATGTTGTAAGTATGATGAAAAGCTTAATATAGGTGATTTAATTTTATGGAGTAATAAATTCTATATGGCATATTTTGAAGAAAAAAACACTATACCATCTCACAAAACTCTATTGATTAAACCATGTAATAATGTTTTAACATTACAATATAATAAAAATATTTATAAATTTCCTTGTATTTTATCTAATGCAACATTGTATTCAGATGGTTTAGAGGAAAAGCAGATGATATTAAGTGATGACCAGAGGGGTTGCTTGATACCTTATAATCATATTACTAAACAGATACAGTTACAACAAAGATTTATTTTTAATCATAATAGTGTTTTCTCAGTTTCTTTAATAGATGATTTTACTTTTAAACAAGTAAATGGTAATAATGGATTATTGCAATTTAATATGATTAGAGAACAGAAAAAGACTAATCTTGATGATTTTAAAAACAACTTAGCAGACAATTCTCATCTTAAAAAAGAAGAACCTATAATATTACAAATAGATAATAAAACTATTCAGCTAGAAATTAATAAAACTTATCAATTGAATCTTAAATTATTACAAGGAAATAAAGAAGTAAATACTCAAGAAGAATTAAATAGAATTACCTATGAAATTGGTGATAATACAATTGCAAAAGTAGAAAGTGGATTGATAACAAGCCTACAAAAAGGTAATACGAATATACAGATTTGCTACTATGATCAGATTATTAATATTCCAATACAAGTTATAGATATAAGTGTACACAGTGGTACTTGTAATATTATTGGAAATGACTTTATTAAAATTGGCAAATTATCTAAGTGGACGGTAGAGTTATATGATAATCAAGGTAATAAGGTAGATGGAAAAGTTGAATGGGATATTATAGGTGAAAATATAGATGATTTAATTAAAATTAGAGAGAAAACATCTAATAGTATAGTTCTATTAGCTTATAAAGAACAAGAAAACATAGGTAAAAAGATTATTATTAAATGTAAAACTCTTGATGGACTAAGTTTTGACCAACAAGAAGTAACTTTAAAGAGTTTAATATAGATTTAGTATTTTATAAAAGAATTCATTAAAAATGAATTAAAATAAAAAATAATAATAAATTAAGGGAGTGTTGATACATGGCAGTAAAATTAATTGATAAAATAGAATTTGATAATTTTGATAAGACTACATATACAAATGTGGCTGTGATAAGAACAAAACAATTAGATGAGAATATGAGATTAAATACATCATTAGTTGATGGATTTATTGTTTTAACTAAAGATGGTATACAAGTTACAGAGATTGAAGATGGTGCGATTGATGATGAAAATAGCAAAGGTAAGTTCTGTTGTGGGTCTGATGGGAAATTAAAAATTATAGTAGATAAAGCTACTGTGGATACTGTAGAAAAAGCTAAAGCAGAATTAGCTAAATATCAAGCAGTTGTAGAAATGAAAGAGGATCTAGAATACGAGAATGATTTGTATGATATAACTATGATAGACATGGGATCTAACAAGAAAGTCTTTAATACCGTATTATTAAGTGGTGAAAAAATGATAGGTTACATGAAAAATAATGTAGAAACTATAGATTTAGTTACAACTAATCCTATTAGATTTATAGTTGAGCCTAAACTAAGATAACTTTAAAAAGTAGTTGATGAATATGGATAAATACACAGGCAATAACAATTTAAATAACATTTTCTATGAAATAGTTACTATTTTATTAGCTGATGATACTCAAGAAGCTATTGATTTAAAAAAACTTTTATATTATCAGAACAATAAGGACAAAAATGGGGATTTAATATATGTTAATCCTTATGAAAAAGATATAGTTTATGATGATTTGGATAATCAAAACATATACCAATATGATTATATTTTTGATATACAAAAAGAAACAAGAAATATAATAAACATCCATTTTGCAGGTTTAACTATTGATAAATATAATAATTATATAGAAGATGATTATTTCATGGTGGATATTTATATACATAAAGACATGGAAGCTATAGAAATGGATGGAAAAAGAATAGGTAGAAGTGTAGAAATTCTAAATAAAATTAGAAAATTATTAGATGGTAAGAGAATGTCAGATGGAATAACTTGTTTAGAATTAGAAGGTGTTAGAGGTGCTAAAGTACAAGATACCTATATAAAGCTTACTTGTGATTTTAAAATAAAGAATATTAGGTAGTTGATTATATGAGTGAGAGAATTGATTTAACAGATATAAGAGGGAAACCTAAAATATATAAAGGAATAGAAATTTATCCCGTGAAAATAAAAGAGTGTGAAGAATTCTATAAAAAATTATATGTATTACAATTTGATAAAAATAGTATACCAGATATACAAATCGTGAGGATGTCTTATTTAACATTTTTATATAATCTTCAATTAATACAAGATGAAAAAGGAAACTTTCTTTATAAAACATTATTAGTAGATTTAATATCTTTATTAGAATTAGTTTTGCATAAGAAAAAAGAAGAAGACTTTTATTTAAAGCTAGATGAAAAAGGTATGCATTTAGTTTTTAAAACTAAAAATGGTGAGTTGAAATTTAAAAATAATGATTTTGAAGAATTAAAGAAAATAATTTTTAAGCAAAATGTTATACCTTATGATGACGAAGTCTTAAATCCTGAGTTAAAAAAGGCAGTTCAAGAAGCCAGAGAATTTATGTATAACAAAAATAAAGATAAGCTACCAACTTTTGAAGAGCAAATATGTTGCTATCATTGTGCATTAGGGTTAACATACAAAGATATTGATGAATTAACAATTTACCAATTTACAAAAGGACTGGAAAGAAAAGAATTAATAATATCATATCAGGTATATGGTACTGCTATAGCTACTGGTATGGCTAGTGGTGAAATTCCAAACTGGTCATCACATATACCAGAAAGAGGACTATATGATGATGTAACAATTGATAGCAGTGAGCTAGAAAGAATTGCTTCACAAGTGAAGTAGTTTATATAAACAATTTTAAAATTGAAGGAGGAAATAATTATGGAAAATAATAAAGAATTTGCCGTATCCGTTGCGGATGCCATAATAAGAGATATCAAAACTAAGCAGATAGTTATGATTGGTAAAGCATTAATAGATACAGGCTTAAAACAAGCAGTACAAAATAAAGAAGTCAGAGGGGGATTCGGCAATGCATTGCAATATGAATTCTCATATAATAAGGTTGTGTCTTGTGAAATAAGTTCAGCCAACTTTAAAGAAGAGTATATTGCGATGAACAATGGGGTTCCTATAGTCAATAAAATGGCTGAATATTGGAATTACAGTGAAGAACATAAAGTTAAATCTAAAAAGATAACATTAGATGAATCTCCAGTTACAGGAACTAATGTTTATGTTGAATTACCAAATAAGACTATAGAAACTGTAGTTCCAGTAGGTAAAACTATTACATTAACAACACCTGTTGAAGATGATGCCAAGGTATTATGTACATATAGAGTTAAAAATGTAATTGATACTATAACTATTGATACAAAACACTATCCAATAGCGTATGAGTTAACTCTAATAGCTAAGGTATTTGATGCTAGTGGACAAACTAAAGAAATGCAAATAGAAATACCTGAATGGAAGGTTCAAGGTAACTTTGACCTTAATTTAAAAGCGGATGATGTTACTGTACCTAAAATATCTGGTAAAGCATTAGAGCATAATGGAGATTATGCAGTAGTTAAATTGAAGAGAGTTGATGGTAAAGAGATTCCTATTCAACAAATAGCTGTTACTGAACCAGAAATAGAAATAGGAAAAGGTGAACAATACATTCCTCAAGTTATAGGAATAAGAGGCGGAGTATATGGTAATGTTCAAATACCTTTAGATAGACTTGATATAAAAACAAGTGATGCTTTAAAGATTAAAGTCAATTCAGATAATGCATTAGAAGGAGTAGCAGCAGGAAAGTCAGATATAACAATTGCTTTAAAAGATGACCCTTCCAAAAAAGATATAATGAAAGTAGAATGCATTACAGTATAAAATAATTTGTGACTATATAGGAGTGTAGAAAAATCTATGCTCCTTATTTTTTAAGGAGTGATTTTTTTAAGATGATAAATTTTAGTGATTTGAAACAATCAAGAATAAGAAAAACTTTAGAGTTTAATGGTCAAGAAATAAATATATTAAATCCAACTAAAGAAATTAAAGAAAAAATAATTGATGTAGTTGGCAAATGTTCTAAAAGAGATAATAATAAGGTTGAAATAGATATAAGTTACGAAGATAATCCAGAATTTGTTAAAAATATTTTTCAAACTTTAGTTGAAGGAATAGAGTTTCCAAATGATATTAAAGAATTTGAAATAGTAATGGAAGATCCAATGCCTATAGTAAAGGAAATTCAATATGAAATTGCTGATATAATTAGAAGTATTGGAATGGAAAGAGCTTTAGAATTAAAAAATGAAATACATTCTGCAACGGATTTAGCTATGGTTAGCGATATAATGAAAGAACTAGATGAGTTTGCAGAAAAGAATAGGGACTTTGAAATTCCTGAAATAGTTATTAAAAACAATGATGAAGTAACACCTAGACCAAAAGCTAAGCCTAAGAGAAAAGCAACAAAGAAGAAAGATGATAAGGCAGTTGACATAGAGAAAGTTAAAGAAGAAAATGAACAAGTAAAATCTGAAGATGTTGACGGTAAGGAAAATGGATTTCAATAGTTTAGATGAATTATATAAATATGTTGAAAAAGCACATGAAGATGTGTCTTGTAATGATGTTCAAGAAGCAATAAAAGAAGTTGAAAGTGATGTTATAGATAAAGAAGTGTATAGTAAGTATAAACCATCAATATATAAAAGAAGAAAAAAAGAAGGTGGACTTAGCGATGCTAAGAATATGAAAACTCATATAAGGAAAAATGGTAATAATATAGAAATAGAAATCACAAATGAAACTCCTTTAAATCCACCAAATGATGGAATAAGTAGAAACTATAGATTAGATCAGGCTGTTGAGTATGCTGGAGATTACTACGAATATCCAATGTATAATAGAGATGAGAAAAATTATGCTTATCTTAAGCCTAGATCATTTACAAAAAAAACAGAAGAAAGATTATCTGTAACTAAAGAACATGAGAAAGCTTATAAAAATACTATGAAATCTAAGGGGATTGATGTAGATTAAAATGCCCCTATTTTTCTTTAAATATATAGATGTAATAAATTATCAATTTTATTAAAATTCTAATTTGTATATTTAAAGAAAAATTAATTATGACTTTGGTAAATATAGGATAAAAATCCTTGAACTTTAATCAACTTTGAGTTAGAAAGAAATCTCGCCACGCTATCTGCCAAGCATGGCTTGTGCAGTATAGTGGCGACTTAACATAAGGGATAATAAATGAAAAAATATATTGAAAATCAGGGAAAATATAGTTGATTTATATAAAATAATTTGTTATAATATACTTATGAAAAAGAGGTGATTAATTCATGGCTAAATCAAAAACTCCAAGTTATACTTTAACATTACCATTAAAAATTGAACCTTATCAAGAATATATCTTAAATAAAAGATTTGAGAAGTGCAGAAAAATGTATAATTCCTGTTTAGGGGAAGCTCTTAAAAGATATAATCATATGATTGAATCTAAACAATATAAGAAGATCAAAAAAGTTAAAGATGAAAAATTAAGAAATAAAAGATATGAAGAGTGTAATGAAGAGTATGGTTTAACTAAGAAATCATTTCAAAAATTTGTAAATTCTATGTATAACTATTTTGGATTAGAAAGCAAAACAGCACAAAATCAATCTCATAAAGCTTTTGCTACTATTCAAAAGTTAATGTTTCATAAAGCTAAAAGAGTTAATTTTATTAAATATAATGAATTAATCTCAGTACAAGCTTTAGATAATAGACAAGGAGTGACTTATCGAGATGGTTATATTGTTTGGATGAAAACTAAATTTCCAGTAATAATTAAAAATAATGACTTATATGCACAAAAAGCTATTCAAGATAGAGTTAAACTTTGTAGGATATTAAAAAAAGAAATAAAAGGTAAAACTAAATTTTATGCTCAATTAATCCTAGAAGGTATACCACCTAAAAAAAATAATAAAGAAATTGGTGAAGTTAAAGGACGAACAGGAAATGGTAAAGTTGGTATTGATATTGGAACGAGAACTATTGCTATATCAAGCAAATATGATGTTAAATTATTAGAGTTAGCACCTAATATTAATAATATAGATAAAGAAATTAAATTAATTCAACGTAAAATGGATAGATCAAAAAGAAGTATGAATCCTAGTAAATTCAATGAAGATGGAACTATTAAAAGAGGTAATAGAGATAGGTGGATATATAGCAATAAATATTTAAAAGCTAAGGCATTAAGAAAAGAACTATTTAGAAAACAAACTGAATTGAGGAAGCAAGACCATTATAATATGATTAATTGGTTGTTAGCTTTGGGCAATAAATTTTATGTTGAAGATATGAATTATCAAGGATTACAGAAACGTGTTAAGAAAACTACTATAAATGAAGAAACTAAGAGGTTTAATAAAAAGAAAAGATTTGGTAAGAGTTTAGCAAACAAAGCACCAAGTATGTTTTTAACTATGTTAGACAATAAATTAAAATATAACGATGAAAAATTGTATAAGATAGACACAAAGAAATGTAAATGTAGTCAATATAATCATTTTACAGATGAATTTAGCAAAAAAGAACTAAAAGATAGATGGAATAAAGACATAGTGATACAAAGAGATATGTATAGTTCATTTTTAATAATGAATGTAAATGAAGACTTAAAGAGTGTTAATAGGGAAAAATGTATTGAAACATATGATAATTTTAAAACATTACATGATAAGGAAATAAATAGATTAAGAGAGTTAAAGAAAAATGGACATAAATTAATATCTAGTATGGGGATATAAAAACTATATAGGTTTAGAATCGAGCCTTATACTAACGTTAATGGTGGCATTAGTTGCTTTGTTAGTGAAAGTCTTATTGAACTATAATTAGTGCTTATATGTTGTAATTTATAATGTATTTTATAAATGAGAGTATAAGAGAAAGTTATTTAGTAAATAAGAACCTGCCAAGCTTTAGCTTGTGCAGAGGTTCAGGTAATAATATATTTGAATTTATAGTGCCAAAAGGGGATTTCAATAATGTAGTTGAAAAGTTGGAAACTCCAAGATTAACTAAAGAAGATTTAGATGCATGTAAAAGAATTGCTAATTTATATAAGAAACCATGTAAAAATAATTTGAAATAATTTGAAAAAGAAAAAGAGCTGTCAAAAGATTAAGAAGGAGGATATGTAGATGCCTACAATATCATTTGATAGAGATATTATTTTAAACGAACAAGCTGGTGATAAATTGTTGGATATGTTATCAGAAGAAAGAAAAGAAAGAAAAGAAAAAATAGAAATTGAAGATATAGATATAGGAAGGAAGTTAGCTAGAGGCAAGGAATTATTAGAATCTTTAATTAGGAGGGAGATATGAAAAAGATAATAGATTTCACAACATACTCTCAAAATATAAGAACACAAATAGAGTCATATTCCTTATTAGATATGATTATTGACTCAAAAAAGAGAAAAGAAGTCTATGATTATTATGATAAAAACTATCAATCTACTCCAGAAGAAGATGATATATGCACTGAAATGAGAGGAAAATATAAGAAGGAAGATTATTAGGAGGCTTTATTGTGAAAAAAATAAGTCAACGACCTAATAACGTATTAAAATCTATAGAGATAAGTTCTAAAGAAATACAAGATTTTAAGAAGAGCAAGAAAAAATTCAAATCATTAAAAGAATCTCAACAATTATGGGATAAATGGGTAGAAGAATCAGAAGATGAGGTATGATCTATGAGTGACAGATTATCTGAGTTACAAAAAGAATTGCATAATAATCTATATAAGGCTACTGTGGCTGCTGAAGAAAATACTAAAAGAAATGAAATAGGACAGGTAGTATTCTCAGAGGACGATGAAAAAGATTATGAATGTGAATGGGATGCTATTGCAGGTATATTTAATAATATTGTCAAGAAGAAGGGCTTGACTAAAGAACAAGTTAAGGACATAGTCAATAATATCAAACAGGAGATAAAGGAGTAATAATATGTATATAAAAAGATGGATGTGGTGTAGTCAATCATTCCCGTTCACAAAAGATAAGAAAAAGATGTACATTAGAGATAATAAAGTAAAACTAAAAGATCTATTAATGAAAGATATAAGAACTGATGATAAAGGTAGAGCTTTATTAACTAAAGATGATGAATGGATAAAAGAAAAGGAATGGGATGAGTTATATAGAGAATAAAAAAGGGGAAAATTTAAAAATGACGACACAAATAGCTGCAACATCAACATTATACGGAGAAGAAGCAAAAAAGATTATTATGGAAGCAAAGACTACACCAAGCGAAAAATTTAAAGAAAATGGTAAAAAATTAATAAAATATTTTGAGAAATTCAAGGGCTAAGCAGGAATATAAGTAAGTATAGTTTAGTATTGTAAAAAGTTATTAAAGAAGGATGATAATTATGAGAAATATAGTTCAGAGATACTGTCTTGTTTCCGAATCTCTTGAGGAAAGTTTAAAACAAATGAAAGCTATCCGAAGTGGAAAAATTAAAAAAAAGACATGGAAAGAATTTAAAAGAGAACTTCAAGAAGAAGATGGAGTGAAAAATCATGGATAAAGTGAATAAGAACATTATGGAGAAATTTTTTGGTATCGATGACATATAGCCAATAAAGCTAACCTCATCAGATACAATGGATAAAAATAAGAAAGGTGATTGCTTTGCAGATTGGTATGAAGAAGAACTTGCAGAAAAGTATAGGGAATATAATAAGTGAACTAAGATGTATAACCCATCAAAATTTTATTATAAATATTTCGTACTAGGAGTGATGAATGCTGTGAAAAGATCACTAAATATTAACAAATTAGCAACAAAAAATATGACTACTATGTCGTCAAAAGAGGCATTAAAAGATGTTATACCTTTTCAATGGAGTGCAGAAGTACTAAATGGTAATAAAAATATTATTGTTATAAAAGGTAGGTAGATTCAATGATGGGAAAAAATATCTCAGTCAAAGATAACACAAAAGTTAGCATTAAAGATAAAAGTTTCACCGATATTATTAAGTGTGGTAAAAAATTAAAAGAAATCGTTGAAAAGGAAGGTTTGTAAAGTAATACATGTCTTTAATAATATGATTCGCTAAAATTCTCAACAAAACTTTGTATTTTAATATACAATTTATAACTTTTAATAGCTATTCTGTCCGTATTTTTGGTACGAATTATCATCAAGTATATACCAATTTATGGTAATATATAAATATACTAATTATTTATTATATATAAACGAAATAGATTATAAGCATATTTATTAAATATTATATTTTTATTAAAGAATATTTTGTAAAATATTGATATTTTGTACTGGGAGTGGTAAAATTATGAATATAAAGAAATGGACAGGCTGTGAAAAGGCAAGGGTGTATACAGCTAAAATAGTTAAAAATAAGGGGGAAGGACATATGGCAGTATCTAAAGCATATTTATCTTGTTTAGATGAGGAGGCTACTCAATTATTTAAAAAAGATATAGAATCTGCTAATTTAACACTCACTGTAGCAAAAAAGGGGTTAGAATTATTTAAAAAACTAACTTGTGACGAAAGAGATAGCTAATATGAAATTTTTTGAAGAAAAGCTGGATGAGGATAAACACTTTAAAGAAATTAGTGATTTTGTATGTGGTGAAAATGAATCATTGGAAATATTTTTAAAATGTCATGCAATAAAATATCATAATAACTCTCAAGGTATGACTTACATAATAAAAATGGATAATAAAATTATTGCTTTTTATACATTAAAATGTAATGCTGTTCAAGTTAAAGATACTAATGGTAAAGAGTGTATACCTATGGTTGAATTAGCTCGACTTGCAGTAGATTCAGATTATCAATGTAAAGGCTATGGTACAGTAATATTTCTTGGATATATGCTACCTAAAATTTTGCATGTAAGGGATCTAGTAGCAGCAAAAGCCATTATGGTGTTTGTTGAAAAAGAAGATCAAAACGCTATTAATTTCTACAAAAAAATAGGTTTTAAGATGGCTGATGAAAAAGTTCAAAATCATATAGAGGAATGGTATTCTGAGGGATGTAGTATTATGGTATTGAATTTAGATACAGCAGAAGAAATATTAAGGCAAATACAAGAAGTAAATTGAAGACTCTTAAATATTAAATTATTTAGGAGTTTTTATTTTGCTTAAAATTAAGAAATAAAGATATATTCATAATGTCTTTTTATTTTATAAATTATAGTTACATATACATAATTATGTTAACTAAATTTAAAGTAAACTTTGAAAGGAGGATTTTTAAATGGGTTTAAGTATTTAAACCTTGTTTATAGGGAGAAGCATAAGCACGTAATAATGTGGACAATGCCAAGGAAAGATTTCATATGAATTAATCTCAATAATCATAAATATTGTATGAAACTCCAATATATGATAAAATTATACAAGAAAGACTATGGAATTGGAGGCATTTTTATGAAAAAAATAAGTTTTTAAAAGCGGTATTATTATGTTTAAGTATTATTTTTTGTTTAGGATTGTTTGTAGGGTGTGAATCCGCAGAAGAAGCAGGAATGAGACAATTTAAAGAAGAACAGGAGGAAGCTAAAAAACCTGAAAATAAGAAAAAGAGCATATATTATGGTGTTCAGAAAGAAGTTAAAAATAAATTAAAAGCACCATCTACCGCGGAATTTCCTATATATGATGAATCTTTTGTTGAACAGGTTGACGATACACATTATACGGTTAATTGTTATGTAGATGCTGAAAATGGTTTCGGTGCAAAACTTCGTTCTAACTATAGTTGTGATATAGAGTATGAATATGAAGATGATAGTTCTTATACTATAAAAAATCTTATAATAGATCAAAATTAAAGAAAATATAGTGTAAAAGCTTCTAACAGAATAGTTAGGAGTTTTTTATTTTTACATAAAATTAATGTAAGAAAGGCATTTTTACAATGTCTTTTTTATTTTGTTTATTATAGGTTATATATATAAATTTAAAGTAAACTTTTTTGAAAGGAGGAATTTTAAATGGCTTTAAGTATTCAAACCTCGTTTACACTGGAAGATTTTAATAGCTTAAATACTAAAGTCCAAAATCTTTTAAAACAAGTAAGTGAATCAAGTAAAATAAAACTAGATTTTTCAGATGGAATGTCATTAGATAAGATGCAACAACAAATAAATAAATTACAGCAGGAAATTATCAATGCTAGTAAACAGTCAAGTAAAGCTGTTGCATCGTCATTTAGTAAAACAAATTCACAGTTTGAACAACAAATAAAAAATATAGAAAAATACTTAAAAACATTAGGCTCTAATGTAAATGTAAAAGCAATAACAAATGATTATGGTGGAATAACTGGTGCAATTGCTAAGTATAAAAATGAAGCAGGTAAGGTTATAGAAAAGAATTATGAATTAGGTGAGTCATTAAAAAAGGTTGATAAGGATGGAAAATACGTTCAGAAATTAAAACTAGTTAATGATTCAACTCTGAAAGATCAAGAGAAAATTATACAATTACTTGAAAAAGAAAGAAAAAAAATAGAGGAAGTTACAGGTGCTATAGCTAAATTAAAAACTCATAAAGATGGTAAAGGAATATTAAGAAGTGCAAGTATAAGTTATAGTGATGATGATAATAAAAAAATTCAGCAATTATATAAAATAAAAGATAATATTCAGGCTAAGGAAAATACTATAAATAAAGGTTTGTCTTTTGAAAGAACAGGAACTAATACTATAGATGATATAAAACAAAGTATAAAAACTTTGGAACAATATCAGAAAGCTATAGATAGACTCAACGAGAAGAATATAAGTTTAGGTGATGGAAGTCAAAGTCAATTGTTTATTAAGAATCTTCAAGAGGCGCAAACATTAATAGATAGGACAAAATCTTCTGGTGAATCTATGAGCAGAAGTATCCAAAAGAATATTGATATTTTAATTAGAAAAATGAATCTGGAAAATAAGACAATTAAGCAAACAAGCGATGAAATGAAAAAGAAACAAAAAATAATGAAAGATGCTCCTGTAGCAATACAAAGCTATGAGAATAAAATAAACAAATTAAAAAATACATATGGAAAATTGGTTAAAGAAGCTAATTTGTCAAAGTTAAGGAAAGAAATGGCTAAGTTAGCTCATTCAAAAGATCCTGAAGAGTATTCTAGACAATTAAAAATCATAAAAAATGAATATGATAAATTAGAGAATTCTGTAAATGGTAGTAGTAAAAAAGGTAAGAATGGAATTTTATCGACTATTGGTGAAGCTATAACTAAAATACCTGTTTTGATAAGTGCAGCTGATGCTTGGATGGAAGCTATTAACAAGGTCAAAGAAGGGGTTAGTTTCATAGCTGATTTAGATAAAGCTCAGACCAATATCTCAATGATAACAGGTATGAATAAAAGCCAAGTTTCTGATTTAACTGATGAATATAGTAAACTAGCAGGGGAGTTACATACGACTACCAAAGAAATGATGGGTGAATAAAGCACTATCGCCCATATAAAACCTCGTGAACCTATAAATATAGGGTGTGCATTTAACATTAAGTTCAAATAGGAAATGATTTGTTAATAAATGTGCTAACAGGGAAAGAGAAATCTAATCCTGTGCGAAATTATATTTATTTTTAAATATATAATCGTCAAACGACTATCGAAACCATAGCTATAGTGTAAATAGGATTGCTATAGTGAGTAAGGAAGTAGAGTACATTTAAGGTGAAATTCCTTATTTGGAAGTGCGAGGGCTTAACCTAATAAGCATGATATAGTCTATTAATAATTATTAATGGGTGCAGAAGAATTCCTTAGAGCCGGTAGGAGCGTTGAAGAAACTAAAGGATTATTAAAAGCTTCAACTATAGGTGCAGCAATATCTGGACAAAGTAATGAGGCTGTATCTGAACAATTAATTGCAATAACTAACGGTTTCAGTAACATGGTTGCAAAAGCACAGAAAGAAGGAAAAAGTTATGAGAGCGTTGTAATGCATGTTATAGATACTATTTCAACATTAGATAATGCTTCTGCTACTTCATTCCAAGAAGTGGCAACTGCCATGATGAGAACATCATCTTCAGCACAAATGGCAGGAGTAAGCTTTGAGACTTTAGCGTCTTATGTAGCTACAGTTAGTGCTACAACAAGGCGGTCTAGCGAAAGCATTGGTGAATCCTTTAATGGTGGAGGCTTAGTGGCATAATACATAAACCACTATAGAAAATTTTCTCTAATATACGGCGAAACTCCAGAGATGGACAACGCCTTGGAAGACAATTAATATAAAATAATTTGACAAAATAAGAAAAAGTGTTAAAATAAAGATAGTTAATATAAAATAATTTAAAAAAGTAAGAAAGGCGGATCTATTGTGTATAAAATAAAAAAGGATAACCCCACACAATTTAAGATATCATCTGATGAATCTTATTGGATAGGTATAACATCAAAAGGAGATGAGTTTTTCTTTAATGGAGATAATGATGTAATATCATATGTAAAATCTTGCAATTGGAGAAAAAGAAAAGATGGATATTTTCAAAACTATAAAGGAGAAAGGATAAATAGGGTTGTAGCTAAAGTTATTGATTCTTCTTATGTAGTAGACCATATAAATAACAATCCTTCAGACAATAGGGTTCAGAATCTAAGAGTAATAACGAGAGCGAAGAACACTAGAAATAAATCCACTAATAAAACACATGGTATAGTAGGGTTATATAAAAAAGGTAATAAGTATTATGGAATATTAATGGTCGAAGGTATCAATATTTGTACAAAATTTAAAAATAAAAATGAAGCTTTAATAGATTTATTAATAGCACAAAAACATTTTGGATATTTGCATAATGAAAACTTATATTATTTAATAGAAAACATAGATAAAAAAACACAATGTAAAGTAATTGAATGTGTGGAAGAAAAATTAAAAAAATATAAGGCTAGAAAGCCAAAAAAAAATAAATATATTTTATCAGAGGACGGTAAATATTATGTAGTTTTATGTAATGAAATTGATAATAAAAATAGTTTTAAAATATCTGTAGAAGATAAAGAACTGGTTGAAGAATATTGTTGGAGTATGCATAAATTAAAAAATAACAAATATTATATTCATCAATCAAAAGGAGGATGTTTTTATATTCATAGATATTTATATGGGTTGAGAGATGAAAAATATATGAATTATTATGTTGACCATATAAATGGAGATAGTTTAGATAATAGAAGAGAGAACTTGATTATCACAGATAAAAAAGGCAATAATACAAATATAATAAGTAAAAAAGGGTATCATAAAACAAAAAATGGAAAATATCGAGCTGCCATATCTATAGGAGAATATAATAATAGGTTGTCAAAGGTATGTGATATAGAAGAAGAAGCTAGAAAATGGTATCTTGATAAAAAACAAGAACAAATGAAAAAAAGAAAGACATGGAAAAGTAAAGAAGAATTAGATTTATATTTATTATCAAAAACAGGTTAGTTTTAACACTTCTAATTTGTTTTTATTTGTTAATTGTCACCAACAACGACTTAACGAGAAAAGTTTATTTTTTATAAGATAAACATGTACAAGTCTAAACGTCACGCTATAATCTAATAATGAAACGTGAGAATTTTGGTCGGTGTGAAATAATCACCTAAAGAAGTACCAAAATCGCTATAACAGAATAATTTGTTATAGTCAGTAGCTTGTTTTTGCAAGTGAAAGTAATAGTAAGCAAAACCATATTTGCTAGATTCCAAGATATAAAACAAGGTGTAGATGTCCAAGATGGAGGAAGCATATCTAATGTTGAAGAATCGCTAAACAAAGTTGGAATAGCAATAAGAAAAGATAAGACTCATTTTAAGGAATTTTCACAAATTGTTGATGAACTTAAACCGAAATGGAAGGAATTGGATGATTTATCTAAAGCCGATATCTCTAAAAGTCTGGCAGGTAAAATATGTGCCTGAGTATACAGTAATGTATACCTGAGAAGCAAACCATATCGGGGGAACCCTGACCATGTAATGATGAAGGCAATCCCGAGGAAAGATTTTATGTGAATTAATTTGATAAAATTATATATTTATAATTATATTTTAATAATCATAAATATTGTATAAAACTCCAAAATATGATAAAATCATAATAGCAAAGCTATGGAATTGGAGGCATTTTTATGAAAAAAAATAAGTTTTTAAAAACGGTATTATTATGTGTAAGTATTATTTTTTGTTTAGGAATTTTTGTTGGTTGTAGCGAATCAGAAGAAGATAAAGCTAGAGCATATAAGTTTGGCATTTATAAAAATACAACAAAACTAATAGAAGGTAAGTTAAAATCTCCATCAACAGCTAAATTTCAAGAGTTCGATGAAAAGTTGGTTAAAGATTTAGGTGGAAATCAATATAAAGTTTCAGGATATGTCGATTCTGAGAACGGGTTTGGTGCAAATATTCGTTCTAATTGGCATTGTACTGTTACAATAGAAGGAGAAGGAGAAGATAAAACAATTGAAAGTAATGATATAGTTATTGAATAAAATATATAATATATACGTCTTAAACTCTTAACAAGTTAAAGTTAAGAGTTTTTATTTTTTAAAAAATTAATTCATATAGAATATCCGTAACGACTAGTACGTTTGCCATCCTATATAAATAATAGGATGAACATAGAGTCTAAACTATATGGAAACATATAGAGAAGTGGTCGGTGTGAAATAATCACCTAAAGAAGTACCATTTCCGCTATAGCAAAATAATTTGTTATAGTCAGTAGCCTTGTTATTATAGGTGAAAGTAATAGAGTTGACAGATCAAAGGGAAAACTTTTTGGTTTTAATGAATAATTTAGAAACAACAAGTGATTTATTACAAAAAGTAAAAGAATCAGCAGGCAATTCTAAAATAAAATTTGATGATAATGCTAGTGAATCTCTTGATGCAAAAGTTAAAAATTTTAAACATGCTTGGGAAGAACTCTATAGGACTTTAATCTCTAGTGATGCTTTAAAAGCAATAGTAGCAACAGGAACAAAATTAATAGGTGTTCTAGATACAATTGTTAATTCAAGTAAAGGAGTTAAATTAAGCTTTTTAGTATTACTTCCTATAATTTTACATATGGTTAAAAATTTTAAACTTTTGATGTTAACAATAATGTCAGGAGAAAAAATAAAATTAGTTGATGTGATTTTTGGAGATTTATTTGGCAGAATGTCAAGTGGTATCACAATTGTAGATAGACTCAAAAGTTCATTTAAGGTTCTTAAGTTAGCACTATCTTCATTATTAACAACGCCACAAGGTTTAATGTTTTTAGCTGTAGCAACAGCAATAGGTGTAGCAACAGCGGCAGTAATTAAACATGCAAACCATCAAAAGAAACTAAGAGAAGAGAATGACAAACTAAAGCAAAGTTATGATGATTTGAAGGCTGCAATGTCATCAAATGACAAAGAAGGTATAAAAAATGCTTCAGAAAATCCACAAAAAGCACAAAGTGAACTCCAAGAATTGATAAAGAAAAGAGCAAAACTAAATAAGGAAATGGAAAGCGCACCTACTATGAGAGAGGGCGCAACTATACATATTAATTCACAATTTAAAGAAACTGAACAAAGAATAAAAGAAATAACCAAAGCTCTCAAAGATAATGGTTACACAGTTGATGAAATCACTGGAAAGGTAAAAGAATTAACGGAAGCTAGTTTAAGAGCAACAAATCTTGATATGATAGATACTATTAAAGAAACAGGAGAGTCTGAAATAAAGAATAAAGATTCTATTGTGGAATTAGGAGATGAATATTTTAGATTAGCTTCGATTCAAAATAAAAATAAAGAAGTAAACCAAAAGTTAACCGATGTCTCAAATGAGCTAAATGGTAAAGTGAAAGGGCTAATTGTAACAAAGGATAAGGATGGAAATGTAACAGTTAAAAATACTGGTTTGTTAGCTAAGGAGATAGAAGTCCTTCAAACAGAGGGATTAACTGTAAATAAGCTAACTCAAATTAAGTTAGAAGCTGGAAAAAGTTCAGCAGAAGTTCAAATCGGTATGACAAAGGTTACTTACCAAGAAGCAAGAAGAAGAATGCAAATATTAGATGAAGAAGCAAAGACCTTAGAAAAAGTTAGTAATCTAACTGATCCAAATGGTACTATGGAAAAAATTACTGGAATGAAAAATCCATTTGGAAAAGCATATGATTTTAATAGAAGTGAAGCAGCAGAAATAAAAAGTCAAATTGAGGCTATAGATAAAATATATAATGAAGCAAAATCTTCACTTGATGACTTACCAGACAAAAATTCTGTACCAAATTTTGCACCTAATCCTGATGAAACAAAGAAAAGTACAGAAGCTACAAAAGAAAACACAGGGGAGACAGACAAGAATAGAGAAGCCGTAAATAAAGCTAGAGAATCCATAAAACAATATGAATTAGCATTAAAATCACTAGAAATGCAAATGACAAAAAATAATATTGCACTAGGAAGACTTTACGAACATAGTGATAGTTATATAAATAAACTAAAAGAAAAACAAAATTTAATTAAACAAGAAATTGCATTAAATAAACAACAAATAGCTACTAATGGAAAATTAGCTAATTCATTAGGCGCAGTAGGTGGAAGTTATGCAAGTGGTATGGGTAATAGTATTGGTGAACAAGTTGTAAGAAATGCACAACAATATTTAGGAAGACCATATAAATGGGGAGGAAGTAGCCCAGCTGAAAATTTTGACTGTTCTGGATTAGTTCAATATGTATATAAGCAAGTAGGAATTTCCTTGAATAGGACTACATATGACCAAGTAAAACAAGGAACAGCTGTATCTAAAAATCAATTACAAGTAGGCGATGCTGTTTTCTTCGGTAGCCCATCAGCACCACATCATGTAGGAATATATATGGGGAATGGAAAGTATATACATTCACCAAAAACAGGTGATGTTATAAAAGTTTCTAACTTAAATAGTAGAAGTGATTATGCTACTGCCAGAAGGTATGCAAGTGGAGGAAGTAGTTATCGAACAACTTCATCTAATTATAGTGGAAAATATGCTAGTTATATAAATGACGCAGCTAGTAAATATGGTGTATCTTCTGCTTTAATTGCAGCAATCATAAAAGCAGAATCAGATTTTAATCCTAATGCTCGTTCTAATGAAGGAGCTATGGGACTAATGCAACTTATGCCAGTTAATGTAAGAGAATTTGGAGTAAGAAATCCTTATGACCCACAACAAAGTATTATGGGTGGAACACAAGAAATATCTAAATACTTAAAGAAATATAATGGTAATTTAGATTTAGCTTTAGCCGCTTATAATGCAGGTATGGGTAGTGTAGCTAAAGCGGGTGGAGTCCCAAATTACACCAAGGATTATATATCCAAAGTTAAAAAGTACATGAAAGGCTATGGTGGAAGCGAATCCTCTATCCATTCAACAATAGATGAACAAATGGACTTAATTGGAAAGTCAATGGATTTAGAAAAGAAAAACCTTGAACTCCAAGAAGAATTAAACAAGATAAATATTCAAATTCTTGAAGCCAAATTGGGTCAATATGATGATAGAGTTAAATCCATTGATAGAACGTTAACTCAATTAAGAACAGATGTTGATTTAGCAGGAAAGAATGATACAACATATATAAATTACTTGTTAAGAATAGATGAATATAGTAATAAGAAACTTAATACTTTGAAAGAAAAAAGAGCATTTTTAGAAAAAGAAATGAAATCTAATATTTATGACGCAAAAACTTTACAAATGATGCGAGAAAAGAATTCAGATTTAGGTACCGAAATGCTTAATATGTTAAAAAGTATTAAAGAATTAGGATATGAAATAGCTACAGCAAGATATGAAGCCGTACAACAAATTTATAAAGACAATATTGAACTACTTAATAATGAATTAGAACGGCTTTCAACTGAAGAAAATAAAAATCTTAAATCAATGATTGCTTTAAGACAACAAATGATTGGACAAGATGAAGAAAATATTAAAAGATTGACTAATCTAATAAAAGAATTAAATGCAGAATCTTATAAGGGTAATAAACCTTACTTATTAGATAAAATAGAGGAATACACTAAAGAATTAGATAGAGCAAATACGGAATTGACTAAACACAAGAAAGAACTTGAAAGCGTAAAAGATACTTTTAATAGTTTAATAGAATCTATAGAAGATAAAGTTAAACAAGCCATTCAAAAAGTCAATGAAGAATACAAGAAAAATTCAGAGAAAAGAAGAAAGCTATTTGATGAAGCTATTGATAAGCAAGTAGAAAAAATAGAAGAAGCCCGAAGAAAGCTCGATAAAAACGAAACCGCACAGAATGATTATGAAAAAATTATGGAGATTCAAGAAAAGATAAATAGACTTGATTTAAATGATTCCATAGAAGCAAAAAAACAAAGATCTGAATTAGAAAAAGAATTAAGAAATGCACAAAAAGACCAACGTTCTCATGAATTGAATTATGAAATTGAAGAAAGAAAGAAAAGACTAACTAATGCAAAAGATGAATACGGAAAACTTAGTAGTGAATATGACAATAAATTAAGTGAAAGTTTTGAAGATGATAAGCTGACTCTTGAAGCTAAACAAGCTTTACTAAATGGCTTTATTGTTGATTTGAATGGAAATGTTATTAACTTAGAAAAAGCATTAACTACATTAGAAGATAAGACAGGAAAAGGATTAAGCAGCACAGGTAATAAAATAAAAAAAGAATTAATTGATAATTTACATACAGTACAAGATATATTAAAAGAATTTGGAACTTTAGATACTACAAAAATAGAGTTTCAAAAGAAACCAATTATCAATGTATATGGTGCTGGAATAGACATAGAAAATGCTAAAAACATATTAGGAATAGATGGATATAACTACATTGATACAAAGATGATAGACCATAGTAAAATCAAATTAGGAGAAAATGATATAGTTCTAGGTGCAAAAGGCACTCATAATGGTATTAGTAGAGATGATTTAGGTGGTGCTACTAGGTTGGGTGGCAGCAACAGATATGATACTGCCGCTATTATTCAATTATATAAAGATATACAAGATGGTAAAGTAACTCCAGTAAATGGAGTGGTGTATGGTAGTGGGCAAGATTTAGAGAATGCAATGAAATGGTTAGCTCCTTTAGGTTATAAGTTTGTTGATACAAGTAAAATAAACCCTAGAACAATTAGATTTACTCAAAACGACTTAATAGTTGGAGGAACTGGCGCTAGAGGTGGCGTTCCTTTTGATGTTAACGGTGTTAAAAGATTAGGTGGAATAACAAGATTTGATACAGATAAAATCATAGGAGATTATGCAAAAGCACAATTAGAAACAAGAATAAATGAAGCTTACCGTCAAACAGATAAAAGAGTTGGTAGAGTATATGGAACAGGTATAGATTTAATAAATGCTAAGAAATATTTAAGTAAACAAGGATATGATTTTGTTGATACCGATTCTGTAATTGATAAAGTTTTAAGCACAAATGATATTGTTGTAGGCGGTCAAATGAAAGGCAAGGAAAATATCTATAATAGCGGTGCTAGATGGCTATACGGAAAAGATAGACATGAAACTGCTAACTTGATAAATGAATTTGCTAGATATAATAACATTAGAGGGTTTAGTACAGGCGGCGTGGTAGATTATACAGGTCTGGCAATGGTTCATGGTAGCAACAATCCTGAATTAGTATTAAATAATCAACAAGTAGTACAATTACATAACTTTATTAAAGGACTTCCAAACACTGCTTATAATCCTAATATGAGAAGATTTGGGAATTCAAGTGTAAAAAATATTAGTAACAAGAATACAGAATCTAATCAAGTATATAATCAGTATGATATAAAACTAATAGTTGAGGGTAATTTACAAGGAAATGAAAGAGAAGCTAATATGTTTGCCAATAAGATAGTAGATATAATGAAAAGAAAATAATTTGTTAAAGACACTATGGAGAATTCTATAGTGTCTTACTTTTAAGGTGGTGATTTTTTGATTAGAGCAAGTGAAATAATATGGTTTAATGGTCATAGCAGTGAAGAGTTTGGATTAATAAACGCCAATATTGACAATGATGGATTCTTAGACGAACCTTTTTTAGCAGAGAGAAAGTTAAATGTAGAAAGAATTAAATATCAACCTAAAGCTTATTTTGATAGCGTTGAAGAACAAGAAAAGATATTTGAATTAAAATTAGTTTTTAAAGATAGAGTTAATATGAATAAACAAAAGCTAAGAGATGTAGCTAAATGGTTAAATGCAACAGATGGATACAAGGAATTATGGTTTAGTGAAGATTGTGAACTAGATGAGAATGGTGGTTATGATATTAATAAACCAACTAGAATATATTTTGCAATTGTTGAGGGTACTTCTAATTTACATCATGCTTGTTTACCACAAGGATATATAACAATTAGATTCAAAACTAACTCACCATATTGTTATTCTCCTTTAAAAACAACTGTAAAATATAAATTGGGTGAAGGTGATAGAGTTGTCGTATTTAATGAGGGAGATTTGATTTATCGCCCAGAAGTTAGTATAAAAAGTCTAGTAGAAAATCAAACTATTCAATTGAAAAGCAATACTTTTGAACCTGATAATTATATAGATTACATTAATAATGAAAGTAAAAATAAATTTGATTTCATATTTAAACAAGGAGAAAAGGCAAAAGGAAGCTTTGATTTAGATGGAACCGCTTATGATGGTGAAACATTTAAATTAGGGAATAAAACTTATGAGTTTGATTTAGGAGATAATAAAACTAAAAACAAATATGATGTAAATAACATATTAGTTCCTGTTAAGGGAGGATCGAAAGCTCATAATACATTAAATTTTGAAAAAGCTATCGTAACGGATGGAAGTACGGTAACTATAGGTGATCAAATTTTTGAATTCGATAATAATAATATTTATGCTCCATCAAATGTGCAAGTAGACGTTTCAGATTATTGTGATAGGGCAAAAGGTACTTTACATTTAAATTCTAATTTAATGCCTAATCAAACAATGAAAATAGATGAAACAACTTATACTATGGTAGGTGGCACTAATGAATTTATTATAAAAATGACAGATCATTTATTAAGCGATGGATTAGAAACAAATATAGTTGTTAAAAATGACAAGATTAATACAAAACAAGATAATGTAGTAGTTACCACTCCTAAATTTAAGAATATAGATAAATGTTTAGTAAGAAATGTAACTAAGAATCCTTCAGATCTAGGTATAAGAAAAGTGAAATACTTAGATAAAGATTTTGTTATGGTTTTATGGGACGGTGAAAGTGATGAAGATTATCAAGATTTAATAGAAGATGTAGGTATAAATGATAGGGTTATTATTAAGTTTGATAAAGCCATAGATAAGAATACAGTTACCGAAGATACAATTGTAGTAAAAGATTTAGAAGGTAATAAAATACCTGTTTTATTTGATTTCGGACAAGCATCTGATATGGGTAAAATAGTAGGTGTAATACCTAAAAATAGTTATGACTATGACTCAGAATATACAATACACATAACAAAGGGAGTTAAGAATGAAAAAGGAGTAAATATTAAAAACATCAGAAAGATAAAAATACATACACGAAAAGAACATTATGAAACAGAAAATGAAGTTTTTAATAATATAAGTCCAGTAAAAGCGTTTACTTTTAATTCCCCACATAAATTTAAAAAGGAAACTGTAACAAAAGAAAATATTTATGTATTAGATGATAAAAATGAAAAAGTAGAGATAAATTTAACGGTAACTGATGCAGGTAAATCATTGATAGTTCAGCCTGTAACAAAATATGAACAAGGAAAAACTTATAAATTATATTTTACAACAAAAGTATTAGATATAAATAATATGAGTGTCGTAAGAAATGAGAAGGTAGTGACATTTACAACATCTACAAAAAATAATGTAGGAGTTATAGATACGGATTGTGATGATTATTATAATGATGTACCTATAGATAAGCCTTTTACTATACCATTTCCTAAAAGATTAAATTTAAATCAAATAAATTATAATTATGGATTGGTAGATTTAAGAGATAGGGATAATAAACAAATTGCTGTTTTTTATTGTTATAAAACTAATAATACAAAATTATTAGAAATTACGCCGAGCGAAAATTTAAAATATGGTACTACATATTTCTTATATATTAGTAAAATGGTTCAATATGATGACCAAAGTGGCTATATTGATGAGCCATTAAAAATAAGAATTAACACTATGAAAGATCCAGCTTTACAAAATAATAAGAGTAACAATGATGTAGAAGAAAGCCAAGAAAACACTGTGAATACTAATTTTTATAATGTAGCTACTAACAAAGAATTTAATGTTTCTTTTAATGCATCTGTTGTAGATATAAGAAATGGTATATATATCAAAAATTCTAAAGAACAATTCGTAGATTGTTTTACTAAAATAAGTCAAACTGGAAATGGAATAGATATTTTCCCTAGTCCTGTTTGGGAAATGGATGAAAAGTATTATGTATACGGAAATGAGAATATAAAATTATCTAAGAAACCTAGAATTTTTGCAGGAGATTCTCCACCAGATGGAAACGGTAATAAAGGTGATTATGCTAATGCAAAAGAGATATTTGAACCTTTAGGATTGCAGGTAATTAAAATTGATGGATGGAAAATATATGGTGGCGATATATATGATAAAGAAGGAAAGAAAATTTTTATAGATAAACGAGATATTCTTGTAGGCGGAAATTTTAGAATAACTAAAGATGATTATAATGATGATGGAACTCTTAAAGATGGTACTATAATTTATAATATTCCATTATCTGTTTTTGCCAACGGAGCAACAAGGATTTCAGGGGTAAATAGAGTAGAAACTAAGAAAAAAATGTTAGAATATAAGGAAACTATTAAGGATAGATCTTATGTAAAAAGAAGCATGTATAAAACAGATACTTTAATTATGACATTTAGTGTAGACCATAGAAATAATAGTATAGAAATAGACGTAGATAGAAATATAAGTTTATCTGATAATAGATTACTATTAAATAAATATGAAATTCCTAAAAAGATTAAAAATATGAGAGCAAAAGATGATATTTATATATATGAAGAATCAGAAATGGATTTTACTGTTGATATAAATATGCTTATACCTAATAAAGTTCCTATAGGGGCTAAAGTATATGCTGGAGTTATAGGAAATGTAGTCAATGGAGTTCATGATGACTTTACAAATGCAACTAATATATTATCTGAATTTGGATACAAAATAATAGATACAAATCAAATGACATTTCAAGAAAAACAAAATATTACTTTCAAAGTTGGCGATTTAGTAATCGGAGGATTGTTAGCAGGTATAAAACCTAGTGATTTAGATTCTAATGGGAATGTAAAAGCTACTCCACCTCAAGCAGATGATCCTAATGATAGAAGAAAAGAAAGAATGGTAGGTATCCCTAGGGGAATAAATATTTATCCAGCTAAAAGGTTGCAAGGAGACGTAAATCACCCTAATAGAGATGGTACAAAAAAAGCAATAGAGGACTGGGCTATGCTGCTAAAAAGAGTTCAAAATAATGAAGCTTTAGGGGATGGATACGAAACTAATATAGCATTAAATGGCATAACCGTTAAATATAAAGTTCCTAAAAATGCAAAAATATATGGTACTGGTGTAGATATTTTTAATGCAATAAGATATTTAGGGGATATGGGGTATATCTTTGTAAATGTTGGAGACATGTCATTTGAAGAAAAGTTAGCATTGCCTTTTAAAAAAGGTGATATTGTAGTAGGAGGAGTAGGTGCTGCTGATATTGTAGTAGAAGGTAATGTTAAGAAAAAAGTATATGGAATTCCTAATATACCGATTAACGGTGCGTTGAGATTAGGCGGTGTAACAAGATTTGACACTGAAAAAAAGATAAAAGACTTTGCAGAAAAGCTAAAAGTAAAAGCTATAGAAGCAGGAGATATAGTAAAGATAAAGATGACTATAAGTACTCCAGACAATGATATAATTAACTCGGATGAAGATTTTGAAAAATTAAATGAGACTATATCTAATGATGTTAGAATTGAATATCATAGGGTTAAAAGTACTAAAGAATTAAGCAGAAATAGAATTTATATAGAATTTGAAGAAAATATAAGAACTATAAATTATATTTCTACTATAGAAATCACTGATTTATATAAAATATTTAATAGCAGAGAAGCTGAAGACTATCTATTTACTGCCCCTAATCAAATTAGAATAGGATATACCAAAAATGAAACATTACAAAACATAGTCATGGCAATAAATGATACAGGAACTGCAGGAATTGAATATAGTCAAAGAACATTTAAACATAAAACTGTTTCTTGCCAAAGACAAAATGATGATGAGAATCAATTTTTAGCGTTAGAAATGGGTGAAAAAGGTAATGTAGTAACTCATTTAGTTGACAAACTAGATGTAGCAAACAAGTTCTTAGCACCAACTTTGACAGGAGGTAAGGATTGTGAGCAAAGCAATGCTATAAAAACATTAGCAAAAACTATTGAAGAACAGAATGAGAAGCCTGAAAGATATAATAAAGATAAATATACTTGTTATTATGATACTAATAAATTAGTTGTTACTCATATGTTATATGGGGAGAAATATAATAATATAATTTGTCTTTCAAATGTTACAAAATTAGTACAAACTCCTTATTTAATAAACGAAAAAGATATAGGAAAACTTGAAGAATTTTTAAATAGAGAAAAACAAATAGCCAAATGGGAAAACCCAACATTTGTAGGTGGAATAGACCCAACATCAAAAGATTGTATTTTAGCTTTATATAATAAGATATTAGAAAATCAAAATAGTATTAATCTAAATATAATAGATAAAACTAAATATGGAAGAAGCTATAGTGGTATTGATATGGAATATAAAAATATAGGTGAAGAAGGAAATATCTTGATGAAAACAACTTGTGTAAATGGTATATTAAGTGGCAAGAAATTAAAAGGTGGACTAGATGGGTTGGAGGAAAATGAATTCTTATATATAAATTGTGATAAAGAAGAGATTATAAGTAGTCTTGATAAAGATAGGTATAAGAATTTTAATCATGATTGGGTTAGAATACCTCCAGATAAAATCACAATTATGGTAGTACAAGGTAAAATTGAATTGCAATTCAGGTATAGAGAAGTATTTTTAATATAAAGGAAGGTGGTAATTTGTTTGTAGATTTAGATTATAATAAAGAAATACCAAGACCTAAATTATTTCTTGCTAAGCCTAATAAAAAAATAATAGCACCAATTCCAAATGTCGAACCAGATTTAAAAATATTTCTAAATGTACCTAATGAATTAAACTTTAAAATACCATTATTTATAGAGGACGATTCTAAGTCCTCTATAAATGAATCACCTAAACTATTAAAGAATCCATTGTTAACTAAGATTAAAGAAAGATATTTAATCTTAGTTAAATTTATGGATGAAAATAATTGGTATATGATTTTAAATCCTAAATCTGATTCGTCTTCCTCTGAACATGATAACATGAGTGTAAAATGCTATAGTTTAGAATACGAACTAAAAGATAAACTAATAAATTTTAATACAGAATCTTCTACAATTTCTCAAATATTAAAAGGAAATTATTTAGATAAAATTCCTCATGGAGCGTTAAATGATACTAGCTGGTCAGTGGGATATATTGACCCTTATTATAATGATGTTTATAGAGAATTTTCTTATACAGGGAATGTATTGCAATTATTAGAAAGCTTAGCAGAAAAGTTTGATGCAATTATTAAATATAACACGGAAGATAGAACTATAGATATTTATTATAAATACAATTATGGTAAGAATTCAGGAATAATCTTTAATTATAGAAAGTATTTAAAATCTATAACAAAAGATAGGGATTCTGATTCATCAGTTATGTGCACAAGACTTATTTGTATAGGTAAAGATGGTCTTAGTATAGAAAATATAAATCCTACAGGTAAAAATTATATTGATGATTTCTCTTATTTCATGTATCCTTTTACAATAGAAAATGGATTTGTTACTAAACACAGTGATTATATGAGTGATAATTTATGTATAGCTATTACAAAATATAAAGCTAAAATTATGCAATATCAAAATAGATTCAAGCAATTAATAGCTACAAAGAACACATACAATAAATTAATGTTATACAAAGAAGGAGAATTAAGAAGCCTGAAACATGAACTAGAAATTTTTGCAGATAATTATAGCGTTGCTATGATGTCAGGAAACAATATTCAACCGATTATAACAATAAAAAAAGAAATTGAAAGTGAAATAAAAGCAAAGGAATTAGAAATTGAAAGTTATAAAATTAAATTAAAAAGTGTAGAAGATAGCATTTATAATATTAGAGTAGATTTAGAGGAAGAAAATAATTTTACAAATGAGGAATTAGATGAATTAGATAAATATATAATATGGGATAAATGGGAAATGCAAGAATATATAGATGAAGAAGATCTATATAGGGACGGAATGAAAAAGTTGAAAGAAAAGTGTAAACCAAAAGTTTCTATAACTTTAGATTATGTAGATTTTATAAAATATGTAGAAGAGCAACATATGTGGAATAGCTTAAAAATCGGTGATAAAATTGGTGTTAAATATCCGTTATTAGATATAGATGAGAAAATAGAATATGGGAAAGATACATTTGTAGTAGAGGAAGGTGATTAATTATGGCTTACGTAAACCTTCCTTTTGATTTTAATGAAATTATTCAATATGACAGTTTAAAATCAATTGATTGTAGATTACTAGGATATAACTATAATACAAAAAATAATGATTTTAAATTAACAATTAGTAGTATTGATAAAAAAATTGATGATATTGATGTATATGAAAGAATAGCAGGTGCTTTAAAAACATCTGAAAATAATGAAAATGATATACAAGACTTAAAACAAAAATTAAATAGGTTAGAAAATAAAATTAACACTCCTAATAAAATTCAAGAAATAAACACTAAAGATACAAGTATTATAGCTGGTGCTAGTAATACGGTAAAAATAAATGAAAGTGGTTTATCTACACATGAAGTAAATAATCCAGATAGGGGCTTAATATGGAATGCTGGAGCTTTAGGATTAAAGGATGGTGACGACTTTGAACCTATTATAACGGCAGATGGAATTATGCCTAAGTTTTTACCTAATGCAGTAAATTTACAATTAGAAAAAGCTTTAGATAACGTTGGAAATATAGAAAGAAATAATAATGAAAATAGGCAGGAACAAAGACCTCCAACAATGATTAAGAATCCACCAATAAGATATATGGATTTAACTTGTAAATTAATAAGAAATGAAAATAATCAAGTTGAACAAATTAGTTATTATAATTTACAAGGTGACATTGAATATATAGAAAAAATAATAAGAAATGAAAATGGTAAGATAGAAAAAGTAGAAAAAGAGCACTTAGATGCAGAAACACAAATTACTACAATTATAAGAGATGAAGAGACAAATTTAGTTACAGATGTTTCTGTTGAATATGAAAATGATACTGAAGATTATGAATTTGGTGGAATGTTGTAAGAAAGGAGTGATTTATTTTGGGATTGCCATCATACATATTGAACTGGGATGAATTAGATCCAATACTAAAAGATTATTTAGAAAATAAAATAGATGTAGATATAGAAAGCTTATCTATTGATACATCTAAAATTGAAGAATTATTAGAGAACATAAAGGATCAAATGCCAGAGATCGATTATACAAATTTAATAGCATCTCTAGATAATTTAGCAAAACAATTAGAAAGTTTATCAAACAATATAGGAATATCAGGTACTCAGAAAGTATATGGTAAAATGATAGAAATACCTGCAATAAACAAAAATTATCCTGTAACTTTTAAGGTACCGAAAAAAGGTAAGATAACTGGTATTACTTACTCTTTGAGTGCATGGCATTTTTTAGATACAATAGATATGACCATTATTAAAGGAGATAATACATTAGAAGTATTATTTGACAATATGAGAACAAAAAATTTTGGAGAAAATAAAGTTTTTAATGTATTCTACAGTATAAATAAAGATGAGGAAATTATATTTAATTTTAAGAATAATAGTGGAACAAGTAAAGTTTTATGGATCGATTTTAATATATTAGAGGATGATTAAAATATATGTTACCAAGATATATAATTAATTTAGAAGAATCGAATTTAAAGGGTGTATTTTTAGAAGTTATAAAACAAAAATTAGCAGAAAAAATACCAAGTTTAAATAAAGAAAAAATAGAAGATATCTTAAAAAATTTACTGGGAATACTTCCACAACAATTAATCAATTTCAAAGTTATAGTTGATGATGTTGTGGATTTTATAATGTTTAAATTAAATGGTATACAACAGGTAAAAAGTATTATGTTAGATGTACCACCATTAAAAAACAATGTAATCCAACAAGAAATAATTTGTGATAATCAATACTTTTTGACAGGGATATTGGCTACACAGTCAGGATGGAAAAAAACCGATAAATTTACTGTTAAACTTAACAATGAAGCTCTTTTAAATGATATATATTTGAAAGAAGTTGGACAATTTAATTATCTTAATGGTGTTTGTAAATTGAAAGAAGGTGATAAAATTACAATTTTATACAATAATCAAGAAGGAAATAGTAAGCAATTTATAATGGATTTTGAGTATTTAACACTAAAATAATAAAAAACAAAGAAGCTCTTATCAATATATTTGATAAGGGATTTTATATTTTAAGGAGGAATTTTAAATGGCAGAAAAAGGACTAAGTTTATTTGAAAATGATAAATTTTATTATAACGAAGGTAGCACAAATGTTAAAAACATTATTAAATGCAACAGACGCATATAAGTGGACATTAGTATATCCAGCAAAGTTAGAAGATATAACTAATTTCGCTTTAATAAAAGCAACAACAACTTTCGGTAAAGAATTTCATGTAAGATTTTTCAGGGAAAAAGATTGTATTACTCACATGGAGATGGCAATTGGTAATGAAACCGTAAAAGTAAATAAAGAAATAATAGATAAAAGTACAGGAGAATCGAAGAAAGTAGAAGTTACGGATTTAAATGAAGAAACTTGTAATACTGCTTGTAGATTATCATGGTATAAGAAGCCAATGAAAGGAGTCAAAGATTGGTTACCAATTCAATATTGGTTAAATGTTACTAAAGATGTTGTAAATATAGTATTACGTGGTGATCCATCACCTGATGTATATCCTTATACAAATTATTTAACTGGATATGCTTATTTAGGTTCTTTATCTAAAATAGAAGAAGATAGTGATGATGATAAAGAATATAACTTTGGTATAACTACATCATCAAATATAGAGCCTGTTTTTGAAAAGAAATTTGGAGACAGAACAGCAACAGGAATAACAGATGTTTGTATGATAGCTAATAAAATAGGAATGCCTATGCAGCCACATGTTCCAGCATTTTATACAACACATGAATTTATGGATAAGTGTAATGTTGATGGTGGTAGTAGATGGAATAATAAAAAGTATCAATTCTCTGATATTACATTAGTGCACCCAGTTGAAATGGAAAGAGGAAAAATGCAAAATATTTTAGTTGGAGATGGTTACGGTGTGTTTGATGCTGATAGACTAGTATTAAAGAGAAACACAGAGAAAGAGGAAAACTATAAGAAGTTTAAAATAACTGCTCCATATAATTTCTTGAACAATTCAGCTAACAATAATTATTGCATAGCTATTAGATGTTATAAAGATTCAGGAGATTTCTATTGTCCAATGCCACCAGAAAAGCAAGAACCATAAAATATATAATGAGGTGATGTAATGCCCCTACATAAAATTCCCCTATGTAATTTAAAATATGTGGGGGATATTTATTCAAGTGGAACTTTTATATATAAAAATCAACAGGAGATATCTAAGAGTTCCCCTACGTTCTTATCAAATAAAGAGGATAAAATTATAGAGATAGAAAAACTAAAATGTTTAAAAATGAGTGATAATTTAAAAATAAATTCAAATATTAAATATTTTAATCTATCCAAAAGTCAAATAAAAATTACTAATTTAAATCATAATAATTTAATTAAGGTTTTTGAACAATGGGGGAATATATATGAAAGAAATAAACTAATACAAAAGATAGAATATATATGTAAAGAAAATGAATTTTTAGATTATAACCTTAATAGAATCACAAGGGAAATAAGTAAAGAAAAAAATAGTTTACTATCAAAAGAACGTTTTAATATATCTAAAAATAAGAATAATAAATTATTTAATAAGATAATCGAAGATGATTTTTTTGTATATGAATCATACTATTATTTAGATAACATTATTAAAAATATGACTTTACAACATATTCAGAACCTATCAAAGAATTATTGGAATATTAAAATAAAAAATAATATATTTTTATCTGAGCAAAGAAAAATTATAAACAAGATAGATGTATTAAATAGTTATTTAGATAGAAATAAATACTCAATAGATAAAAGCGTAAATCATTTAATAACTAAAAGATTAAGTACAATATTAAATTTACAATGTAGAAAAAATACGACTAAAATTAATTCATTTAATTTAAATCTTTTTAAAATTGGATTTGTTAGTGGATACAAAACCAATATAAGACTATATGAGTTTAATAAATTTTTAGATACTAGATATAAAAATATTGAAAATAATATAAATGAAGAATTTTTAAATAGAACTTATATGAATATTGATAAAGTAGATACTAATGACTTTTTAGAAAGATATATAAGTTTGATATATTTAAATAATAATATCGAATTCTTAAATTCTTATAAGAGACCTATTTATCATAAATTGGATTTAATATTTTTAGACAGCAGTATAAAAAATTTATATTTAAACAAATTAAAAGAATTATTTTTAGAAATTAAAAGTAAGGATTTAATTGATAATAAGACTAATTTATTTTTTAATAAAACCTATAATAATATTATTAAAGATGAACTTTTACATCTAGTTGATAAAAGATATAAAAAAATGAATTTTAATGATATTTCAAAAAGGATTAGTATAGTATCTAATGATATTTTTAGCTACAACAATATATATATAATCGAAAAAAGTAAAAATTTAATTACAAATTATATAAATGATAATTTATTAAACAAATCTTATGTAGATTTTACTAAGAACAACAATAAAATGATTGGTAAACCTTATAAAAATTTCAGTGTTAACATCCATAATAGTTTATCAAATCAGGTTTATAAAAATATAACTATAAATAATGAAAAAGATTTATTACAAAATCTTTCTAATGGACAAGAAGTGTTTGTAAAAGAAAACATACTTATGCTAAATAAAAATAATAAAACAAAAGAAATGAATATATTAAAATATAATGAAATTTTAGAAGCATATATTAAGCAAATAAATAAAATTAATATATCTAACAATCTTGAAATTGGTATTGGTGAAGCCAATAAAATTAATATATCCAAACATCTTAAAGTTGCTATTGATGAAGTTAATAATATTAAAACATACAAAGAATTAACTAAACATGCAGAAGAGATGAATAACATAAAAGAAAAATTAGTAGATAAATATTATAAATCAATATGTAAAGATGAATTACAGTTGTTCAGTAAAAGGAAAAAAGGAATTGAAAAACATAATAAAAATACATTAGTCAATAAATCATATACAAAAGTAAATATTCAAAGATATAAGAAACTTATAGGAAAGACTTATATAAAAATAAATAAAGATATAAATGACAACAATATTCAAAGAATAAGACCTAACAATATGAACAAGAATGAAAACAAAGAGCTACAACATATTTATATTAATGAAATGAGTAATAATCTATATGATAATATGCTTGAAAAAGTCATGCCTGTTGCAGAAATCTTTAAAGAAAATAATGTATTTTTGGATAAAATAATTCAAAGAAGACATCTTTTTAAACAAACAAATTACCTATTACAGCATATATATCAAAATGATGCAGTTAAGCACACATTTAATATATTGGAACATTTAAAACAAATGAATATATCTAAAGAAGAGTGTGACCTTTTAGGTAAGTACAATAAAGATTTAATTTATATCAATAATAATAATAATTTAAAGAAGTATAAAAAAGATATCGATAAAGAAAATCAAAAATATACAGAAGTAACAGAAAGATGGTGGGTATTAAATCCAAGTGCACCTTTTGATAGAAAAATACTTCCATTTGATTATGATTACTCCAAAATGCCTTTAGTATCAAATAATAACATTATAAATACAAGTAAAATAATTAGTCAACATCCTATTTCATTTGCTCCATATATGATAGACAGTGGAAATGGAGGAAAAGATTTAAATTATGGCACTAAAGAAATAGATGTAAGTATAGAAATAATGTTAGATATGGTTAATATAGTTGGAATGGTCATATTGCAAGATTTAGCTAAATTTAAGAACTGTACAGGACAAGAATCATTAGAATTTATTGTAGAATTAATATTTGATTGGCTTAATATGGATTCGACAATAAGAAAAATGGAACAAAATAATTCAAGAGAACATTATTTAAGATGCTATAGATGGATTAGATGGGAAGCTGAACAACTATGGTTTGAAGCTGATCAAGATCATACAATTTATAAAAATTTAGGAATAAAATTTGCAGGTGCATTGCTAGGTAAATTAATAGAATATATGAAGTATCATCATTTTGATGTAGTACCTTTATGGAGAAATCTAAAATTTATGGATATTGAAAGACAATTTAATAAAGCAAAAAATAAAGATATTTTTAAAGGTATTGATAAGATTAAATCATATAGACATTATATGATTAATACTCAAATACCAACAAAACAACATTTATTTCAAAAATAAAAATATTAAGGAGGAGTCTATATGGCAGTAACACAATATAAATCAGTCTATAATGAAAATCAAGGTATCTTTAATAATCCTAGACAAAAGATGTGGGGAGTTTTTCACAATTGGGATGGATCATATTGGAGACCAGAAATATTTACCAATAATTTTGATGAGGCAAAAGAAAAATTTAGAGAAATATTACATGGGAATAGAGAAAAAAGTGGTATAGATAATATTATTTTATGCGAAATAGTACCAACAGATACAATCTTAATTCCACCTGCAAGATTCTAGGTATTATAATATGACATTATTAAAAATAAGTGATGGCTTACTAGAGGTAGATAATTTTTATCTTACCTCTAGTTTTAGTGATTTTGTAGGAAAATCCTTAGTTAATAGAGATGTTGGTACAGGTAAAGTAAAATTATTATCTAATAGTATAATAGAAAGAAAATTTAATTATAATGAGTTTATAATAGACTGTCATAAGAGTAATTTTAAGAATATGGAAATAGGGGATTACGCTATGATATACCTAGGTAATAAAGAATATACCTTTGGTATAAAAGACGAAAAGAAAAAAGAAAAAGTTGATGAGCAAAATGAATATTGGAGAATATTAAAGAGAAGCAACTATGTTCAAGCGTATTCTAGTGCAGATGGAATAAACTATAAAAATATTGGTGGCGTAGAATATAGTGAAAGTATAACTAAGCAAGGTTTTCAAAAATATTGCAATGAAGATCTTATTTTGGACGAGTATAAAGTTTATAAAAATCCATATGTAACAATATTAAATTACAATGAAGATTATATGTGTGAATTGTATGATAAATACAATAATTTGATACAAGTTAGAAAATTTAATTCTGATATGGAATGTAAATTCTTTATAGAATATATTTTTATAGGATATATAATAATTAAAGATTTAGATGATAATATTGTATTTCAAAGTGACTTAATGAAATTTTCATTTGGAGATGTTTATATAAATTCCCCTTATAATTTTGAGATTAGATATAATAATAAAATTGTAACAGATAAGCAATATGGTATTTTAGAAAGTTATAAAGAAGTAGTAACAATTAAAAATAAAGATACTAAAGATTATAAAGATATAGTTATTAGTACCGAAAGTATTTCAAATGATTTAATCGAATTAAGTTTAGATGATAAGTCTTATAATAAAGAATCAAAAATCGAAAATTTTCAATCTCAAGAAGTTAAAAAAATTTATATAAGAATTACAAGAAAAGGTTCAGATATTAATTATTATATTAGAAATTTTCAACTACTTGTTAATTAGGTAGGTGTTTTAAATGAGCGAATTTTTTAACGTTACATTAAAGAATGATGTAATTATGGATGACGGAGGGATTTCTAGTAACACAACATGGAGCAGTGAAAAAATACAAAAAGAAATTATATCAAAAAGAATTACAAAATTTGAAGAACTTGAAGATGTTGATGTTATAAATAGAAAAGATAATCAAGTAGTAGCTTATTCAAATGATACAGGTAAATTTACAACTATAAATTTAGAAACATTAAGAGAAGCTACAGGTCTAAGTGTACAACAAATATCCAAGAATGATGTAAAAGGAACTTTAGATAATCCAGAAAGTATAGATATTCCTATAAACACTTTGAAATTTAGAGTACTTCCCGTTGATGTATTAAAATATAGCACAGAAAATGCAAATGATATAGTAGAAGTTAAAAATGATTTTAAAAGTGTTGAATATACAAAATTTAAAAAAGATGAGAATATCTTATTTGATGACAAAGCACATATGAAAACTGAATATGACTATACATTTAATTTGGTTAAAAAATTCGATGATGATAGTCTTGAATATTCGGTAAAATTTAAAAAATCGGACTATAAAAAAATTGAAAGATTTGAGACATACAGAGATGGTGTTTTACAAAAATTAAAAGTAACGGCAGTTCCACATGATAGGTTATTAATTCCTACAGATAATATAAACTTGAGTAATCTTAGACATATTGATTGTTTTAAAATTCAAGGGTTAGGGGATAAATTAAAAGTTGTTTGTAGTATTGATGACGGGAAAACATGGAAAACTTTTGAAGATCAATCATGGCAAAATATTGATTTAGACATAGAATCTGTGAACAATAAAGGAATGACTATAGAATTATTTAATTCTATTAACTCTATCTTTTGGAATGAATTAATTACTACTAATAAAATTAGATTTGCTTATTTATTTGTTATGGATAATACCCAAGATGTTCAAGAAATAGATAAATTACTTTTCCAATATGATAAAAATGGTAGTTGGGTTCAATGTGATTGCAATGAATTTAAAGCTACTTATATATCAAATAGTTTATTAAGAGTAGATTTATATTTTTCAGGAAATGTAAAAATTAATTATGGTACAAGTAGTGAAATGAATACATATGAAGAACATTGGGAAAATGAAAACTTCAAAGATATAAAATTATTAGCCAATGTTAAAGATATTTTTAACTCTAACAAATATTATGCTATTTCTAATAGTGAAATTGTTATTAGAAATAATATAGCTAGTATAAATAAGAATATAGATATGAAAGAAGAAAATCAATTACATTTAATAGTAATGGATAATAATATTAAAGTTTTAGATACTTTTATATCACCAGAAGATACTCAAAAATATCTATTAGGGATAAGCCCTAATATAAAAATTTTAGTAAAAGGACGTTTTGATGCAAATCTCTATATGACAGTATCTTAAAACTTAATATAAACGAAAGGGGATAAATTATGGCAAAAATTCTTAATTCAGATTTTATAAGCGGAACAATCCAAAGAGTAGTTGAAACACCATTGGGGTATATAATAAATGGAATTTATTATGACAAGAAGACAATGACTCCAAAAGCAGTACAACCATTTCCTACAATTGGTGGAACGACTTATTTAGGTATGAACCAAAATTGTCTAGTTAATAACCCTGCTAGAAAAATACACGATAAAACTATGATGAATACTATCATAAATGATAGGTATAATCCTAATATAAGTTATGTTTTTACTACAGGAGATAATGAAGCAAAAACAATTTTAAAAATTGAAGAATATAATGGCAAAGTTAATATTTTAAAGTATGGTACTTTTAACTTTTCCAATGTATATGATGATACTAAAGATATTGATTATATGATAATCAATTCTTATTTGGGACAGGATAAAGAAAATTTATATGTAATAATTAGTGGAAATAATAACTATGGTGGATATTGTTTTCAAGATGTTTTTTGTAAAATAAATAAAGAAACATTCTCATTTAATTTTTTATTTTTTAATAGGAATTGTTGGGTTAATCCACTGAAGGAAACTAATGAATATATTTATTATGGTATAACTACACATAATAGTCATATTATAAAAAGATATAATAAAATAACACAAATAGATGAAAATATACCTTTAGAAAAAAGAACAGAGAGCAGTAAATGTAGTACTAGCTATTCAAACCTATTATCATCTTCTGATTCAAATTTTTATACATATTCAGTATTTTATGATTCTGAATCCAAACATATCAAGATAATTAGATATCATTTTGATACAACTGCATTGGAAATAAAAGATGTTTGTACAGAAAAAGTTTATGAAATAGAAGATAAAGAAGAATTTATGACAAAAATTATGATGAATGGTACTGATGATATACATTATGAACCATTTATAACTACTACAGATAATAAATCATATTTAAATATTGCAGTTTATGAAAAATATACTTCAACTAGCAATAATACAACTTATTATGGTATATATACTTTTGAAATAGATAATTTAACAAAAGATATTACTTATAAGAGCTTTTTAAATATAAATGATTATTTTAGAGGATTTATAGGAGTTAGAAATAATACATTCTTAATAGGAGCTTCTAATGGGAAATGCTACTTTATAAATTTTGAAAAAGATAAATTTATTATAACAAATGTTTTAGCTAATCAACCTAAATATATAGGGGCAGATTTAGCAGAAAATATTTGGATAGTTAATGGACTAAATGAAGTGGAAATGTATTCTTCTTATGTTCCACTCCATGTTAATATTGAGTATGAATTTGAAAATTATGATTATGAAGGGGAAAATATAAATACATATATTACTGTAGAAGCCAAAAACTATTCAAATTTAAATATTTCTTCAAAATTAAAATTTACTATAGAAGGTAATGCAGTATTTTCAAGTAATGGTGAAAATGTATTAATTGACACTACCTTAGCAACAGGGAAAAAGCGTATCCCAATCACTATAAATGGATTTGGTGCTATAACTATAAATGCAGAAATGGTACTTTAAACGAAATGAGATGATGTTTATATGTCTATTAATAATAAAAATTATAACTTTGAGAAAAGCATTTTTGTAAGAAAAAAAAGTAATATAAAAATAATACAAAATGGTAGCACTATTATAATAAGAAATACATCAAAAATACCTAAGTCTTTTGTATTAACTAATGATGATTTTAAAAAAGAAAAAACAATTTATGTATTAAATAAAAATTCATATAATATAAAAAATTTTATTAACAAGTCAATTTGTAATGTTAGTAAAAAAGATGACAATAACAGTATATTAAGATTTCTAAGAATGAATAGTAATTATATAAAACAATCTGTTTTTGTACATAAAGAATATCGTAACAAAATAATTATTAGTAATAATACAAAAATAGTTAGATATCACACTCCTTATTCTGGAAGTGTATTTGAACCTGAGAATAAAGATTTAGATTACCAGATGAGAATCAAAGATTTCAGCATTGTAGCACAAAAATATTCTTATATTGAATACTATATTGGATTTAATAAAAATACTATAAAAAATGTAACAGGATTACCACAAGGAATGGTATTTAATAAAGATTGTTTAAAAGGAACTCCAATGATATCTGGGGATCATTTAATAACTATTGAATTAGATAGTAAAACAATAATAAGAGGAATATTAAAAGTACCTAGATTACCTAGACAATTATAATATTGGTCTAATAACTAAATATAGATATAAAAAGAGGATTTATTACATCTATTATGTTAAACAAATTTAATATATTTGATATTAGAGGATAGATAAAAAATGAAATATAATAAAATGTTAATTTTAAGCTTATTTATAATATAAGAAATACAAATTTGAAAAACACTCAGTACTGGGTGTTTTTTCATATAAAAATTAGAGGAGTGATTTAAATGGCAGAATATTTAGGAACAATTAAATTAGGTACATTTTATCATAATGGAGAAGCTTTGCCTTTACCAACTAGACCTTGGCAGTCAAATAGTTGTCCCAATAATTTATCAGAAAGAGGTAAAGGAGATATTCCTGAATTTTCAGGAAATATAGAAGATTGGACTATAGGGGATACATCTTCTGATGATGATAAAAAGTTAAAGTGGGTAAAGATTAAAGATGGAAATAAAACATTATTAATTTGTACTGTAAATATCTTAAGTAAAATTCCTTGGTATAAATTAAACAATGCTGGATATGTAGATGGTACTAAAATAACTATTGACGGAAATGAATATTTATGTAGATTATTAACTGGTGGTAATAACTTTAGAAATGGAATTGATTTGTACTCAGGAGGAACTCCTATAGATAATGAATGGGATAGATTTATATGTAATGAGGATAATATAAATGGTTTACCTAAACCTACTACTGGTGATTTAGATTCTACAATGGATTATAGTGATTTAGATGGTGAAAATAATCAATTATGGAATTGGTGGGGATTTCGTTCTTGGTGTATAGAAACACTTAAAGGAGATTCTTCTGCTTCTATTTCTCGTGGTTATAAGTCCGCTCGCTTTTTAGGTGTGGTTACTAATGCTAATAGTTACATTGATCTTGGGTGGCGACCTGTCCTTGAAGTTTTAAATTCTGACTCTGAAGATTCTAACACTAAGAAATTTTTAATAAAACAAAATGATAACTATTATACAATAGATAATGGATATATAGATTTAGGACAAGTAAATACTAAAGAAGATTTAAACAATTTATTCGATAAATATGGTTTTGAGGATTTATCTCTGATAACTAAAGAATTTGATGGTAAAAAGGTTCATATGACTAAAGATAAAGATGATATTTGGGAAACTGATTCTGAAATAGATGTAAATAAAGTTGAAGGTGATGTACAATTAGTTGAAGAAAATAATGAAAAATATATAAAATATGGATTCGGGAAATGCAACATTCCTGATGAAATAAATAAAATTAATGATGGTAAATTTAAAATCTTAATGAAATAAGTAGCAATATTTATGTACATAGCACAGGTAAATACAATGGTGTTTCAAGTGTTGAGGGTGAAAATGGAATATGGGGAACTGATTTTCAGTTGCATATTAATGAGATTAAAAACAATATTGAGTTAGTTAATATAGATGAGGAGAATAAATCTATTAAATATAATTGCAATGATTATAGGATAATAGATTTATGTGATGATAAATTCCATATCATGCAATATAAAAGAAAATATATTATTAAAGAGAATATACTAAAAAATAATTGTTAACGAAGAGGAGTTTAAAGCTATAGATAGATCTGGCAAGTTTAACTCGCTAACAAAGAGGTGATGTATAATGTATATAAAAAAAATATTAGAGGCGTATGATCTAAAGTTAGTGGAATATGCTTGTTGTAATGATAATAATTATATCTATATATTTGGTGGTGAATATGGTAATAATCGTATTCATACCAATGATACTTATAAATATGATATAAAAAATAATTCTTTAATAAAATTAAATACTATAAATACTCCAGAAAAACGGCGTGGTATGCAATCTATAATTTATAATAATAAGATGTATATATTTGGTGGTCAATTTTATGATGGTAATACTTCTATTAGATATAATGATGTTTGGTATTTAGATTTATTTACACTAAGATGGACGAAGATAAACACTACAATTCCTGAAACATCACAGCATAATTATAGCTTAGTAGTTAATAATGATACTGTTTATATTATAAATTTAGGTTGGTATAGTGGGCATTGTTGGAAGTATAATATTTCAAAAAATAGTTGGGAGAGACTAGCTGATATACCAGATAAGCTTTTATATTCTGGTGCTGTTATTTATAATAATAAAATTTATGTTATATGCGGATATCATTGGACATCAAATAATGATCAGTATTATGTAAATAAACTATTTGTTTATGATATTTTAAAAAACAATTGGGTTACAAAAAATCTTCCATCTGATTGTAAGAGTACATACTACCACGGTAATGGTGGGTTTATCTTAAATGATAAATTATATTTTGGTGCTAAATCAACTAGTAAAGATTCTTTAGATTATAAACATTTATGGTATTATGATATACAAAATGATATATTTGTAAAAACAGAAACACATGAGTATGATGTGTTAATAGAACATATGATTAACATAGATAACTGTATTTATTGCTTGACAACTAGTAAAAATAAGAATATTACAATATATAAGATATATAATTTATCATTTTTGTTAAAACAAAATAATAAATATTATACACTAAAATCTGACTTTTATAAGAACAATGAGTATAAACCCATTGCAGAATTAGAAGGAAAAGAAATATTGACACAAAGTGATTTTGAAACTTATGGGATAGATGATTTAAATTTATTAACTAAAACTATAGATATGGATACTGAAATTGTTAATGGACTTGATAAAGGGAATTTAGGTAATGGAAAATATTTTGAGGTTCCATTAAATAATAATTTTAAAAATTTAATAAATGATAATATAAATAAAACACAATTAAAAGATTTAATTCCACTGCTAACAAGTAACAACTCCAACGGATTTACAATATCAACGAATTCTGAATATGATAAGGATTTAGTATATAAATTGTTTGATAAAAATCTTTCAACAACAGTGCGTTTTTATCGAAATTATGGTGCTGGAGGAGATATATTTATAAAATTTCCATACTCCGTTAAGATAAAAAAAGTACAAATTTCAGACGGTACTATTAGGTATGCAGGGCTAGGCAATTTAAAATATTACACAAATAATTCAAGTGTTCAGTTTAATTATACTAACAACAACAATAATAACTATATTATAAATAGTGATGTTAATGTTGACTATATTAGCTTAAATGTTTATTCGGGAAATCAAGGAGATCCAATTTATATTCCTGAAATTTATATATATGGCGAATATTTTTATAAATTCTTAATTAAATATAATTCTCAATTATATACATTTGACGGTACAAACATAGCTTTATCACCATCACAAATATTAGATGAGAACAACTTTATAAATAATGGCTTTATAGATGTAACATCAATCGCAGAAGAACAATGGAATATTACTTTCCCAAATAAATCTGATTTAAAACTATTAATGTGGACAGATGATATGGGTAAAACCGATGTTAGTATAGAAATAGGTGTAATACCATTTAGACCAATAGATAAATTGAAAAAGAATAGTGATATTTGCAATATATTATTTAATGAAGCATAGGGGGTGATACAAGATGCCCAAAATAGGAGAAGAATTACTTCAGCCTGAAAGTGGTTGGAAAAGATTTGAAGATACTGACCCTAATATTAGTTATATTGGACAATTATATGATTATCGACCATATTACCACACCTTTTTTCCAGCATTAAATAAAAAGATATTATTTAATTTTGTTGGTACAAAATTAAGATTATATTTTGAAACAAATAATAATGGAAACTATTCAAATGGAAATATTACTATAGATAATAAAATAAGTGAATTATTTAGAACAAATTATCCTAGCTCTAGTTATAGTCCCAATAGATATACTCTAGTGTATGAAATAGATAATTTATCATTTAAGGAGCATTATATAGAAATAGACGGTCTAAATACAAATTACCTTATATTTAATGCAGTAGATATAGATGAAAATGGGGAATTAAAACCATATAATCCTAATGTATCATCAATAATAGCATGGAGTCCTAGTGATAAAACAGTTAATTATACTTTAAGTAATAATAATTTAACAGCTTCTCTTTCAAAAGATCCTCCCTATGGATATTATGGGATAAAAGCAACAAAATATATTACTAATGGTAAGTTTTATGCAGAATTTTTAGTAAATGATATGCCAAATGTATGTGCATTAGGGTTGGCTACTTATGAAGCTAGTTTATCAGGGTATACTTCTATAACTCAATTCCCAAATAATATTAAAACTAGAGTAATTAATGCTCAGAAAAATACATTTATAGGAATGGCATTTGATTTAGATAATCATTTTATAAATTTTTATATTAATGGAGTATTAGATGTTAAGTCTACTATTACACTGGAAAATAAGGAATATACAGTTATTATGATGAACAACAATGGAGAAAACAAAGGGGGAACTATAACAGCAAATTTCGGAGAAACTCCCTTTAATATTATCACCTCTAACAAAAGTACATGGGATAAGTTAATAACTGAAGGCTATAGACCATATGATTTTTTTAATGCTAATTGGGATTGGAAAATTTCAAAATATTTATTAAAACAAGACAATAATTATTACTCAATAAATAATAATTATATAAATTTAGGAGAGATAAATAATAATAAAGAATTAGATAATTTAATAAATGAATATGGCTATAATGATTTATCAATTGTTATTAAAGAATTAAATACTAAAAAAGTACCTACAACGATAAAAGACAATTATTATAAATCTTTTAATATTAACTTAAATGATATAAAAGACAATATAAACATTATAGAAGAAAATGATAAAAAATATATTGAATATGATTGCAATAATTATAGAATATCAAGTGAAATTAAAAAAATTAATGATGGAAAATTTAAAGTATTAATGAAAAAGATTTAATAAATACCTATTTTAAATAATATAATTTTAAAAATAGATTGGAAGTGATTAAATGAGTTTAATAACATGGAATCCTAGCGATAAAGGTAATAGTGTAACATTAAGTAATAACGATTTTACAGCTAAGTTAGATGGTTTGTATAGTGGAGTAAGAGCTACTGAAGGTAAAACAAATGGGAAATTTTATTTTGAATTTAATTTAAACGAGGTGGTTTATCCAATGCTCGGTGTGTGCAATAAAAATGCACCTAAAGAATGGATTTATAATGGTGCTTACGGTGATAATGCACGATTATATTCAATAGAGGGAATAAAATATCCTAGCAGGATAGATTATGGGATACCGTATACAACAGGTTCAGTGATTGGAGTTGCATTAGATTTAGATAATGGAATAATAGAATTTTTTAATAATTGTATTTCTCAAGGTATTGCTTTTACTGATCTAACAAAATTAACTAAACCTATTTATCCTTATATTGTTCATTCAGGATCACGCTTTGCTAGTACAATAACAGCGAATTTTGGAGCAACTCCATTTTATATTAGTAAATATGCTAAAGATATATGGGAACAATTAATAAAAAAGGGATATGAGCCTTATGACTTAAAAAATGCTAATTGGGATTGGAGAAAATTATATGATTCTAAATATTTAATAAAACAAGACAATAGTTATTACTCAACAAAATCGAATTTCATAAACCTTGGTAAGCCTGTAGATAATACACAATTAAAAGATTGGTATCATAAATACGGCACAGATGATGTAGATATCTTAAATCAAAATCTAAACAATAAAGAATTCCCTATGACTATCTCTGAAAATGGAATATGGGAAACTGATTTTCGATTAGATATTAATGAAATTAAAGACAATATTGAATTAATTAATATAGATGAGAACAACAAATCAATCAAATATGATTGTAATGATTATAAAATAATAGATTTATGTGATGATGAATTTAATATTATGCAGAATGCTTTTACACATTAAATTTCTAACTAATATGGTTTAGAAATTTTTTTTATATGTCTAGATTTAAATAAATAAAAAGAGAAAGAGGTGTATTTTATGGAACAAGAAATGATGAAGTATATGATAAGTCAAGGAGCTTTTGCAGCTTTATTTTGTTATTTATTATATTTTGTACTTAAAACTTCAAAAGAAAGGGAAGAAAAGATGCAAAGTACAATTGATAAGAATCAAGAAGTTATAGGTGATTTAGCTAGAAAATTTGATGTATTAGAAGATGTCAAAAAAAGTGTAGATAAAATAGAAGAAAAATTAAATTAAAAAGAAATCTGATTATATTAAAGTAGGTGATGACAATATGTCTACTCTCATAATAGGTAATTCTGAAACAACAACAGATCAATGTGAATTATTTTTACATAATATTAATCCTAACGCACCATATTTAGCTAATATTTATAAAAAATATTGTGACATTTATAGTATTAGATTGGAGATTGCATGGGTACAAATGTGCTTAGAAAGTAATTTTCTTAGATATTCAGATACAAGTATAACAACATTAGATATGCATAATTATGCCGGATTAGGTGCTTTAGATGGTAATGGAAAAAACCAAGCATTAAAATTTAATACAGAGGAAGACGGTGTTGAGTGTCATATTCAGCATCTTTTTGCTTATTGTAGTAAAAACAATTTACCACAAGGTCAGAACTTAATTGACCCTAGATTTAAATATGTAGATAGAGGTTCTGCTATGAATATTGAAGATTTAGGAAATGGTAAGTGGGCTAGTGATAAACAATATGCACATAAATTATTAAGTTTATTAAACAAACTTATGAACACAAAAGCAGAAAAGAAAGGGGATAATGTAATGAAAATAGGGTTAAGAGGAGGACATTCTCCAAATTGTAAGGGTGCAAGTGGCTATTTAGACGAACAAAGTTGTGTAAGAGAATTATATTATAGATTGAAACCATTATTAGAAGCACAAGGACATACAGTAATTGACTGTAATAGTAATGCTAGTAGTGTAAATGGAGAATTAAGCGAAGGAACAAATAAATGTAATGCTAATAATTGTGATCTATATATTCCATTACATATGAATGCATCTAATGGACAAGGTAATGGCGTAGAATGCTGGACTTATAGCTCTAGTAGTAGTAATGCTAATGCAATAGGTAGTAGAATATGTTCTAACTTAGCAAGTTTAGGCTTACAAAACAGAGGAGTGAAACATAGTACAGGATTACATGATACTAGAGCTGTTAAGGGACAAACTTGTTTAATTGAGGTTTTGTTTTGTGATAATAAACATGATTGTGATATATGGAACAATACAGGAATTAATAAAATGGCTAGTCTTATAGCTAGTGCTATATGTAATAAAGCTATAAATACTAGTAGTTCAAATGGCAACTCCACACTTTCTAAACCAATCGCAGTTGTTACGGCTAGTGGCTTAAATGTTAGAGAAAAAAAATCAACGTCTTCTAAAATATTAGGTATTCTATCTAATGGGAAATCAGTTGATGTATATAGAGTTGAGGGAGATTGGGTACATATTTATTATCCACCACATGGTGGCTTTATTAGTAAACAATATGTAAAATTATATAATATACCAGACTCTATGGTTCAAAAACCTAATAAACCAGTAGAAAAAAAGGAGGAAAAAAAAATGGATATAATATTATACTTTGGACATGTTGATGAATATGGTGCTAATTTATTGAGGGATAAATTAAAATTGCCAGTATTAAGTTTAGCTGACTTTAAAACAAATACAAATTTAAAGAATAATGTAGGAAGAATTTATATGGTAGGTGGAAGTGAAAAACCTGTTGTAGATACAGTTTTAATTTCACAAAGTAGTAGATATGATACTGCACAAGCTGTAATAAACTATATAAAAAATTTAAAGTAATATAAAATAATTTCAAAATAAAGGAGTGATATTATGTCAATTAATGATTTTATGAAATTAGACCAACTAGCTACATTTACTGGCTCTGTATTAGTAGTTTTTATGATTGTACAGGTACTAAAAGATTTAAAACCACTTAAACAATTACCTACTAAATATTTGTCTATAATAATAGGTATATTAAATGTTATTATGGTTGCAGTTATGCAAGGAAAATTTGATGTTACTCAATTATATTTAATGATTATAAATGGAACATTAGTCGGACTTGTTGCCACAGGTACATACGATTTTAGCCCTAAAAACAAAAAAGAAGAAACTGAGACTATAAACAATCTTTATAAAACACCAATGGCAGAAAATACAAATGTGGCTACATATACAAAGGAATTTGATAATGTTATAGAAAATCAAAATGAAATAAAAGGTTAATTTTAAACTCATTTATAATATAAAAATACAAACTTAAGAAACACTCAGTAATGGGTGTTTTTTATATAAAAATTAAAGGAGTGATTTAAGTGGCAGAATATTTAGGAACAGTTAAATTAGGTACATTTTATCATAATGGAGAAGCATTATCCTTATCAATTAGACCTTGGATTTCAAGTAGTCACCCAAGTACATACTCTGAAAGAGGTAATGGAGATATACCTCAATTTTCTGGTAATGATAATATAAGTGATTGGACTATAGGTGACACATCTTCAGATGATAATAAAAAATTAAAGTGGATAAAAATTAAGGATGGTAATAAAACATTATTAATTTGTGATAGAAATATTTTAAATTGGGTTTCTTGGGATACATTAAATGAAGCTGGATATGTAGATGGTACTAAGATAACTATCGATGGAAATGATTACCTATGTAGATTGCTTAGTGGTGGTAATAAGGATCGCAGGGGAGGCGGAGCTATTCCTATAGACAATGAATGGGATAGATTTATATGCAATGAGGATAGTATAAAAGATTTACCTATACCGCAGGATTATGATTTGGTAAAAATAGATACTTATAAATCATTGGATGGAGAACATAATCAATTATGGAATTGGTGGGGGAATTCTTCTTGGTGTAAAGAAATATATAGAACAAACTCTAAAGAACGTGTTTATCGTGGTTTCGATAATGCCCAAAAATTCACTGGCCTTAATAGTAGTAATAGAAGTGATAGTACTGGTTGGCGACCAGTTCTTGAAGTTCTACATTCTGATAATACAAATTCAGAAGGTAATACCTCTAAAGATTCTAATAATAAAGATACAAATACCGAAGACAATGATCCTAAGGATTCTAACACTAAAAAATTCTTAATAAAACAAAACGATAACTATTATACAATAGATAATGGATATATAGATTTAGGACGAGTAAATACTAAAGAAGATTTAAACAATTTATTCAATAAATATGGTTTTGAAGATTTATCTTTAATAACTAAAGAATTTGATGGCAAAAAAGTTCATATGACTAAAGATAAAGATGATATTTGGGAAACTGATTCTGAAATAGATGTAAATAAAGTTGAAGGCGATGTACAATTAGTTGAAGAAAATAATGAAAAATATATAAAATATGGATTCGGAAAATGCAATATTCCTGATGAAATAAATAAAATCAATAATGGTAAATTCAAAATTTTAATGAAATAAATATATAATCTATTATTTTAAAATTATACAGATTATTCATTTAAAATATTATGAAACACAAATAATAAAATTTCAACAAATTTAGGGGTTAGTATATTTTACTAATCCTTTTATTTTTAATTAAAGGAGGTCATTTCTTATGGTAAGTTTAATACAAAAATTTAAAACTATTGAGCCTAATCAATGTATATTGCATACTCCTGAAATACTAGATGCAATAAAAAAAACATTTGGTGAAACTAAATATGAGGAATTACAAAATCATGAATCAACTTTTATAGAAGTATCAACGTTATTATGTGATAATCCTACTAAAATTGAAATAAGGTATTCTTATGACAAACCTGCATTACAACAAGATTTAATAGAGGATTGTGTGTTTACTTATCCACAAAGTAATATTGCAAGTATTGTAGCTACAGAGCCAACAACAGGAACTATTTATTTAACAATTGAATAAAAAAGGAGTAGTTATTATGGATGGACAAATCTTATCATTAATACTTGCGTTATCAAAAAAACAAGCACTCAAATACGGTAATACAGGCATTATTAATATAAATGCTAATACAACAAATGATGGGATAACTTTTGAATTAGCAAATGGAACTAAACATGATATAAAATTAAATAATTTAAATCTCATGAAATTATCACAGTATGATAAAAATAATGATGGTATAGTTGATTTTGCAGAAGATAGTAACAAATTAGGTGGTAAATTAGCTAATGAATACGCTTTAAAGTCAGAAGTATCAAGTAATGTAAATATAAAACCATTTAAAAATATCATAGTTTTACAGGAAGAATCTAATAAAGTTAAAATAGGAATATCAGAATTTAATATGCAAATAGATGAATTATTAGTCTATCAAAATGGCATTTATATTGAAAAAAATAAAGAATATAAAATTTCATTAGATGGATTGTATATAGAAAAGATAAGTGGAAATTGGAACAAAGATACCATTTTTAATTTTGTTATGTATAAAGGAGTAAAAGATAAGATTGAATATGAAGATGGTTCTTTAATTCTTAATGGAAGTATTACATTTGATAAATTAAATTTAGATATACAAAACAGAATTAATAATATTAACAACAATAATGTTGAAAGAAAAACATATGAAGAACTAACAACACTAATGGCAGACAACAAACTAGAAACTGGAGGTATTTACATTCTAACAGACTACCAAACAAAATACAGGATATTGAGAACTGATGAATGGTGTGTGGGGAAAACAGAAGAATTATATTTAACAGCAACATCAACTAATACACTAAGCCCAATAGCATACAGTAAACAATACCCTCAAGATATAATATACTATGATATAACACTAAATGAAACAGAAGGTCAACAAAGAACTGGATTTATAATTAGAAGAGAAGATACCAAAACAGGAAACTCAGCACCTTTTGATTTTAGAACAGCTCAATGGGCAAGGTTTAGATTACACCCAACCAGTTATAAGTTCAAGGGAAACATAATACCCTATGACATTATGGAGATTGGGGGAACAGTAGAAGAAGGAAGAATATATAAAGTTGACAATCAACTATACTTAGCATATACAACAGGAGCACCAACAAATATGAACGATAAACGCTACCTAGAACTATTATCTAATAATATATATGAGTTTTGGATAGAGGATTATTCTGGAATGTATGTGTACAAACTAGAAACTCAGATTATAGGAGATAACACTCAAATAGATTTATTTAACACCTTTAATGATAACAGCGTCCATAATAGACTTGAAGGATTTAACAACCTCTCAAGATGTGTGTTTATTAATAGTAGTTATAATACTATAGAAGCTAATTGTGCAAGACTTACATTCTACAACTCTAATAGTAACGTACTAGATACCTCATGTGGTGATATTATTATGCAAGGAAGCTATTCAAATAAGTTAGGTAGGTTTGTAGCTAATTGTATTATGCTCAATGGTTGCTCATACAATACGATAGAAGGAGCGTCAACACATATACACCTAAATATGGATAGTAAATCCAATACCATAGGAGTAAACAACAGTGTTATTAACTTGATATCTGATTGTAAGAATATTCAAACAGAAGCTAGTTGTGAAACAATTATATTTGGATATCACTGTTCTGAGATAGTATTAAGTAGTCGCTGTATAAACAATGGATTTGGATTTGGGTGTCGAGCAATAAATATTGGGGCTCAATGTGAAAATAACAATTTTGGAAGTAGTTGTTACAATATTATATTAGGAGATTCATGCTCTATTAATACATTTACCTATGCTTGTTCAAATATAGAACTTAATACGAACTGTGACTTAAACTCATTCCAAGACAGTTGTAACTATATAGATTTGAGTGTTGGATGTTCGGGCAATAAATTTGATAAACAATGTTCGTACGTTAGCTTAGGAAATACTAATAGCCAGAACACACTCGGCGAACAATGTAAGGGTATCACCTTCTCTACAGCATGTTTTAATACTACTCTAGGAGAATATTGTTCCAACATTGCAATGGGAAACAGTTGTAGGGATAACAAAATAGGTCATCATGTAACAGAGTTACAGCTAGCATCTAAAAGTAGTAATAATACTATAGGTGAAAACTGTACTCTTATAAATATCCAGACTTCAAGTGGTTCAAATATTATACCTATAGGAACAAAGCTTTTGAACATACAAGGACTAAAAGACAAAGACTTAACTACCATACCTTACTTGCCAAATGCGTTCACTAAGCATATAACAATAAATGGAGATAACAAACCAGTAATGTCTTACATTAAATCAGATAGGACTATTGAGACAATATTAATACCTTAGGAGGGTAATTATGAAACTAATAAAATATTATAACCAAATCATGGTCGGGGAAGAAACAAAATATAAAATAGAAAAATATATAGACTATGAGTTCATAGATGGGGAAATCAAAGAAGTTATCAAAGAAAGAAAAGTTCCTTATACAGAATACCAATTCGAAATACAACCACAAGAACTCACCTGTGAAAACGAAGAACTTGACTTTTATTTAGAACAGATAAATACCACATACAGCAAGTATGGCGAGGTCACATATGAGGACAAGCCAGAAGAACCAAAACCACCAGATTTAAAAGAGCAAATAGAACAACAAAGTAAAAGATTAGACGAGCAAAACAAGGCTATGGCTGAAATAATGAATTTAATAGCAATACAAGGAACAACGCCTATAGGATAAAGAGGTGTATTTTTTATGTTTAAAATAATTAATAAAATAAAGAGGAGAGTGTTAAATATGTTTAGTTTTAATAAAGAAAGTGGATGCGTAAAGGTATGGATAACTTTAATTCTTAATGGTACTTATAAAGTAGAGCAAGTGCCGCCATTGCTAAATTTACAGGAATGTGTTAAAGAGGTTCTTAAAGATGTTGGATTTGTAGAAGAAAAGAAAGAAGACGTTACTACACAATAGATAAAAATTATGACTTAACATAAAATAATTTTAAAATCACAATATAATAAAACTGTGATTTTATGAAATTAGAACAATTGGCTACATTTACAGGGTGTATGATGGTAACTTTTATGATTGTACAAGTATTAAAGGATTTGAAGTCTTTTAAACAAATTCCTAGTTATAGGTATATTAAATGTCATTATGGTTTCTGTTATGCAGAATCAATTTGATATTACACAATTATATTTAATGATTATTAATGGCATATTAGTAAGACTTATAGCAACAGGTACATATGATTTTAAAGGGAGAAAGAAAGATGATGATATACAAACTATAAATAATTTTTATGAAAAATTAATAAAAGATACAAATGTAGCTACGTATACAAAAAAATTTAATAATATAATAAAAGGTTAATTTTTAATAAAGGAGGAATTATTATGGATGGACAAATTTTATCATTAATACTTGCCTTATCAAAAAAACAAGCACTAAAATACGGTAATATAAGCATTATTAATATAAATGCTAATACAACAAATGATGGAATAACTTTTGAATTAGCAAATGGAACTAAACATGATATAAAATTAAATAATTTAAATTTTATGAAATTATCAGAGTTTGATAAAAATAATGATGGAGTTATAGATTTAGCTCAGCTTGCTAAAGAATCTAATATGTCAAAAGATAGTAAGAAATTAAATGGTAAAGATTCGAGTTTTTATTTTCAAAAAGATATACATACTACTGATGATATTATAGAAGGAACTAATAATAGATTCTTTAAACAATCTGATAAAGATAAAATTAATAATATATCTGCTCAAATAAATGCTAATCAAAATAATATTAACCAATTAAAATCAGATTTAAATAACAAAAAAGATGAATTAGTAAAATTAAATTCTTCAGATACAGCAGATTACTTAGAAAATAAAATCGATAACAACTCTGTTCAAATAAAGAATAATAAATTAATTGCAAAGTCATTAGATGGCTTAGAAGTTACTATTGCAGAACTTAATATGCTAAAAGGAATTAAAGATAATATTCAGAAAATGATGGATTTAACTCAAAAGGGTATGCAATTTCGAGGATTTGTAAATACATATGAAGAGTTATTACAAACCTCTAATGCTAAAACAGGATATACATCAATCGTTAGAGCTGATGAGAATAGTGAAAGTAAACAAATGTTTTATATCTATGATGGTTCAAATTGGCAACCAACCTATGAGGTTTCTTCTAAAAATATGGGAAGAGATTTTACTATAGAACCTTTGAATTTGATGGTAGAGACCAAAGGGGTATTATCAGAAAATCAAATAGACAAGAGTATAGCAAGAAAAATTGATATAAAAAATAAATTAGATAAAATTGTTAGTGCAACTCAAGATAATATAGTTATATTAAATAAAGATGGAACAATAAAAGATAGTGGTAATAATTTAAATGATTATGCTAAAGTTAATCATACACATAAAGAATTAGAAGACAAAATGGCCTTAAAAGAAGACTTACACAATCATAATAATAAGGATACTTTAGATAAACTAAGCATAAGTGAAGACGGGAAGTTATTGTTTAATGGCAATTTAATCGAAGGAAATTCTAGTGGTGGAACAGGAATATCTACATGGAATAAATTTGAATTATAGGAGGTGTAGTTTATGAATATTACTTTTGAAGCTTTATTAGAAAAACCTATAGAAATAGTTTCAGGTAGGATATATTTCGTAAAAGAGGATAATGATATTAATTTATATTTAGGTAAAAGTGATAAGACATTACAGTATATAGGTAAGCAATTGGGTGATTCTTCGGTATTACCAACAGAGCTACAAGGGAAATCTATAATGGAAATGTTTGCCTACCTTTTTCAATATGCCAATAGAAATAAGAACAACTTAAAAGTTTTAGTAGGAAATTCTATTGGCATGGATTATACTACTAAAACAGATGAAGAAATATCAAATGATATTATAAATAGAAAAGATTTAATCTGCAAAGCTTTATCAAATAAAGGTGTCATTGCTACAAAATCAGATGAATTATCTACCTATGCAAATAAAATAAATTCAATAGTACAAAACTCTCAAATCAAAAATACAAAATTAAATATAAAAAAAGGAGAAACTAAACAAATTGTATTAACCAATCCTACAGATATTCAAAATGTATGTACAAGTGTACTAGAATATAAAGAAGGTCAAGATAATATAGTTAAATACAATTGCGGATTCGACAATGGAGACGCTACAAATTTTGAACATACTGCAAATATAATTTTTGATGGGTATATGAAACAAGATAATAAAGTTGAAAATGATGCTTTTGTTAAAATACAAGAAAATGAATCCTTTACTGAACATCTATATCATATAAATAAAAGTTTATTTCATACCTTAGATGAAATTGAAGATTATGAAGATGGCAATATTGAAAAAATTAAATTAACAGGTACTTATTTTCCTACTTTAGTTAAGGCTAGTGATGATATAAGTTTAAATGGAATAAATAAAATTAATAAAATAATATGGATAGCAAACGATGGGGCTATTTCTAAAAATAGATTGATTTTTTCTTTAGATAGTGGATTAACATGGAAAACTTATGATACTATAAACAAAATTTTAATCGATGTCGATATAAATAACTTATATGATATAGAAAATAAAGGATTAACTGTTAAGCAAGTAAATAATTTAACAATAGAAGATTTAGATATCTTAAGAAATAATAGTCCAAAGATTAGATTTGGATATTATTTAGAAAAAAACAATGCTTTTGATGAGTTATATAATGATAATATATCTATACCAGTTGATATGAAAGGAAGAGATATTCCTAGTTTAAATTATATATGGAGTTTTAATGAAGATGAAAAGACTATAAATTATAAATTTATAGAAGATGGTACATATACAATTATTTATTGTGATAATAATTAAATATAAAATAACTTTAAAATATATGATAGATATAAAGGAGATGATTTTTAGATGGATATATCTTCTGACTTTAATTTTTATAAAAATTTTAAAAAAGAAGTGATTCCTACAGTGTTAAATCATAAAACTGAGGCATCAAGTCGGTTTGTTAATTCTTATACTGCACTTTTTGATAAAAATGACAATACTGGGGTTCTTTTTAATGCAGCATATGGAGACAATGAAATAGAATTTAAAATAGATAAAAAATGTAAACTTTATTCATATGGTACTACATTTTCAGATGCAGGTGGTAATACAAACCAACCAATGGAAATACAAAAATTAAAAGACTCAGGTATATATGAAATTATAGGTTCTACAAATTCAACTAATGGACATAATTGGGTTGTTTTGGTAGAAGAACTAGAACCAGGTACTTATAAATTTAAAGCAAAATATCCTAGATATCAAGGGTACAGGCAATGGTATTTTGAAAGTATTAATACTAATAAATATCTTATAAAACAAAGCTCAAATTATTATACAATAAAATCCGAATTTTATAAAACTGGTAATTATGAACCTATTTCAGAATTAGAAGGAAAAGAAATATTAACTGAAACTGATTTTAAAACTTATGGTATAGATGATTTAAATTTATCAACTGAAACTATCAATACCCAAGTTGTTAATGGGATTGATAAAGGTAATTTAGGTAGTGGAAAATTATTTGAATTTAATTTAAACAATGAGTTTAAGAATATAAATAATATAAATTAGAGAGGGATGATATTATGGCTGGAATTTCAAAACCTAATGTTGATAGTTTAGGTAAAGAAGCAAAATATACAGTTCTAAGTTGTAAAGATAGAGGTGGTTCAACTCCATCAAATTGCGGCTTATTTGATGGTACTACTAATGGAGCATGGGATAGTTCAAAAATTTTTTATTGGCAAGAATCACCTCATTACCTAGAAATAGAAATATTATCTTATAGGGTTAATATATGGAGAAGCGGAAATAATTATGGACATCATTCAGAATTAACAATAGAAAAATGGGATGGAGAAAAATATATTGATGTAACTAAGATATATCCTCAGGTATTAACATCAATAACAAATTTAGAATGGGAAAAAACAATTTGCAATTTACCAAAAGGCAAATATAAATTTATTCGTAATAATGGATATAGATTAGATGCAGAGTGGTATATAGAAGAGATTAAAAGTATTAAATATTTAATTCAGGATAAAAACAATATTTTATACACACTAAATGGAGTTAACTTGGTACAAGCTCCATCACAAATATTAGATGAAAATAACTTAATAGATAATGGACTTACAGATACTGATCTAATAACTAAAGATTTATTATTAAGTAAATTTGAAAACTTAGAAGGAATTAAATTACTTGTATATACAGATGATTTAGAAAAAAAAGAATGTGAAATGATTTATAATTGTGAGCCTTTTAGACCAATAGATAAGTTAAAGAAAAATAGTGATATTTGTAATATATTATTTAAGGAAGTGTAGGAGGTGATACAAGATGAAAGAAACAATAATGTGGAACTCAAATGACAAAGATTCAAGGATATTGTTAGATAAAAAAAATTTGAAGGCAAGTACAGATTATGGCTATATAATTGGTGTAAGAGCTAATATAGGAAGAACTTCAGGGAAATGGTATTGGGAAATTAAGATAAATAATAATACTGGATATCGTCATGTAGGAATTGCAAACTTAGATATGGCTCTTAGTACAGGAACAGGATTTCCCTTATCAACTTCTTGGAGAGCATACAGAGGCAATAATGGATATAGCTTAGGAGGTGAAACTAATAATAGTAGTTACGGAGATACTTTTACAGGTGGAGATATAATAGGAATAGCCTTGGATTTGGAATTAGGTAAATTAGAGTTTTTTAAAAATGGTGTAAATCAAGGAGTTTCAACAAATACAGTAAATGAAATGGGAGAAGTATATCCTGTATTTACTGGGGCAGATTTTTCTTGCAATGCTAATTTTGGACTAACTGAATTTGATTTAGCAATATATAATCCTAATATGTGGATGGAACTAGTAAGACAAGGTTATAAACCATATGATTTAGAAAATGCTAATTGGTTTAAAACTAAAAAATATTTAATAAAACAAAATAGTAATTACTATTCAATAAGCAATAATTATATAGATTTAGGAATTATAAATAATGATGAAGAGTTAAAGACTATAATAGATGAACATGGTTATAATGATTTATCCATACTCACTAAAGAATTAAATACTAAAAAAATACCTACAAAGCTAGAAAATGATTATTACAAATCTTTTGATATTAATTTAAATGACATAAAAGATAGTATAAATCTTATAGAAGATGATGATAAAAAATATATTGAATATGTTTGTGATAATTATAAAATATCAGATAAAATCAAGAAAATTAATAATGCTAAATTTGAAGTGTTAATGAAAGAATAATGAGGAGAATGATATAAAATATTCATTTTAAATAAAATAATTTTAAAATATAATATAGAAAGGAATGATTCTTGTGGGAGCTTTTAAACCAGCTTGGGATGTTGAGTATGATTGTAGTGTATTGCCTAATGTAGCAACATCGCCTTGGAGTATAAGTGGTGATATAAATTTAATGCATATTATAGATAGAATGTTATATATAAATGATAATTCTACAACTTCTCCCAGTGCCTTGGCAATGAACAATATAATAAGTAGTGATAAAATAACTACATTTGAGTGTGATATAAAAATTATAAGTGCTAGTAATTTTCTTTCTTTGCAAATGCAAATCAATGATGACCAAAAAGGAATAGATTTAGGATTAGAATCCAATAAAATAAACATTTTTGACAATAGTGCTTATCCATTTCGGATTATAAAATCTATAAATGTAGATTTAACAAATTTTAATAAGATAAAGCTTATTAAATATGGACAAACAAAATTTCAAATTTATATAAATGATAAATTAATTGAGGAGAATAATTATTTTTCTAATATAAGAGATTCGAATAGTTTATATATAGGTGCTGGTAGTACACCGAATACTGGAAGTTGCTATATAAAAAATATAAGATATTGTTTAGATGGAATACCAATTTACTATCCCAATTCTTATTTAATAAATCAAAATAATAATTACTACTCAATTAATTCAAATTTTCTTAATCTCGGACAACCTATAGATAATAATCAATTAGAGAATTGGTATAACAAATATAGTTCAGATGATGTAAATATAATAACTCAAAATTTGCATAATAAAGAATTTCCTATGACTAAAGCTGAAAATGGAATATGGAAAACTGATTTTGAATTAGATATGAATGATGTTACAGATAATATTGACTTGGTTGATATAAATGAGAACAACAAATCAATTAAATATGATTGTAATGATTATAGAATACTAGATTTATGTGATGATGAATTTGATATAAGAATGTTTAAAGAAAAATAGAGAAGGATTAGATATACACTACACCCTTCTCTAGTAAAATGTAATATGGGATTAAAATAGCTAATATTTGATAATGTTAATCATATATTAACATAAACCATAAAATATGTAAACCTCGTTTATTTGCTTTGATTTGGCTGTAGAATTTTATTATAGTATAAAAGGTAGCCTATTTATTTTTTAATTTCAAAAGTTTTCACAGAATTGATGTAAATAATTTAATAAAATTTAAGATAATTATAATGAGATTTATTATTTTTTTCTTATATATAATTATGAATTGAGTTTTGTTAATTTATAAAGAGGCGACAGAATGTATATTTTGTAATGTTTTTTAAAATCTTATGTGTTATAATAGTATCAAGGCTTGTACATGTGTATAAGTCATTAAATACTTAGGGTGATATTTATGTATTATCAATTAAATGATTTTAAAAAACATTTATTAAAAAATAAAAAAAGTGAAAAAACTATAGAAGTATACATAAGAGATATTAAACACTTTTTATCTTATTTTAAAAACAAACAGTTAAAAGATATTACAAATGATGATATAGACAAATATAAAATATTCATAATTAAGGAATTAGAAATGGATGTAAAAACACTGAATAAAAAATTAGTAGCCATTAATCAGTATTTAAAATTTAATGGTGTTGCGGTAGATATAAAACAAGAAAAAGTACAGAGTCAGAATTTCTTAGATGATATATTCTCCTCTTCTGATTTAGAAAGAATTTTAAGGGCTATTGATAAAAAAAATGATTTAAGAGCTAAAGCAATAATTATGACATTGCGTCTAACTGGGATGAGAGTTAGTGAAATGTTACAGTTAACAAAATATGATATTGATAAAGATACCTTAACCATATGTGGTAAAGGTAAAAAATATCGAAACGTTTTTATATCAGAAAAATTAAGATTAATATGGCGACAATATATGACAGTTAGAATTGATAAAAGTGAAATGCTTTTTACAGGTCAAAAAGGAGCTATTACAAGACAAACAGTCGATAAAATTATAAAATATTATACTGGACAAGCAAAAGTAAAAAAATCAAAAGGACATGCACATAATCTAAGGCATAAATTTTGTAAAGATTTAGTGGATAAGGATGTTCCATTAGATTCTATTGCTGATATTGTGGGCCATGAAAATATTAATACTACGCGTATTTATACTCGTAAAACAAAAAAAGAATTACTAGATATAATTAATGATATCTAAAATTTAATATAAAACTTAATGATTTTGAGTAGGTATTGCCTACTCTTTTTTATTTTGTATTTTAAAGAGGAGGTATTTTATGCACGGTGAAATATTCACTTATGATGATATGGATAAATTCATAGCCAATGGAGAGGCAAAAATATTAAAAAAATCACAAAGAGTAGGTGGAAATAATCATTATAGATATTGGGTCAAATATAAAGGGGAAGAATATTTGATTTGTAATCAATGTAGTAAGTATTATCATATTGATTTATTCACAAGCTCAAAATATGGTTTTGCCAATAAACAACCTTATTGTAAGCAATGCAGAAGTAAAATGCTAAGAAAAGATTATAATAACAATTTTTCTACACATATGTATTTAAGATATAAAAGACTAGAACAGACATCAAAACAATATAATATTCCTTATTTATCTTATAATGAATTTATTACATTTGCAAAAACTGTTAAAGAACCAATATTTGAATTAACACTAGAAGGCGCTTTTTATAAAAATATGTCTAATGAGTTTGAAATCGAGCATTCACATCCTATCTCAAAAGGAGGAAACAGCTTGTTAAATAATTTAACTCTTATGCATAAATCATTTAATAGATTTAAAGGTACTATGACATTAGAAGATACGCTTTATTTTGCAAAATTAATTGTAAAACATGAAGATAAAATAAGAAAGAGTTATTATAATAAACAAATTCAATTAAATATAAAATAATTTAATAATCTATTTAAAAGAAAAGTGGTGATTAAAATGAAATATTACTTGTGTTTTTCATGGAGACAAAAGGAGTTTTTAAAGAAAAATGGATTTAAATATGAATTTAAATCTAGACATATTGGAAACGGAAAAGTTTTTTACTTTTATTTTTGGAGCTACCAATTAGATTTATGTTTAAGGGAGTATAGTGAGATTAAAAGGAGTGTTTTGGAATGAAAGTTAAAAAGTTTTAAAGGAAAAGATAAATTTAATATAAAATAATTTCAAATATACATATAATTTCATACTAAACAAAAGAAGGTGAAGTAATGGATAATGGAAAAACTAAAAAGAATACTAACATATTTAATAATAACACCTTACCCTCTCAACATATAACTAAAACACAAATGATACAAATATTATATAAAGATTTACAAAACACACATACAGAATTTCATAACTCACATACATTTGATTTCTCTAAAGGATTCATAAAAGGTAAGGAAGATATAATTAGGAAAGTTGAATTATTATTACAAATTTTAGACTAAAATGAAATAATTCTTAAAACATCTATTTTAGCTCTTACTTTACCATTCATATATTTTGCCCTACTCCAGAATAAACTTTCTACTACCTATCTATAATTATTGCTTACGATATGATATTCATTTAATAAAACAATCTTAACCTAGTATTGTGTGGTACGCTTATTCGTACCACACTTAAGCAAGGTCTATTATTTCTTATTTAATAACCCATCCTATTTTTTTTAAGTCAGATTCTAACCACTCAAATACAAGATTAGTAATAGGGTTATAACCAAATATCTCCAAAACCCCTTCTCCACTTGAAAAATGAATCCACTCACTTTTTTCTCGACGTTTTACTCTTAATTCTCTTCTAATTTGAGAGTATTCTTCTAAAGTTGCTTTTTCTCTATCTAAAATATCAACTAATTTAAAATTTACATATGAACTTTCACCTTTAGGAAGAATTTCGTAATACCACTCCATTGATGGTCCTCCGCAATATGTATTTTCCCTACTAATATGTATATCTCCATTAAATTTTACAGGCAATAGATTATATAGTGATAGATTCTCTTTAATTAGTGGAAACCATTCTTCCACTACTCTTAAATATTCCTTAAATGCATTATCATAAATAAAAATAGTTTTTTCGAGAATTCTTTGATCTGAATATGAGTCCCATATCCATCCACCACTTTCTCTACAAGAGATATCATGTTTTGGCCAAGGCGCACTTATAAATGTCTGCCCCTTATCAATCAATTTATCTATTTCACTAAAATAATACTTTATGTTAATTAATATATTATTAACATTCAAATTAGTTGCATATGAATATTTTCTGTATTCCTCAATTTCAGATATATCTATTATATCATCAAATAAACTACCTTTTTCAGTCAATATACAACTTACCCTCCATATATACTCATCTAGCAAAATCCCATCTTGTAATAATAATGGTTTCTGCTTAACAATTTCTTTTAGATTTTTACTAAGATATTCTAATGTATCTATCCATGGCCATATTGATTGTGCGACTGGAACATGAGATCTAATGTTTCCGCCCCAAAATAACAAGTCTTTACCAGTAAACGTTTTAATATCTTCATTATAACTTTTTTCATTCCATGCTACTGATATTTCTATTCCATCTACATCTACACCTAGATCTGCAATTTTACTATACCTAAATGGAGCTATTACATAAGCCAAATTTTCTAATCCTTTAATCCATTTTCTCATACATTCCTGTAACATTTTTCCACATTCATTTGCAGTTGGTAAATCACTTTGTCTCGTAGTTTTTATTCCATCTCGTATAATAATAGAAGCAACTCCAGGATATTTACTTACAATTTTTCCAAAAATATCTTTTGATTCATTATAAGTTAACTTTCCAAACAATAATGATAACGGATATCTCCATTTTATTATTTGCTCTTCTGACTTAATAATTTCATCAATATTCTTATATTTAAGTCTTACCCCTTCTGCTGAAAGCCATTGAGGTATTATTGGAAGTGGGAAATATAAATACTCACTATTATCATTATAGATAAGTCCTGATTTTAATAAATCATCTATATCAAAATCACTTCCTAGCTCACTAAAATGTATCTTTCCAAGTTTTTTATCTATAAAAATAATTGATAATCTAATTATTTGATCGTATATTTTTTCTTTTTGTAGAGATAGTTTTGCAATTGATCTGTTAACTAAATAATCTATCATCCTATTTCTATCAAAAATAAAATTGTTACAATTTTCTTTAATAGATAAAGCAAATAAAATACAAAAAAATGGTCTTTCTATAGCATCCTTAATATCTTTATCTAATCTAAATCCTATTGATGAAACATATTCCTTCCCAGATATACACTCAATTATTTCAACTATCTCATCGTTTTTTAGAACAGGTAAATATTTAATATTATGATTATTAATCAATGACATAGGTCTAGTTGTTAGCATAAAATAGCAATTCTCCCACAATTCCTCTAAAAACATTACCTCATTAATAATTTTATCTATTAGTTCATAATCAAGTTCATCTAATCCATCAATAAATATAATATATTTATTGTCATTGTCAAAAAAATAATTCTTTTCTATCTTCTCTTTTAAACTACCTATAAAATTATCTTCTAAATATATTGGAAATCTATCATCCATATCATCTAAATATGCTTTGGCATATTTCTGAAATAGAATATCTACTGCATATGATTTTCCAACTCCAAACTCTCCACATAAAATAATTAATCTTGATTCGTTATTACTTATAATATAATCAAATCTATCTTTTTTTAAATCCTTTTCAATTATTTCAACAGCTGATTTCCTATCTAATCCATTAGTTCTAAATCTCGAAATACATTTTGCATATACCTCTTCTAATTTACTTTTTAGTTTTTTTTTAATTCAATATCATTTCCAAATTTAATACTTTTTAATAAATCCTCATTATTACCATCCAAAGAAATTATATTACCCAACTGTGGTCTCTGTATACGTGGCTGTTTAGTAATATATCTATATAGCTTTTCAAACTCTCCACTTTGATATAATTTATAATGTGTATAAGGCTGCAATGCTGATGGAATTGACCCATTATCTGTAAAAAATATAGGCAATACTTTTTTATTATATTCGCCTTCATATAATATTTGTGTTATATATTTCCCCTCAAATTTTGCGCCAAGCCCCTTCCCTATCTGCTCCTTATTTTCAAATCTATTTTTATAAATTTCCGTACAAACGCATAATATATAATCTGATTCTAATATATTATCTAACATATATTGCGCCCATCCTTGTTCAGGATTCGTGGTATATTGATCTATTTCAGTTTGAACACCAAGATCTATTAATTTATCAGCAAGAATCTTAACCTTCTCTTCTAATTCCCGTGAATCATGGCTATAGCTAATAAAAACTTTAGGCACATTAATCTCCCCCATATCTATAAGATCACATAACATTTTTTCTCATTATTACTTATCATATATTATAACATATAGTCTTTCTCAATACATTATATGGATAGCCACTATTACAACCTATTCTTTTATTAAGATTTATCTTAATCTTAATAAGTATAAGCCTCTAAATTCTCCTAAATATTTAGATTACATCTTATCAATTATTTGTATTCTATTCTTCCTAAATGTTATTTGGCAAATTTCTTCTGGAGAACGTAAAACAATCGCAGCCTCATTAAACATTAATTCACTTTGTAGTTTGCTCCTAAAACCGTGGAAGCCTTCTGATGTGCTTGGAATCCATTCATCAATAATATAATTTCCTATTTGAATAATTGCATTTAGACTATTTAGCATTTTTATTATCGTCACTGTTATATTCTTATCATTAACAATATATTCTTCAAATTTATCCCATTTATGATTCAAATGTAAAACATCTTCTAACAATAATTCATTTTTATTTTTAATATAATTATCTTGATTATCATAAATTTTAAATAATGTTGGTAAACTAGCTTCTAAATCTAATTCATCACAATCTTTATTCATTACAAATTCAGCTAACCATCGATTTATAGGAGATATATACAATCCAATTCCTGATCTAGAATGAATTTTGTATTGAGTCTTTATAATATTTTTATTGTTCATATTTACCTCTATATAATCTTTATTTCTTATAAGAATTAATATATTAGTATATTCATACCCTATATCTATTACTGGTATTTTTTCTCCATCACTAATAGGCTTATCTAAATCAAAATTAATAAATCTATCAATCCACCTAGCTAAATATATATTATTTGTATCGCCAGTATTATAATAACTCATAGCAATTTCTAATAAAACTTTGCTATTTAAGTAATCTTCACTTAACTCCATATACATCTCTAAATTTTTAATAGCTTTTTTAAATTGACCAAAGTATCTTAAAACTTTTCCTTTTTCTAAAAATGCCAAAGCAAATTTTTTATTATAACTTAAAGCTTTATCCATATAATCAATACACTTTTTTGAATATGGATACATCATACCTAATTCAAAATAAATTACTTCCTTATGCTGATTTAAATCCAGAGACTTTTCTAAGTATATTATACCTTTCTCGTTATTTCCTTTATTCTTATAACATTTAGCTAGTAAAAAATATATTTCGAGCAAGTTTTCCCAATTAGATATTTTCTCCAAATTTTCAATTGCTTCATCATATCTATGTAAGCATTCAAAACTTTTCCCTAATAATAACCTGTCAAAATCGCTATCTTTTTTATCTATTTTTACGATTGATATGTAATTCTATATATTTCATCTATATTTTTTAATCCCAAACATCTTAAATCTAATATGTGATTCCAAGCCTCAACATACATTTTATTTTCTATTTCATATTTTACAATTTGTAAATCCATAGATATACGTGGCTGTTCTAATATGAGTTGTTCTAAACTTTGAATTATATATAAAATATCTGTATCTCTTATATCTTCACAATAATTAGATGATACTCTGCTATTTCGATGATGTTGAATTATATCCAATATATCTTTCTTTGTTAAAAATCCTCTTTTTTCTCTTAAAAATAAGGATATTTTTGTTTGGAGTTCAGATAAAATACCAATAGTATTAACAAATAAATGTCTTTTCTCTGCCCACTCTAAAATAGAATATTTAGCTAAATCTACACTGCATATTTTATCGATAGAGTCAAATTGTACTTTTTCAATTTTATCGAAGTCAATATTATGACTATTGCATACAGCTTTTATTTCTTTTAAAAATTCTTCTTTCATATTTTCACGTATACTAACAGCATTTTTATATTTTAATAATTTTGAATGGAGATTCCTAAACCCATCATCAAACCCATTTCCAATAAAGACTCTTCCTTCAATGCATTCATATTTTCCTAATAATTCTCGTACAAATTTTATAGTAAATAAATTATTCTTAACTTGTATACGTAATTCATTGTTATCATCAAATAGTATAGTAAAATCATCTAATGATTCAAAAGTAATAGCTTTAAATTTATCTTTATCTAAGTATCTAAAAATATATACTATACTAGTACAATCTTGTTTCGATATTCCAGCACTATTAATTGCACCACCATCTTGTGTTCTTGAAAAGTAGCACTCCATTAAAAACTTCTCCTCTGTATATTTTAATCTAATTTCAAACATTGTCTAAATAAATCAATTTCTTTTCTTTACTATAATATAATTCTTCACCATTCACATCTTCCTAATAATTTACTTTTTAATTCAACTTTATATCTTTGTATAAAATTATACCATACTCTCTTTAATTAAAAGACGGTATTTTCACTTATAAAAATAGCCTTAACCAAGTAATATGAATAGCTAAAGACTAAGAACCTCATTTACTTATGGTACAGTTATCCGTAACTACTCTAAATAAGGTCTTTCTATTCCATTCTTATTCTATATAATTAAAATATTATTTTAATTGATATCAATCTACTAATAATTTATTTTTATCATGTAATATCACTTAAGAATTCCTTCATCTTCAGCTAAACAAAACTCCTCATTTATTTTTATAATAATTAAAATTAAAATTCGTAAAAAAATATAATAATCTTGTTCATGAATCCATGTATCTCTAGGTTGTGTTCCATGAATATATTTATTTCTTAAATCTAACCCATTACTAAATTCAGATTTATTCAAAAGATAATTGAAATAATTTTGTTCTGGCTTAGATAAAAATGAACTTGTACATTCTAATATCTTCTTTGCTTCCAGTTCATTAATACTTTTACTGAATTCTTTTACGTGATAGTTAGAAATTACATCATTATAATAAAGTTCTTTTAATAGCCAAATTTTTTTCTTACTGTTTTTTAATATATTTTTTCTATCCTCATATAAGTATCCCTTTTCAATCAACCAATTAACTGCATGAAATTGATATTCTTCGAAATCTTTTTTCTGAACCTTTTCTTTTTCAATTAAAATATAAAAAGCCCTATAATGACTATCTATGCCTTGGATATAATTAAGGTGAGATTGATCAGAAAATAAGTAATTACTTGCTATCTTATACTCATCACCAATTGGATAAATATACTTTTTTTTCAATAAGCTCGGAATATCTTTTACACACATATGCTCAGATGATAATTGTAATAATTCATGATTAATTTCTCTATCCTCAACAAACAATTTAAATTGCTTTAATATGCTATCAATTTCAGAAGCTATTGTTCGGCATTTTTCAAGATAAGTAGAATTTTCAGAAGGTAAATTTAAATAAAATCCTTCTATTCCAAATTCAGATTTTACATACTCATAAAAAAACCATTCTAGAACTTCTTCAAATCTAATATCATTTTTTTTAAGTTCATTATAATATCCCATTGTCTGTAACATTGCTAGACTTTGTATTTGTTGAAATGCGGTTCCTTTAATATATTCCTTTTTGCTCTTAACACCCATAACTCTCTCAAATATCCCCATAGTGTTAACTTTATGTACATGTTGAAATCTAAATTGAAGATCCGTAAATTCAAATAAATAAATAAAATTATTTAATATTGTAGGATAATCCCTATTTTCTTTAATCCATTGTGAACTATACGATGCACATAAATTCCTGTCTACCATTTCAATTTTTTTTTCTATCTCTTGATTATCTAAAAAGCGAACCTCAACATTGTATTGAAAACTGTATCCATCTTTCAAATCTTTTTTCCGTTCTTCTTCGTATTTTCTTTTTGCTTTCAGTTTTGTTCTATCTGATATGTATAAATCACTTGAATTTTGAAATTCAAATATAAGTTTAAGATAATTAGGATTTGCTCGTCCACATTCTATATATCTAACTATTATTCCCTCCTTATCATCTAATGATAATGTTTTGGGGAAATGATACATTTTCCTACTAATATCCTTAGAACTAATATATTTATCTGCTAAAATCTCAGCACTTCTTTCATAGTTTAATAGATACTGGCTAATTTCTATATCATAATATCTAACTATTCCTCTACAAGATAAAATATCATACAATTTTAATCGCTCATGCGATAAGAGCCTTGCAAAAAATGCACCTGAAATGTTCAAATAAATCTTATAGTAATCAAACAATTTCCAAAAGTTTTCTAAGTACTCTATATTAACCTCATTTAATATATCTTTAATATTGGATTCTTTAACATTAGAAAAATACTTTCCAATATGTTTTGAAAATTTATTTACTGTATATAAGTATATCTTCCTTTTTTCTTTTGACCAAATGGTTAAGTACATATCATTTTGAAAAAAGAGCTTTATATTATAAAATTCAATTATCTTATTAATATTTTCATATATTAAATTATCATCAAAATCTTTAATCACTTTTTCTGCCTTCACCAAATTATGGGGACTACTTAAATCAGTAACTGAATAAAACTTTACCCACGCCTGTTCCATTGACATATTAACACCTTCCAACTTTATCTTCTACAACCATTATTGTATTTTCATTATATAACATATAAAATTTAAATACTATCTCATCTAGTTTAAATAATAATGCAGTAAGTAAAATTTACCCATTTACTTACCTATATATTCAGTTGTATCTGTCATTCACTTTAATATCATATTATAATAAATTTTAATTAGATTTTTTTCAGTACCACTTATCTCTATATTACAATATCTAAATTTAATATATCTATCCCAACATTTCTCAATATAAAAGAAGATGATACCTATTAAAGCATCATCTATTAGCTTTCGTTATATTATTAATCGAATTGAATAGAATCTTATACCTCCATATTATTTATTAATAATCTTTTTTGCTTCTCTTTGAAGTACTAAATTAGATAAAGTAACATAAAAATCTTGTTCTTCTTTTGATTTAGCATCTTTAAATAATTTCATCAACTCATCATAAGAATAGGTTAAAAATATATCATATAAATTTCCTTTTTTACTATCCACTCTAGATTTCCTTCCCTTGTCTTTGGAAAACTATATATTGATTATACACTATTATTTAGGGATTTTACCTATTTTTATTATGTATAACGGTAAAGATTTATTAGACAAAGTTTTTAACAGTACGCTCCAATATAACTACTTTTACTAACCCATAACCTTTTCACTAAAAAATATTATTAATTATAATATATTAACATCTTTCTAAATAAAACACATAAATTAAACTTATATTTAAGATGATCTTGACTAGGAAACACATAGACTTGAATTTAAACAACTCTATGTGCGTTCACTTTATAATAACCTAATCTACTATTGGTACCAGAGAGTACATCTATGACCATATTGTATTTCATTTAATAATTTGTACTCTTTTTCTACATCAATATGCATCCCCAATTCTTTCATTTTAATATATTCTTTATACTCATTCTCTTTAATTCTATTTTTACACCACATATAAAACTTTTTATGTTCGATACTCTCAATTGTATTCTTTTCTATGCTAGCTATATCTATTACAGATAGTTTTACACTTTCATTATCTTCAATTTGCTTTAAACTAAAATCTATATTAAGCCCATGTATACCTTTAGTTACATTCGCACTTTCTAATATATATTTTCTTTCTCCAAATGTATCTTCTGGATAAATACTAATTTCTATATAAGTACATTTATCTAATTCATTTAAAAACTGCTCTAACCCTGCTACTTCATCACCCAGCTTTATTCCATTATCATATAATTTTTTACTTATTTCCTCACAAATGTTATTTATATTTGGATTATTCATATCTGAGACTATTTGCATAAATTCTCCAATAGTACGCTTTATATCCCCTATTTTTTTAAGTTCCTGATTTAAAGTCAAACTACTTTCATTATCCTTTATTGTATAAATTTCTTCTAAAAGTTTATTATATTTTTCATTCCAATACTTGATATATTTAGTTCTATCTAATGAATCATATATAGAAGTATCTTCCAAAACTACTGTAAGGATTCTACTTTCATAATTTTCATCTTTCATTACTTCTAATACTTCGTACATGCAATTTACGGACTTTAAGTAATTATCACTTACCACTAAGATTGCATAATTGCTTTTTCTTATCCTTTTCATAAATTCTTTTATACTTTTCCAAGGCTTAATTTCTCTCCTATCTCTGTCAAAAATAATTTGTCTACTTTTAAAATAATTATCAATTTGATTTACTATATTATCATCCTTGTGACAATATGATATAAAAACCTTATTCTCCATACAAAACTCCTTATATAAACGTATTTTTATAAATTAAATACAAAGTTAATGTTAATATATATTAATTTTATCAATATTTATATTATTTATCAATTTAATCATATTGAAATATCTAGATTTAATATATTTAATCCAACAAAGAAAAAGGAATATCCTTCATAGATACTCCTTCTTTAATTCTTCCAATTATTAATATGTACTTTTATTTTTTCATAAACATCTTTTGTATTATCATCAAAAACACTTATTCTTATTTCTGTTCTAGGATACTTTTTATCGTAGTCTAAATTTATAATTAAAGGATTAATATGATTATAATTATCATCTACATACATTTTGCTTTTTACAAATAATCCATCATTTAAAAATTTTATTCCACCTGAGATGTTGTCGTTGTCTTTATTTGCTTTAGTTTCACTAAAGACCTTATATTCTACTAAAGAATTAGAAATGTTCAAGTTATCTAAATTATATTTTTTAGCTATCCAAGTACCTAAATTACCCCACTTATCTTTTTTATCATTCATAGTCATACGATTATTTATTATTAATATTTCATTTAAACTCATTGCTCCATATATACAGTCCTTTACAGTATATTTTTTCTTGCTAATTGCTTGCTTTTTTGTTTTTTGTCGTCCACCTTTTGTTAATTTTGGAGTCCCATCTTTATTAAATAATTTAACGGTTTCTAATTTTGCGAAAGGTAAAATTTTTGCAGTAGGATGTTTTTTTAAATAATATTGATGGTATTCATGTATTAACTCCCTATCTATTGTTATTAAATATGTATCTTTTATTGCTTTATTAATATATATCACTTCCTCATATCTACTAATTTATTAAATTATTTTGTATTATTATGTTTATTTTATTTTTTCTTTCATCTCATCTTTAGTAGGTATCATTCCACAACTTGACTTTCCTTCAGGACACCATAATAGGTATTTACAATGTGGAACTAAATATTCTTCTAATTGTGGTAAAACAGCTATTACTTCTTTTCTCATTTTAGTAGCTAATTCTCTAATTTCCCATTGGCTACGCAAACATAATCTTTTATGCATAAAATGAATTAAAGCCTCTAATGTAAATCCATATGTACCTTGAGTTTCACAACTTTCTAATAAACAATATCTTGCATCTTCGTTTGATTGCTCCTTATTTTTACCATCTTCTCTTAATATTTTTTGAATTTGAGAATAAGACGATATACTTTCTACCATAAGTTTTCTATATATATCTAATGCTTTAGGATTGCTTTGTATAGAAGGTGGAATCACAAAATCTACTCCGTTCATATCACAATATCTTTGTGATTGTTGATTTAGTTCTATTCCTATTTTATGTCTATTCAGTTGTAATGAACATGCTCTAGATATTTCTTTTATTCTAAAATTAAAAAATATAGTCCTACTACCACTAAAGTGATTGTTTTTTAAACAATGTTTACCTACATTTTCAGCATATTTTAAAGGTGTATTATAGCATTGACAGGAAAATTCCCCCCAATGTTTAAATAAGTTTTTTATTTCTTTGTAATTAATTAATGTTACTTCCATTTTATTACCCCCTAATCATTAAATTATTTATAGTTAAGATTATTTAATATCTTCTAATTCATTTCCAAAGAAATATGCAGTCTCATTATTGTTGAATAATATTTTATATTTTCTATACCCATTTAATACAATATGATTAGTGTAAACTTGTCCGACTTGACCTACATAGCCTATTAAGTGATGTGCTTTCTTAGGGCTATTAATCTGCTTAATCTTTACTTTACTACCTTCAGGAATAATAGGTTGATTAAATAGAACTATTTTATATATCTCGTTCACAGTATTGTATACTAATTTGTTCTCAATACAATAATCTACTTCTGACTCTATATTAGAAAATAACTCGATATCACTAAGGAATCTTCTACATAGCTCCTGACAGTCTGGTTGTATCTCTCTATGTAAACTTCTTAATAATCTTTCTTTGTCTTCTACATATATATAAATTCCTATTACATTTTCTTTGCCTAGGTTTCTTATTATTTGCCTATATCCATTAGGCTCAATTACACATACATAATCATGTTTAGATAAATCAAAATTATTAAAATCTTTATCTATGCAATAATGCCACTCTCTATATTTAGTATTTTCTAATAAACAGTTTTTAGATTCTAATTTTTTAAATTCATCTTCTGATATATAATGATAGTCTACACCTTCTTGCTCGCCTTCTCTTATTGGTCTTGTTGTTGTACTTATAATTCTTTTTAGACCTTTTTTTTCTAACATTTTTTCTACTGTAGATTTCCCACTGGCAGATTTTCCTAATATACAATATAATTTACCCATATAGTTATTTACCACCTTTTCTAAAGTTTTTTATTTCTAATTTTAATTGCTCTAATATTTCCTTTTCTGTATCATATCTGCAATTAGTTTTTTCTATTATATTCATAGTTTGTGTATCATTTATTTCTGGTATGTATTTTTTAATAATCTTTATATACTTATTTATATTCATTTAATCGCGCTCCTTAAACTAATATCATAATGCTAATAAAGTATATTGCTAATCCAAATATTAATCCTATTGAATAATCATCTATTTTTGATATACTATCTTTTATTTTTCTCCCTATAAGCATTAATAAAGTTGAAATTATTGCAATCAATATAATCTTTAAAATCATAATTCTACCCTCCTTTAATTAAAATAAAAATTAAATCCTATAGTTATATTATCAAATGATTTTATATTTATGTTAACTTTGTAACTTCATTTAGTATTTTTTATATACTTTTAATGTCTGTTCGTTCTCATATTAATCAATCAAATAATTTATAATAATTACTAACAAGAAAATAATATTAATTAAATTATGAAGTCTTTTGTTGTTTTGTGTTTCTTCTCCTATTTATAATATATTTGAATCGTGACTTAAACTATAGCATAATTTGTTATAATCAATTCTTTAAAATCTTTTCTTCCGTTCTCAGTTTTACAAACACTATAATATAAATCATGAGTAATAATATTAAAGTCTTTAAATAACTTTCTTATATATTTATCATCATTTATAGTATATAACCACTTGCCTTTAGCTCTTTTACAACAATCAGCAAGTAGTTGGTATTTCTCATCTATAAAATTACCTACTGCATATTGTTTAGTATTTCTATAAGGACTATCCAAATAAAAGAATGTGTCTGGACTGTCATATATTTTGAATAAACCTTCAAATGATTTGTTTTCAATAGTAACTTTTTGCAATCTTTTATGTGCTTGTGGAATAGTCTTATCAATTTCTTCAAGTCTTAACCCATTTCTACTTTGACACTTTGTTCCAAAAACAGGATTTTTCATATCACTTGCAAATCCTGCATTTACAAGATAATAAAATACATGAGCCTTTTCTATACTATCTCCAAAATCATTTTCTTTATATTTTCTCTTGTATTCATTAAATGTTTCTCTGCTAACTAATGTATAATCAAAACTTCTAATAAATTGGTCTGGTGCATTTTTAACTATTGCCCAAAAATTCATTAAATTACTATCAAAATCATTAAGTATTTCAACGCTAGAAGGCTCCTTGCCAAACAATAACCATCCGGCACCACCAAATACTTCAACATAACATTTATGTTTTGGAATCAAAGGTATTAATGTATTTATAAGCTTTGATTTTCCACCTACCCACTTAATTGGACTTTTCAATTCCATTCCTCCTCTATTTGTCGCCTTAATTTCATATTATGAAATAATATCATTTATATTTAAGATATATTTTAATACTTTTATATTATCAAATTATTTTATATTTATCAAGTAAATATTTTATAAATTAGCTTAATTTGTATATTTTATCTGACTTTTTTAAAAATACTCCAACAGCATTCGGTCTACCTTTATAATATTCCATATCTGTTATTTGTTCTATGTCTATAATACTTAACGGAGCACACATATCCATAGTTGAATTATTTTTAGATTTTAATACCTTTACTCCTCTAGTACTTTTACTACCTTTAGAATTGATATTAGAAGTATTTATAACTAATACTTTATCTATAGATGACTTACATAAAATATCTATATCCTTCTCTATTGTAAATTGATTAACTAAATTACTTTCTAAGTTTATAGCATTTTCTAATTTACTTCTTTTAGTTTTTGTTTCAAATGAAGATAAATCTATTTTAGCTATTTTACCATTCTCAAAACAGTTAATTAAATATCCTTTTTTATAGTCTAGTATAGTTACCATATTAATTATTTCTTCATCTTTATCTAATTTTAATAATTGGGGTAAGTATTCCCCTAAATTTGAAGGCTTACATTCATCAATCTCATATTCATATATCTTATAACATATTCCTTTATTAGAGAATAATAATAGTGTTGATTTATTACTTGAATACATTTCTGAAATAATTTCATCACCATCTTTTAATTTTACACTATCTGATTTTTTCTTTAACTTTTTAAGATAGTTATCCTTAGTTAGAATACAATAAGTTGAATATTCTTCAATCATTTGTATTTCATCTATTTCTTTTATTTCATCTTCATATATTATTTTTGTTTGACGTGGTTTACCATAATTTTTTTTAACTTCTTTAAGTTGAGATATTATTATATTATTTATGGCTTCATCTGAAAATAAAGTGTTTTTTAATTGTAAAATTTCTTCTTTTAAATTATTTATGTTTTGTATTCTTTTAAATATCCATTCTTCATTTATATTAACTAATTTTATTGTACTTATATATTCTGCTTGTTGTTGATTTAGGTTAAAATGGGATATAAGTTTGTCTATAGCTCTTTTTTCTGTTTTTGAGGAACGTATTAGCTTTATAGCAATATCTAAATCTTTATTTATTATTTCTAATCCTTGTAATTTATTTAATTCAATTTGTAACTTATTAATATCAAATTTTAATTCATTTTTAATACAAGTTTGTCTATGTAATATCCATCTATCATATATATCTTTTAGAGACATCAATATTGGAGTTTTTCCGTCTAAATCTAATATAGTAAAATTACAACTAAATTTAGACCTATAAGAAGTGTATTTCATTAACTTTTGTTCAAATTGTTGAATATTAGTATTTTTCTTTAAATATATATCTAATTGTATACCTTGTCTACCATTATTATTTTGAATGTGAGTAACTTCTTTAAACAATCCCTTTTCATATGATTTCTCTAGCTTATCTTCTATGTCTTCAATATAAGTACCATAAGGAACTTCTATAATTGAAATATAGTTCTCTTCTTTATTGTAGATATAGCTTCCTGTTAAAGTAAAACTTCCTCTTCCTGTTTTATATATCTTTTTAAATATATTTTTATCATAAATGATTTTTCCGCCAAACCTATTAAAATCAGGACATTGTATTATTTCTATAGATTTATCTATGTTATTATTTTTCAAATAATTCATTATACTATCACAAACTTGATTTAAGTTATGAGAAGGCATTTTACTAGCTTCTCCTACTGCAATGGATTGTGATGAATTAATTAATATATTAGGTATTATTGAAGGCAATATAATTGGCTCATATGTAGTATTGTCATAATTTCTCTTCATAGGAACTATATTTTTATCTATACCCCTTAATAAGTCTTGACTATATTCAGATAGTTTACATTCTATATAACGTGGACTAGCCCCTACTCCTTCTTTTTTTCTTTTATCACCAAAACTACCTTTAGGTGATAAATAATAATAATCTATTCCGTTGTTAGCCATATTTTTCATAGCTTGAGCTAATGGAATATCGCCAAAAACATAGTAAACCATTGTCATTGCACTAGCTCTTAATAATTTAATAAAATTTTTATCACAAGTTACTTTATTCTTATGTAATGCCCATAAGACTTTCCTTTGGACAGGAAGTAGACCATCAATGCTAGGTAGATTATTTACAATTACTTCCCCAGCAAAATTAGTGAATTGTTCTTTAGTAACATCTATAATATGCAATATGAAACCTCCTTTCTACTCTACATTGTTTAAATCTATATTTACTATGTTATATCTAATAAATTGTTTTCTATTGGTTGTATCATCTCCCATAAACATATCTAAATGATATTGTATTTCTTCTTTCGTATTTTCATCATATTCTACTGGTATAAATGTTTTTTGTCTTGCCTCATCACTTAATACATAAGCCCAAAAATCCTCCTTATCAAACTCGCCTAATCCTTTTTTAACACCTATTGTATAATCAATTTTATTATCTTGTAATTCTTTTATTTTCTTATTCTTCTCTTCTTCGTTATATACAAAAATTGATTCACCTGTTTTTGTTAAAGTAAATTCAAATCTTGGTGATTGTACTAGAAATATTCTATTTTGTTTTACTAAAGTTGGCATATATTTATAAAAAAAAGTTATAAGTGATAAATTAATGGCTTTTCCAAAGGCATCAGCATCACAAAGAATACCTATTCTCCCATATTGTAAATTGTCTATATTAAAAGTTTGTATATCTTTAAACTTCTTTCTTTCTTCATATGGGATTTCGATACCGCAGCCCAATGCTTTGATTACTCTTAAAGCAGGTTCATTATTTAAAACATCTGGTACTGAACTTTTAAAGCTATTTATAAATCTACCTCTCAATCCACAACAACCCATTATTCTACTGTCTATAGAATCCTCTATTGTGCTATTTGCTGAAAGCCCTTCATCTATTAAAAATATTCTTTCTTCGACTTTTGATTTTTTAAAATCACAATGTTTTACTCCTTGTACTCTATTTGAGATTCTTGTATTATTGTCTTGTAATTTTTTCTTTAATTCTTGTTTTGCTTTATCAGCTTTTGAATTTGCTCTCATGTTATTTAGTATTGTGTTACATATAAGTTTAGCTTCCATAGGATTTTCAATAAAGTATATCTCTAATTGTTCTTTTAAGTAATCTGTCATATATTTTTTCATTAGATCTGAGTCTATTTTCTTCTTAGCTTGGTCTGTATAAATGGAAATTGTTGAATAAGTATCACTTATTATTATTAAACTATCTTTAATATCATCATATCTTATTTTTTTATCTTTTTTATCATACATTTTGTTACTATTTAAATATTTATCAATGGAATAGACAAAAGCATTTCTTATAAAATCATCTGGTGTACCACCATTAGATAGATAAGAACCATTATGATAGAATTCTATTAGTTGTTTTGTATTATTAAAGGTAAATCCAATATTACATTTAATTTTATACTGTGGATTAACTTTATTAATGATATCATCAATTTTGTTGTTTTCTATACTATCTCTACCTTCTGTTTCAGTAGACCAATAAATAATATCAGTTAGATTTTTATCTTCACCATATTCTTTAATAAAATCGGTAATTCCATTTTCATAATAAAATTCTTCATATGTATCATTTATTTCATCTTTGAAAGTCAGTTTTAATCCTTTATTAACTATTGATTGTTGCTTTAGCATTAATCTTATAAAGTCTGAATTAGTATCATCACCTGTTCTAAAAACATCTATGGAAGGTTTCCATGTTATAATAGTCCCAGTATGTGAATGATTATATCTTTTTTCTTGTAATTCACATTGTTGCCTACCTTTTTTATATTCTATAAAATATTTTTTACCATCTCTAAAGGATATGCATTGGAATATATCTGAACAAAAATTCGTTGCTTTAAGACCACAACCATTAGTACCTAAACTAAAAAGGTATTTACCTTTATTTTTGGTGTTATCCATTTTTCCACCTGACCATAATTTACATAATGTTTTTTTATAAACATATTCTCCATTACTATTTTTACCTAAAGGGATTCCTCTTCCGTTGTCTTTAACTGTTATAGATAAATCTTTATGTTTTATAACTTCTATTATATTTCCAAATCCTTCTCTTGATTCATCTATTGAATTAGCTAAAACTTCCGTAAATAAATGATTATGATTTTCTATACCGATAGATGCAGGTTTGTGTCTTATGGCTTCTATTTCATCTTTAAATGAATCTATTGAGTCATTTGTATATATATTGTTTTTTATTAAATCTGTCATTACATCGCCCTTTCATTTTGTTATTAAATTATTTTATATTAAGGAGTAATTTAATTAATTTAAATTATCATTTATTTTATTCAAGCTTACAACTCAATCTAAAAGCACAAACAAAACATAACAATATAAAACCATATATAATTATATCTATCATTTGTTTCACCCCACTTATTTATCAAACGTATTTCTTATAAATAAAAATATATCGCATCCTAAGCACATAAAAAAACATATTGTAGCTACTGAATTTAGGATAGGACAAAATGTTACTATAATATCTTTTGCTGATATTTGATGATATATATTGTACTTCATATATAAACTACATATAACACTCCCTATAATAGAAAATATGTAAATTATTATTAATGTATTCATAAATTTTCTCCTCTTTTGTCATTTTTATTTTATCAAATTATTTGATATTAATCAAGCATGTTTAATTATTTTTTAAATTGTTTTATATGAAAATAAACTCCTAAAAAACAAGGACTATTAATTATTGTCCATTTATTTAATTTAACTCATTACAAAATAGACTATACTACCTATATCATATCCAAAAACTAATAACCCTTTTTACTATTTGATTATTCCTGACTTCCAACAGTTTCTACATAATGCTATATAAGATTCATTACCTCCTATTTGTATTTGTTCTCCATCATAAATAACTTTGTCATTCTGTATCCTCGCATTTTGAGTGGCTTTATTTCCACAATGGCACATAGTTTTTAATTCTTCTATCTTGTCTGCTATTTCCATTAATCTTTTACTTGCAGAAAATAAATTAGATTTAAAATCTGTTCTTAATCCATAACATATTACATTAGTATTATATTTGTCTACTATTTTAGCTAATTCGTCTATATGATATGATTGAAAGAATTGAACTTCATCACATAAAATAACATCGGGAAATTTGTCTATAAATATATCTTCATATATATTTAAAATATTATCTCTTTTATGTATGATTAAAGCATTTCTTGATAAGCCTATTCTTGTTGTTATTTTGCCTTTACCATATCTATCATCTATTGATGAAGTCAGTAGCCATACTTTTTGATCTCTTTCTTCATAGTTATAAGCCGTTTTTAATAAATCAATAGACTTTCCCGCTCCCATACAAGACCATTTAAAATATAATTTAGCTATTTTAATCACCTTCCAACTATATATTTTTATACTGCAAAATTATTCTGTAATTGATGAATTAAAATATAAAACTCCTTATGGTTATTTACTCTTAACCCATTCCATTTATCATTCCAAGGTTGCGTATAGGCTATAGCTATGCCACCTTGATTCTTCCATTCTACTAAGTTATTTATATTGTCATCAAGCAATACTCGATTGTCTCTAGCTAATAATGATTTATCTCCAGTAAATATTAAATCTTTCTCAACATTTATAAAAGGTAAATACTCTTCTATCCACTTCACTTTTTCACTAACACAATAATTTGAATTGTATTGAGGCAAAGTTATTATTTTAATTTTAAAACCTTTGTTATGTAATATTGTAGCAATATCTATTGAATTATTGACAGGGCTGCCTTTATAAAAAGCACCCTTTTCTAATAATAAATTTTCAAAATATTTTTTACTGGCTTTCTTACAATCACTTCACCAATATGATTTATTATCATTAGATTTCATATTATCATTAAACTTTTTATTATATTTGTCTATTATAATATAAGAGCTTAAATCATATAAAACTTCGTCCATATCATAAAATATTTCTAACTGCTTAGACATTCTACTCCTCACTTTCTGTGTCATTTTTTATGAATTCCATTATATCTTCAAAGTGTCTAAACATTTTACCATGACTATCTATACCCCCTTTATTATATTGATTAATTCCAAAAGGCATATCAAACTCTTCATATCCTTTACTATCAAGTCTTATATCACTACAATGTGCTAATATAGTTTTATATGGTACTTTATCTAATATTTCTTGTGGTGTCATACCATCTTTTAACATATCTAAAATAATATTAATTCCACTACATACCCCCATCTCATAACATAAACCATCATCTGTGTTCATTTCTATGTCTGCTGTTATATATTTAGATTCTATAATTTGATTAGTATCACCCCAAAATATTTCTTTTGCAGTAGGTTGAGTAGTAGCTTTGTCATTAAATGGTGCAGTAATAGGATTATAAATATCTAAGTTTGATCCTGAAACTCTTAATTGCCTTTCTTCAAGTTTACGTTTGTTAATTTCAGAATCAGAGAACATTCCTCCTCCTATATAACATTTAATAGGTTTATTTGTTTTGTTCATTAATAATCAAGTCCTTTCTATTCTAAGTTTAACTTCTTTATAAACTCTATAAACAATAATAATAATTCTAACATATTCCACTCCTGCGTTCAATTTGTATAATTAATTAAATTATTTTGTATTATATATTAAAATAAACTTAATTCATTCTTTAATTTATTTATATCGTTATCTAATACTTTTCTTTCCTCTAACATTTCCTTTAATTTCTCCTGTTTTTTCTGTAACATAAATTTTTTTAATTTTTCTTCTGTTTCCTCTTTAACTTGTTTTAATAGATTTTCATCTATATCTCCTTCTGAGATTTCTGCAAGTTCAACTGTTTTTATGATATTATAACCTTTTCTATAAATGTCAAAAATATTGTCATATTCGCTTATAAGTATTATCTTAAATTGTATATTATTATTTAAATAAATATTAATTTCTCCATCATCATAACCCCAACTATCTTTATTATAATCCAATTTATTAAATCCATTTTCAAGCATATTTTTAAACATCTCATTGTGATTATCTATATTTGCTATAATTAAATTGTAATAATCAAATAAATCATTTTTATTACATTTTGCTTGTATTTTAATTACTTCAAATAATCTTTCTGTAAATTGATTTTTAACATATTGTAATTGATATTTCATTAAATTCCCTCCTAAAAGTTACGTGCTATAAAGTTATATACTATTTAACATCGAATTTTGAGTATATGTCTATATTACAAATATCGTTATTTCCAATCTTTTCTTCTAATGCTTCTCTAATAACATTATCCAAAACTACTTTCGCATCATCTATTAAATTACTGTAATCCCCTTCATCTATCATAAGAAGTTTAATATCTGCTTCATATTTAACCTTCATATACTATTACCTCTCCTTTATTCCATAATTTTATATGAATTACATTCTATATCTATTTTTCCCCTTAGTATTTGAATTTTCCAGATACTACTATCAAATACAAATTCTTTACCTTCACAATATTTACACATATTTATCTCTTTCTATTTGAATTACGGCATAAAAAAATACCGCAAATTCATTTTTGAATAATACGGTATTTTAATATATTGTTTCTATTACTTTTTAATTGCAATTTATCTAACTATGCTAATATAATCGAATATCTCTGAATCATAGTTATTCTAAATTAAAAATGTTGCATAAAGTGGAATTGACTTAATTCCATTTTCAAAACCAAAGTTTTTCCCAGATACTCTTATAGCATATTTAGGTTGATATTTTTTTATATATTGTTGTAAACTCTTAGCCCTAACATGCTCTGCTGCTTTTACTTCTATTGGTATTATATATCCATCCTTATCTTGAATTAAAAAATCAACCTCTGCATTTCCTTTTGACTCCCAATAATATGGTGTATATCCATTAGCATTTAAAGAAAAACAAACATAATTCTCTGTTAATGCCCCCTTAAAATCATTAAATGCTATACTATCTGATAAAACTGCATTAGCTGGAATTCCAAATTTAGAGCATAAAAGACCTGTGTCAGTTATATATACCTTAAAGGAATTAAAATCGCTATACGCTGCTAAAGGCAATTTCCCCTCATTACACTTTGTACATTTTAAAATAACTCCTGAAGCTCTTAACCATTCTACAGGTGTTTCATATTCATGGGCTCTAGCCCCTGATTTTATTACTTTATATTGAAACTTTTTATTTTCTTTAGCTAATTGAGCAGGAATACTATTAAATGTAGCCATTATTCTAGTAGTTTCATGAGGTGTTGCATACTTGGCCATATCTGCCACATAAGAATCATTTATACTTTTTTGTGTTGCAAGAACAAAATCCAAATCTTTTTTATCAATATACTCTTTAACTGCAGCTGGCATTCCTCCAACTACTAAGTAAGTCTTATATAAATCCATAGCTTTATTATGCATTGATAACTCTATATCCTTCTCAAAGGATTCTTTTATAAGTTCTATTAATTTTTCTTCATTAACAGCCATTAAAAATTCTTCAAAGTCAAGTGGATATAAAGTTTTTAAATCAACTTTTCCGACTGGAAATGAATATTGATCTCTATTTACAGCTACTCCAAGAAGACTCCCTGCTGCAATTATATGATACTCATTTGCATTTTCATTAAAATACTTTAATGAAGTTAAGGCTCTTTCACAGGCCTGTATCTCGTCAAAGAAAATTAATGTTTTCTCTTTAAATATACTTTTCCCACTATTTATGGAAAGTTCTCTTATTATTCTCTCTGGTTCTAAATCCCTTTCAAATATTTTTATAAGTTCACTATTATTCTCAAAATTAAAATATACTACTGAATCATAATATTGTTTTCCAAAATATAAAGCAGAATATGTCTTACCAACTTGTCTAGCACCTTGTAAAATCAAGGGTTTTCTATTGGGGCTATTTTTCCAATCTATTAGCCATTTCATAACTTTTCGTTTCATTTAATGTTACCTCACTACATTTTTTATAATATAATCTTATATCTTTCCTACACTTTTATCAACTTAATAGTATTATATCCTCTTTTTATTCCATTAATTATTATTTATAATAATCGACCTTAAATTACTATTGACCTGTATCTCTCATACAAATAATTTTTACATAATGTAAGCTAGAAAGCCACTATGCCTTCAGTCTAGTGGATGAATAGCCTTTTAATTCTTTTATCCTTGATTTTGTATATATTTTTCAATTGTTTCTTTCGATATTTGCCCTATGCTACAAGCAAAGTATCCATCTCCACAAAATGTCTTTTCGTTCCAAAATTGTTTTTTTAGATATATATAATTCTTGTTTTGTCGCCATATTCTATAAGTAGACATTTGTTTAAATAATCTTACTAAATCTAAAATAGATTTTGTTGGTGGGTATTGAACTAATATATGAATATGGTCTTTATCAACTTCCATTTCTATAATATTCAGGTCTTTTTCTTTAGAAATGTCATATAATATTTTCTTAATTTCATTACCATATTTTATTAATAATTTCTTTCTATACTTAACTGAAAATATTAAATGACACATTAATAAATGTTTTGAATGATTTTGACTTATATAATCCACTATACCCACACTATTCCTTTATTAAATTTATAGGGCTTAATTAAATCTATTCATTTAATCTTACATATTTCCCTTTATTTTGAGTTCCTCTAACACTATAAACCTTTCCTTCGTATTTAATTAAGTCATTGGGCTGATAAAAATATTTACCCTTTCTTATTCTTCTTTGACCTTTAGATACTTTTTGTCCTCTGTATTTCTTTAAATTTTCATCATTTAAACTCTTATTTCTAGTTCTTCTGCCACAGTTTAATTCTCCACCACTAACCTTTCCTCCTGTTCTTATATCGATATATTTAGAGTCATAAAACATCTCTAAACTTCTATTATTTCTTCTTGATTGCTTAACTTCATATATTTCATTATTTCTTGATTGATTAATTCCTTTAGCTATACAAAAAGCATCATTGTAGTGTGATTTCTCTATATTGTTCTGTATTCTATGATTTTTAGTTATATATCCATAAGTAAAATTTATATTATTATATTTTTCTTTTAGCTCATTTACTAAATACCATCTAATCATACTCATAAAAGTAGCATCTTTAAATCCTCTGACTTTCTTTTCTTCTTGACACCAATCCCATAAAAATTTACCTTTCTTATGATTAGGTGAAGTATGACATTTTGAACATAAAGTTATTAAGTTATTGGCATTATCTGTTCCACCTAAACTTTTATATTTAATATGATGAACTTCTAATATTTTTTCTTTAGATTTATTCTTACAATTAGGATTTTGACATTTGTGCAAATCTCTATGAAGAATATACTCACGCAAATTCCAAAAACCTATCATTTCACCTTGTTGATATTTTTCCCCTTGTATATCTGGATTCTTAATTTTTTTAATATCAAAATTAGCTATTTCTACAACACATTTAGTTATTGGTAATATTGAATATAAATAATGAATAAATTTAATATGACTATCTAGTTTGTGTTGTAAACTAGGAGCTAACCAACCCTTTTGTTTTGATTTTGTTCTATTGTTCCATTTAGGTTTTCTATATCTCAATCTACTTCTTCTTTGTTTTCTATACATTTGTTTTTCTAATAATCTTTCCTTCATACCTTGAAGAAGTTTTAATTCACCAACTAACAATTCTCTTTTGTCTGTTATAGCACTAAAACCTATGTTATTATATCCTGAATCTATTCCTAATGTTATTTTTTGAGTATATTCAGTTTCAGTTTTGTAAGTTAATTGAATAGTAAAAGGTTTTGATTCTTCGACTTTTGCTTTATTATTTTTTAATAATATTCTAGCTTTAGCATTAGATGTAGGCATAAGAGCTTTTCCATCAATCCCTATTACATAAACCATAAAAATCAATCCTTCCAGATAATTTAACCTCACCTTACGGTGGTAAGTTCTCTTTGCTAATGTTATATAAGGTTTTATATCTTTAATACACTTGTCCTGCCATTAGAAATGTTTAATATTAAAGCGTAGTGTTCAAGACTAGAGAAGTATCTTGAAGTACCTATATATTCTCATATAACGTAGTCATTTAAGACTTAAGCTAATCAACAAACTTGTTACTTAACAAGCCACTACCCTTTAGGGTAGTTGGCAGTTGACTTAAGGTTATTTCTCATTATTATGAATCAATTATAACATATTTTGTAAATACCGCATTATTCAATTTTCAAAGAACATTTACTTATATTTCTTCTAATCTTCTTAAAGATAGGAATGAATTTAATCATCCCTATTATTTAACTCCTGTACTTCCTATACCGCCTCTATCTTCATTTCCTAAATCTTCTATCTCTACAAACTGTATTGTAGGCATTTTTTCTTGTATCCTAAATTGTCCCATTCTTTCACCTAATTCAATTTCACCATTTCTAGTAGCATAAAATATCATCATCCATTCATCGTTATTACCACAATAAGATTCATCTATAATGCCTTGTGAATTAACTAATAATAAACCGTAATTTTTAAATGTACTGCTTCTTGGTAATACATACGCTTCATATCCTTCAGGTAATTCCATGCTAAATCCTAATTTTATTTTTAATACATCACCTTTATTATATGTAATTTTATTGCTATTGCTTTCTCTTTCTATTTTAGATTTTAATCCTTTAGTATTTTCAAATATTTCTACTCTACAAGCTCTAACATCTATCCAATCTCCCTTATCTATCTTTTTTAATTTCCAATCCCCATTGTTATGATGATATTTAACTCTTACTTCT